ATGTCTTTTGCCTCTCTTAAGAAGGCGTCCTCTGGTGGCGATACATTCGCAAAACTCACCCGAGAGATTGACAAACTGAATCAGCCTGCTGCTGGTTCTTCTGCTGACGAACGTTTCTGGAAACCAGAGATGGATAAGTCTGGCAATGGTTATGCTGTTATCCGATTTCTACCTGCTCCTGATGGCGAAGAGATGCCATGGGCAAAGGTCTGGAGTCACGCATTCAAAGGTCCTGGTGGACAATGGTACATCGAGAACTCACTCACCACTCTTGGTAAGGATGATCCTATCGGTGAAATGAATCGCCAACTGTGGAACAGTGGTCGTGATAGCGATAAAGAGATCGCTCGTGCTCAGAAACGTAAACTCTCTTACTACTCTAACATCTATGTCGTGAGCGATTCTGCTCACCCTGAGAACGAAGGTCGTGTTTTCCTCTATCGATTTGGTAAGAAAATCTTCGACAAACTGACTGAAGCAATGCAACCTGCATTTGCTGATGAATCACCTATCGATCCTTTCAACTTCTGGAAAGGTGCTGACTTCAAACTGAAGATTCGTAAGGTCGAAGGTTACTGGAACTATGACAAGTCCGAGTTTGCTGCACCTGGCACTCTTGGCAACTTCGATGATGATAAACTGGAAGGTATCTGGAATAAAGGATACTCTCTTGCAGAGTTTGAAGATCCTAAGAACTTCAAATCCTATGAGCAACTTACAGCACGTATGAATCTGGTGCTTGGTAAGACTTCGACTGCATCTGCTCCTGCCATTCGTGAGGATGAAGAGGAAGTGTCTGCTGACTTCAACTCCCCTGATATCATGGCATCCAATCAACCTGATTGGGGTACTGAAGTGAGTAACTTCCGAGCAAAAGCAGTCGCTGCTTCTCCTGTCGATGATGATGAGGTTACCTTGTCAATGTTTGCTCGTCTTGCTGAGGAAGAGTGATGAAACTTGCACTCGCTACAATGATGTTACTCTCTGCTCTGCCTGTTAGTGCAGAGAGTATTGGTGAGCGAAGCAACCGTCAAGCATATCAATCTCAAAGAGGGTATGCTTCGGAAAACAAATGCTATCGTAATGAATATCGTGAAGAGTACATTCCTGGAACATCTAATTCTCCTGGATATGTTTCCTCATATAAAGAGCGAGTAGAAGTTCCTTGTAATCGTGAAGTTTATCGTCGTGATGATGCTCCTAGGAGACACAATACCGATGACAATTCTTGCATCGAAGGTTCAATCCTAGGTGGCATTGCTGGAGGTGGAGCAGGTGCTGCTCTATCTCGTAAAGAAGGACGCCTCTGGGCGATCCCTCTTGGCATTGTCGGTGGAGCACTGGTAGGATGCCAGGTTGATGGAGGTTAAAACGAAATTCGACTTTTGATTCCCTAAATCGGCGGAAAAAATCTCCGCCAATTTTTTGACTTCTAGGGTTTTCTAAATTGACTCTCTAACATAAGACGAAATAAGTTGTCTTTCATTAACATGAGACCTTGTTGCTCATAAGAATCGCCACCAGGCCATTTTTCCAAATGAAAACAGACGGACCTGTACATAAGTGCAAGTCCGTCTTTTGTTATGTCTATAGTTATATAATCTTCGTTAGGATCAGTATCCACCGCCGTAACCTGGTGAAGGACTTGGTGAAGGAGATGGAGAAGGTGAAGGACTCGGAGATGGACTAGGAGACGGCGAAGGACTCGGAGAAGGTGAGGGTGATGGCGATGGACTTGGTGTTGGAGTTGCAGCACCTCCACCAGTATTTGTGCCTGAACCTCCAGAAGATGCAGCAGTAGTAGTTGTAGCAGTACTATCAACTGAGACGACTGTTGCAATAACACCCTGGGTTGCTGATGATGAACCAGTAGTGCTGCCAAAATCAAATGATGTCACAACACCAACAGATGTATTTCGAGAAGAACTTGCATATACAGTTGATTTTCTATTTAAGAATAGTTGTGAAATACTCAAAGTAGTTTTTTTGTTATTGGAATTATCCAATTCTCTACTTTGTTTATATTCAACTAGATCATCAAATTCTTCAACAATTAAATCGACGATTTGAGAATTAGGGAGTAATATATTTCGTTTTAACTCATTTGTATATTCTTCATATTCATAATTTGATACTGCGTATATAGATTCCTCTTTTGTCAATGTAACGCCATCAGGCATTATAGTTCTATATGATTCATTAATCTCGATTCCTGCTTTTACATATACCATGCCATTGTATAATACTTCTGCAGTTTCCCAGTGATGAAGACCATCTGCAGAATCGTACTTATCAGCAACAAACCTTTGAAGTTCATTACTGTCTTTTGGCCAATTTTCATAAAAATCTGTAATATTATTAATCAATAAAATTACCCAGTCTTTAAGTGGATCACCACAAACTTCATTAGCAAGAGTAGACGGAGTATCGCCATCTCTAATGGAATACGTTTCAAATATGGTAATATATTTGTCTAGGTCTTCTCTTGAGAGAACTCGTCGAAATATATTTTTAACTAAACGATACTTAAAATTTTCTGAAGATGTAATACCTTCAGCAACGTAGATATTGGGCAATTGTGAGAAGTAAGACATTTAGAATCCTTCGAGAACGTCGTCGAGTGTAATAATAGAAGTTTCGATGAACTGCAGACTCAAAGTCACCGAAGGAACATGAATTTGACCAAAGTCATTTCTATCTACCAAATTTCCTGAACTTTTGAATGATCTAAAAGCGTTGTAAGAACCATCGGGAGTAAAGTTAACTTTAATACCAGCACATACAGAATCTTTTATTCTATGGTGAAGAAATAATCCATTTCTTCCACTGCCTTTATCAGGTTGCATCCTTTTATATGAAATTTCAAATTTATCAGGAACTTCAAAGAATCTAGCATTGGTTGCTTTTTTAAATGAATCTGATCCTGCAAGTTGTGACTCAAAGGAACTTAAATCTGCCTTGCCAAGACCACTACTGTTAGCAGCACCAATTTTTGGAACGGCACCAATTTTTATCCATTGAATGATATCATAAATTTCTGCTGCTTCTGCAGCACTGCGTGCAAATAATTTAAAATTGAAAGAATGAGTTCTAAACTGCATATTCTTAAAAATTTGCTCTTGGAAGGGGTTAAACACCTTTCCTGTAGTAAGAGATTGTAAGGAGTTTGCATCAAGATTGCCTGCTAACCCCAACATCTGTGATACGTTGTTTGCAGCACCCGCAATAGCACTAGAAACAAATTCATTACCAGCACTTCCTGCAAAGTCAGTAACCGTATTTACAATCGAATCAAGACCACCACTAGTGCCAACTAGTCCAGCAGCTGCAATACCACCAACTCCTAAGTCAACCTGACTATACTGAGGTTGATATGCAGTTTCAATACTATTAGGTAGTGCTAGATATACTCTAGTATCAGAACCATAGGATTTTTTTACATTATTGCCAGGAAGATTTTGCCCATAATATGAAGTTGCTTTATCAGAATAGTCAATCTGATATCTACGCAATGACAGATAGTCGATAAATTCTGTAGGAGACTCTACATCATCAGCTCCACTAACATCTGCAACTGGCGGTTTTATTGGATATCTTAGGATCTTTGAGTTGCGTGCCAAAATTATACCTAAATACTATGTGACCTCTATGTATTTATGAGATATACAGGCAAGTACCGACCTTCCTTTCCTGGGAAGTATAAAGGTGATCCTAGAAATATCATATATCGTTCCTCATGGGAATATAAATTCATGAAATGGTGTGATATTACTCCTTCTATATTAGAATGGGGCAGTGAAGAAATCATTATTCCTTACATTTCTCCAGTTGACGGGAGACGCCATAGATATTTTCCCGATTTTTATGTTAAAATTGCCAATAATAAATATTTGGTTGAGGTAAAACCGTTCAAACAAACTAAAGAACCAAAGACTCAAAAAAGGCATACAAAACGATATATTAATGAAGTTGTGACATATGCTGTAAACCAGGCAAAGTGGAAAGCGGCTACTGAATTTTGCTTAGATAATGGTTGGGAATTTATGCTAATCACAGAAAAAGAACTAAAAGTATAATGACGATTCCAAACGAACAAGCAGCACAATATAATTCATTACAGAATTTTATTGGATTTTTTAAGGAGAAAAATAACGCACCTTCTTTCGCGAATCTATTTTCTGTACATCTTAGTACTCCACCAATGATGGGATCAGGTGGGTATCAAAGAGGCACCAAGTATGATCCTCAACAAGGAGATTTGAGAGAGTTATTAAACTATTATGCAGATAGTGTAAATCTTCCTAGTAAGCAAGTAACAACTGGCAACTATAATCAACTAGGTTCTGCTATCAGATATGCTACAGGTTCTACCTTTAGTCAAATTAGTATTAATTTTAGAGTACCTCGTTCTGGAGAAACTAGAGCATTTTTTGAACGTTGGATTGCTTTGATGTCAAATGATGCAAGTCAATACACTGAGTATTATGAAAACTATGCATGTCCGTTTTTGAGAATTTATAAGTGGGAAAGAGGTGGTGGTGACCTTGCAGTCTCTAAAAGAGAAATGCTAAGAGCAATCAGAGATTCTAGACTTACTAGGGCAACAGCATTAACACCTAAATTAGATCAACTTACGGGAGTATATGAGTTAAGAAATGTATTTCCATTTAATATTGGTTCTATTCAATTAGATAATAGTCAAAATAAACTAATGACTATGAGTGTTCAGTTTTACTATGAACGCTATAGATTCTTCCAAAGTTCTGAGTTCAGTCAAAGGAATGAGAGAATATTTGTTCCTGCTCCAGTAGATAATGCTACAAATCCTGGAACAGATCCTCTCGGTCGTATATCAGTACCTTCTGCTGTCAGTCAGTTTGGTTCTCTCTCTGGTAGAGTCAACAATAGCATAGACGTTGGACTAGCATAAACGTGACTCTATAAATAAAATTACTGAATTGAATTTGATATGCCATTACCTAAGTTAAATGTTCCTAGTTACAAAACAACATTACCATCTACGGGAACCAAGGTTACTTATAGACCATTTTTAGTAAAAGAAGAAAAACTTCTTTTGATCGCTACTGAAACTGGTGATTCTGAAGATATGGTTCAGGCAATTAAAACAATTATTACTGATTGTACTGATATTAAAGACGTTTCTTCCTTAGCTACTTTCGATATTGAATTTTTATTTCTTAAAATTCGCACATCATCTGTAGGTGAAAATGTCAATGTAACGGTCACTTGTAGTGATGATGGTGAAACTGAAGTTGATGTTACCATTCCTTTGGATGATATCAAAATTCATAAGACTAGGGGACATAAATCTGATATAAAATTGTCTGAGGATGTTGCAATCTCTATGGGATATCCTTCTATTGAGACATTTGTTAAGATGAACTTTGACGATGGCACTAATCAGGTTGATCAAGTTTTTGAGATGGCATCAACTTGCATTAAAACAATTTCTGATTCCAATCAAGTATATGATTGTAAAGATTTTCCTAAAGCAGAACTTCTTGAATTTTTTGATCAACTAAGCAGTAAGCAGTTTGGTTTGATTCAAAATTTCTTTGAAACTATGCCCAAGTTATCTCATACAATTAAGGTAAACAATCCTAATACTGGAGTTGAAAATGAGATCGTGCTTGAGGGATTAGCGAGTTTTTTCGCATAGGACTCCTTCACACTAATCTTCGTGCTTATTATGAGGGTAATTTTGCATTAATGCATCATCATAAATGGAATATAGAACATATTGATAATCTCATGCCCTGGGAAAAAGAAATTTATGTAAGTCTATTAGTTCAATTCCTTAAAGAAGAAGAAAAACGTATGAAGGAGCAGCAGGCAGCAAGTGGCTAACATTACCGCATACAAATTGGTCAGTCCAGAAGTATCTCAAAAGAGTACAGTTGTTAATGCGATAAATTTAAATACCTATGCTGTCAATAACTTAGGTGTTGCTGTCACTAGTATTGCAAATACTATCGGTGATCTCCGAGGGATTAATACAGAAAAATCGAAGATAGATAAAAAGAATCTTCTTATCGAAAGAAGGCAAGAAAGATTAGAAAAAGACAAGCAGGCAGAAAATTCTGAAGAAATATCAAAAGGTAAACCTAATAAAAAAGACGAATCAAAATTAAAATTAGGATTAAAGAAAACTACCAAAGGTGCATTTGGTTGGTTGCAAAATTTCTTAGGTCCTCTTGGTTCATTACTCCTTGATCTTGGTGCATTTGCTCTTACAAAAAAGGTATTAGATTATTTTTCAGATGAAGAAAATCAAATAAAGATTAAAACTTTCTTAGAAAGGTCTCAATTTGTATTTGATAAGATATCAGAGTTATCTGGTGATATCACATCTAAAGTCTCAGATGGACTAGATTTCATCTTTGGTAAAGAGACTACAATTGAACAAAGATTAGAAGCATTTGGTAAAATTGCTCTAGCAATTGGCGGAATGGGTGCCATTCTTCTTGCTGCTAATGCACTTCCTTTTGGTAGAGATAGAGACTTAAATAGAAATAGGAATAGAAACAATAATGCCAGGAATGCCCAAAGAGGGACGAATGCATTCCAGTCTGGGGCAAGAAGTTTTTCCAGACCTGCTGGTTTCATGCCAAGAAGCGATGCCGCAGGAAATCAAATTGCTGGAAGAGGAAGTTTATATAGACAAAATCTCAACAGAATTGTCCGACCTGGACAACTGACATCAGGTCTAACACAACCTGCCAGACCAAGTAGAATGGCAGGATTTAGGGCAAATCTTCAAACTGGTACTGCTAACGTTCCACTGTCTCCTGGTCTTCAGAGAGCAGCATTTAAAGCAGGTCCACGAGCAGCAAAAATTGCTAGAGCATCTTCAGCAGCAGCGAAGAATGCCATGGGTAGAATACCATTTATTGGTGCTCTCATCGCTGGTATCTACACATATTTTGAAGATATTGATCCACTAGATGGGAAACCTGATAGAAACTTAAGTAAAGCATTGTTTGTAGCAGGTGGTACTGCTCTTGGTGGATTACTTGGTAGTTTTATTCCCATTCCTATTCTTGGTACTGCTCTCGGTGCTATCCTTGGTGAATATGTTGGTGAACTCATGTACATCCTCATCAAAGGGGATGGTCCTGGTGCAGTTGGAGCTAAGTTAAAGAGAGATATTCAAAAACTTTTTGAAGCAGGAAAATTATTTGTTGGTTGGGCAGGAGATGGATTTAGTAGATTATTAGATGGATTTCCAAAGATGAATATCTTTGGACAGAAAGTTCCTGATCCCTTCTTCATGATTAATCCTATGAATATGCTGGATAAAGCAAAACTCATAGGAAAAGCATTCTTCTCTAGAGATACTATGAATCTCGATGATAAGAAAGTTGGCGAAAAAGTAACTATTGACGGTCAAGAAAAGTATTTTGCTGGTGATGATTATGGATTCCAATCACTAGAAGCATATAATAAACTAGTCAAAGATGGTGTTCTTCCACATCCTGCTGGCGAAGCACCTCCAATAGGTAAATCTAGTGGTGGTCTTGTACAACCTCAGCAGATGTTCCTTGGTGGCGTAGTAAAAGGTATTGGTAATGCCATCAAAGGAGTTACAGGTGGGATTGGTAAGGCAGTTGGTAGTGTTGTTAATAATCCTATAGTGAGAAGTGTTGCATCATTCATTCCTGGTGCAGCACCTATCATGGCAGGAATTGGTATGGCATCTAACATCATGCAAGGCAATTTCAATATGGGTGATATTTTAGGTGCTGCAGGTAGTTTTATCCCTGGGTTTGGTGCTGCTATGAGCAGTCCTCTTGGACAGATTGGGCAGAGCATTCTTTCTGGAAACTATATGGGTGCAATGGATCAGGGTCTTAGCATGGTTACATCTTCTCTTGGTATACCTTCTGCTATATCTGGTATTGCTAAAGCAGCAATTACTGGTGGAGACATGAGTGCAGGAATTGCTGAAACTGCAGCACAAGTTGGTGTTGACCCTAAAATTATCGGTGCAGTTAGTAGAGGAAATGATGCATTGTCTCAAGGTGGGTTGTCTGAAAGGTATGTTATGCAAGAAGCAATCGAATTCTTACCAGTTCCAATCGTCATAAAAGAATTCCAACTTATTCCTCAAGCAGTACCAATAAATAATTCATCTAGTAATGCTGTCCATAGTGGAACTTCTACCTTAACACAGAGAATGCAGTAATGGCAATTGTATCTAAAACTAGTAAAATAAATTTTTACAAATTCGTTCAGGTAAAGAAACCCAATGAAGGTTTACCACAATCTGAGGTTAAATTAGTTGCTGCTCTTAATTCTAATACTACGGCAGTTAATAATTTAGGTAAAACTGTCAACTCATTGGCACTTATACTATCAGATCTTAAAACAATTTCATTATCTGATTTAGAACGAAAGCAAAAAAATCAGAAAGTTTTTAAAGCAAAGTTTGCTAAAGAAAAAGCAGAAAAGAAGAATTTGGGATTTCTTGGAAATCTTGGAGCAAATAAAGTTAAGGGTTTCTTTGAAAGTGTCTTAGGACTTCTTGGTAATTTATTTAAAATTTATATTGGAAAGAAAGTTTTAGACTGGATTGCAGATCCAGAAAATAGAAAGACTGTCAAAACTATTATTGGTGGTATTGTAACATTTGGCGAATTTTTGTTCAAATGGGCAGAATTTGGAGTTTCAAATACCATTGATGGTTTATATGAATTGTTTAGTGGAGAAACTACTTGGTGGGAAAAAACTTTAGGATTTGGTAAAGCAATTCTTGGTATAGGTACAATTTTATTAGGTGTTAGGTATCTTACTAATCCTCTTAAAATTATTAAGGATATTGGTACTAGTATTAGACTGCTGATTGCATTCACAAAGGGTAAAGGTGCTCTTGGTATGCTTGGTAAGGTTGGTCTTGGTGCTAGTGCTCTCTGGTTACTCTCTGAGGGCGTAGCAACCCGTCCAGCAGGCGATGGTTCATTGATTGGTAGTATGGATGCTGAAGGTAGAACTATAGGTGAAGAAGGATATGATGCATCCACTAAAGGTAAACCAACAAGAGCAACCTTAAAAGCAAGAGGATTACTAGAAGATGCAAAAGCGCAGGGATATATCCCAGAACGTGCTGCTGGTGGTTGGATTAATGGTCCTCAGTCTGGTTATCCTGTATCTTTAGATGGTGGCAGGAGCACATCATTCATCGGTCATGGTAAAGAGTATGTTGCTCGTAAAGCAGATGGTGGAGCATTTGTTGTTCCATTCAATACTTCTGCGACTAAGAGAATGCCTGGACTTACCGATAAGAGAATCGGTGAGGCACAGAAGGCAGGATTTAAATTACCTGGATTTGCTGCTGGTGGTAATTTAAATAAGCAAATTTACATGCATTGGACTGCTAGTAGATATAATTGGAAAAATGGACCATATCATACTACGGTTCAGGGTGATGGTTCCTTATATAAACATAAAAAATATAATCAGTATACTGGTCATACCTGGCGCAGAAATACAGGAAACGTAGGTATTTCTGTTGCAGCAATGAAAGACTATAACTGGGATCGATATAGTCCAAAGAAAAAGCAACTTGATGCAATGACTGCGGAAGCAGCAACAGTTGCTAAAGGTTGGGGATGGAAACCAAGTGATGTAAGCATTAAAAATGTTATGACGCACGCAGAAGCAGCGTCAAACAAAGATGGTAGGAGACCAACTCCTAATTATGGTCCCACTTGGTGGGGTGGAACTGGAGAGCGTTCTGACTTACACAAACTTAAGAAATCCGACCCTGATGGTGGTGGTGGTGATAAACTTCGTATGATGATGAAGAGATTCATGGGGATGACAAATCCTCCCGAACTGAACGAATCTGGTCCTGGTGGTGGTGCTAATGCTGCTGGTTCAGGCAAGAAAATGAATAGTGCTGAATATAATTTATTACAAAGACTTGTTTTGGCAGAATCTAGTGGTGAAGGCGAATTGGGTATGGCATTAGTTGCTAGGTCTGTTCTAAACAGATCGGGTCTGGTTCAATCAGGTGTTGTTGGACCTGGAATATTCATGTCCGAAAGTGGTAGTATTAATGATATTATCTATGGGGCAGGTCCACAGTATTCACCTACTAAAGACGGTTCGATTGATCGAGCAAGGTCTGCAGGGGATATGGAAAAGGCGAAAAAAGCAATTGAGATAGCAAGAAATCCTGCAGATCTTAGGGGTAGACTTGAGGCAAAGGGTAATATATCTCCTGAACAAATTAACTACTTGATGGCATCAACTGGATTTAGAAATTATGATTCTGCTCGCATAGATCCCTCCCAACAGGTTAATGAGGTTAAGTTTGGTAATCACACATTCAATACTGCAAGTAACCCTGGATTAAAAACTGTAAACTCTGAAATTAATCCTGATGGAGGAACTGGTGGTGGTCCTCCTGGTGGTGGAACTGATAGTATTGATAATAGCAGCAATTTTGGTATGGAGAAACCAAATAACTATGTTGGTGCAAGTTTACTTGGAGCAAAGTCCACCCGAGGTCAAACTTCAATGGGTGATTATTCACAAAATTCGACTGGAGTTAGATCTGGGCAAACTTTAAGTGGTACTAATATAAATTCAAGTGGGGGCACATCATCTCAACAGATGCAAGCAGCAACTCAACAACGTAATGATGCAAAGCAACGCATTTTACAATTTGCTCAACAAGGTGTTCAGATGACAGTATCCCAAGTTACACAGAATAATGCTAGTGCTGGTCAAATAGCACAGCAAGCAACATCTCTCATTGGAACAATGATGAATAATTCATCTAGTGGTGCCCCTGTTATGGCAGGCACTGGGTCTAAGATAGTAAATACTACTGCTGCAGTGTTGAATTCTTTTAACAATCCACTTAAAGGTATTTTCAAATGACGTTAAACAGAGCAGAATCGGGTGAAGTATCGGTTCGCGTACAAGTATACCGTGATGGGGAGTTATTAGAGAATGCTCAGGGAGCATCTGATATCAATGAATTTGTAGTTGGTATTGAATTATATGAAAGTATTAGTTCTGCTACTCTTGAGGCAAAATTAGTCATTCAAGATAATGCTGGATTAATAAATCAATTTACAGGATCTGAATTATTTAAGATTAGTATTACTGGTAGTGTATATGATAATACTTACTTTATGAGAGCATATAATATTGAGTCTCGTTCAAAAATTAATCAGACTAGTGACGTATTCATCATGAATCTCACATCTGATGAATATATCAGAAACGAAGTCTCTAATGTATTTGGAAATAGTGAAGTAATTTTTAAAGAAACCAGTGCTAAGAAAATTATAGAAACTATCATAAAAAGTAATTTATATCTCAATTCAAAGAAAAGAGTATATGTAGAACAAAGTTTGAATAAGCATCAGTTTGTCATTCCAAACTGGAGACCATTTGATTGCATTTATTGGTTGTGTAGTCGTTCTATTAGAAACAACTCACCAGGAAAAAATCTACAAGGTGGGTATGTATTTTTTGAAAACAGAATAGGATATCATTTTAAATCAGTTGACCAGATGATTGATGATGTTAATAACCAAAGTGCAGATACTGAAACCAATCCTAATGGAACGGAATCTTCTGCTAAGGTAAGACTTTACAAGTATGAGTATACTCCAAAAAATACCTCAGAAAATAAAATTTTAGAACAATTTAAGATTGAATCTATTACATTCCCTGAAGAAAAAAACTTTTTGATGGGATTGAGACATGGAACATGGTCTGGATTTAGTATTGGTTTAGATCCTGTTACTGTATCATCATCAAAAATGGGGGTAAGTACAGATTTAGCTGCTGATGCATATCGGTATTCTATTAAAGAATCTTGGGGCAAGATGTCTCATCTTAAAGGTGGTAAAAATAAAAACCCCATTGAGAAGATGGATAAGGGTATTCAAGACATGATTGATTATCCCAAGAGAGTTCGTTATACAATTCTACCAAATCAAATTTTTGATCCTAAGTATAGCACAAATCCTCAAAAAAATTATGAACAATTAGTTGAACTTCAAGCATACCAATGGATGAGAATTGAATCAATTAAAAATGTTAAACTTCAAATTGTTGTTCCTGGAAACTTAGATTTGTATGCGGGATATGGTATAGAAGTTATAATTCCATCTACAGCAAGAAGTGGAAAGACTACAAAAATTGATAAAAGATATAGTGGCAGATATTTAATTGCTGGAGTATCTCACAAAATTGTTAATAACAACATGGCAACAGAGTTGCTTTTATTGAAAGATTCTATACAATAATAAATAATTGTACACTAGGAGATAGTATGGACAGTATCGAGCAACACATTGAGAAGGATGTAGAAATCCTTAATGACCCCACAGTGTCACCCCAGACTAGGCGTCACATTGAAGGTGAACTACATGAATTGGAAGAATATGCCGAGAATCATAAAAAGGAAATTGAAGCAGGTGATCATCACGATCCATCCTACTTAGAACTATTTTGTGATGCTAACCCATCAGAACCAGAATGTTTAGTCTACGAAGATTGACTTGACATTTATCGAAATCTTCATTAGAATAACACTGTGAGGGTTCAGAAAAACTATAAGCTTTATTATGAAACTTCAAGATTCTTTAATTGGACATTGGACAAACAGACACCAAGCACAGTCTGATCCTACCAATTGGGTTTCTGTAGAAATTATATGGAAACCTCATGAGGAAGGTTATCAATCCTGCAACTATAAACGGTGCGATGGTCCCGATTTTCCATATAGAAGGAAGAATCATAAATTTGTTGAATTATCAGATGTCGAAGTTCTTGTTCAAAATTACCATTTAGACTGGACAAGACACGAAGACTGTGATATACTATTTACATTCGATAGCGAAGCATGGCACGGGCAACTTGCTGGTGATAATTGCACTGGTTATCGAGGAGATAAAGTTATCTCTGAAATTCATGCCTACGGTGACAAACTACATACATGTGATCGTGGTATTGATTTAAAAACAGGTGAAATGGTATGGGGCAGTACCGAACTGTATCGTTTCACCCGTATGCCTCCGTAGCTCAGTGGTAGAGCAGGGCTTTTGTAAAGCTCAGGTCGCAAGTTCAAATCTTGTCAGAGGCTCTCAATCCTCTATAGCTCAGTTGGTAGAGCAGGTGACTGTTAATCACCCTGTCCCTGGTTCGAGTCCAGGTGGAGGAGTCGGGCGAATAACTCAGCGGTAGAGTGCCTCCTTTACACGGAGATTGTCGGGGGTTCGATCCCCTCTTCGCCCATAAATAAAAATGTTATAAGGTTTAAGACTCGATGAACACCATTGACGGTATCATTAATGAACCTACCGTAAATTTCGTCGGTAAGGATGGATTTTTCTGGTGGGTTGGTGAAGTAGAAGATAATGAAGATCCTATGGAGTTGGGTCGAGTAAAAGTTCGTGTTCTTGGATATTATACAAACGTTCGTGGTGGAACTACGAATTCTTTGCCCACCGAGAATCTTCCATGGGCAACTGTACTTCAGCACACATCTCAAGCAGGTAATGACGGTCAGGGTGAATCATCTGGTCAGTTGCAACCTGGTGCTATTGTCATGGGTTTCTTTATGGACGGTGAGTCCGCACAGATGCCTATTGTTATTGGGGTAATGCGTGTTAATAAATCTTCTGTTACCAGAGATAAAAAACAATTTGCATTTACTGGTGAGAACATGGAACCTGGTGTTGCTCCTAATCCTGCAGCACTTCCTCCTGGTGAAACTAATACTGTTGCTAGAAATCCTGACGGAACTCCTACATTTATACGTCCTGCTCCACAAAATAATAGTGTATCTGTTCCTGGGCAGAAGACTACAGAACCTGGAGGAATTGGGTCACCTTCAAATATAGGAACTATGCCAGGAGTTGCTGGTAGTAGTGGTAATCCTCAGAAACCTAGAAATCCAGAAAAACCAATTCCTGCTGCAAATGGTGTTGGTGGTCCATGGAAAACATTAGAATATAAGTTGTCGTATTTGATTGAAGATATCGCAGATACTGCTGGCAATCTTGTTAAAGCAGAGAATGGAGATTTTATCGATATCATTACTGGTAAATTAATTACTGCACAATCTCTTACTGCTAAACTACAAAACTTTTTAAGTTCTGTATTTGCACAGGTTGTTGCTGCAATCCGACAGCAGTTATCCAATCTTGCAGATCAATTGTCTGTAGTAACTCTTTTGGGCGGTGCTACTGGAGCACCATATATTATTTTTACTACAATTCAGTCTGCAATTACACAAATCCTTAGTTCTCTTTGTAATGTTGATTCTCAACTGATTGGGTATATTAGTGATCCTATCGGTTCTTTGTTGGATATTCTTAATGGATTTTTAGATTCTGCCATTGATAAAGCACAGATGGTGCTTCAAGGTGTTCAAGCAGTTATTGACAGTGTTGTTTGCCAAGTTCAAAACATCATCGACACAATGTTGAATATTGTTGATACTGTTGCCACTATTGTTGATGGCGTAGAACAAGCAAAAGAAATTCTTGAAGCATGGAAGAAGGGTAGTGAAATTTTTGAAGATGGTACAGACTTAATTAAAAACGGTATTACAAGTATTACTGGAATCATTTCATTCTTCTTAAAATTCTTCTCATCTGGTTGTAATCGTGAGGCACATGGTGGTCTAGATACCGTTGGTTGGTTTCCTTTATTTGGTGTTACTCATTGTACTGCCGATGAACTGGATAGAATTAATAAAATTAGAGGTAAGCAAAGAGGAGAATGTGGAGATTCTAGTGCAGGTGGAAGTTTAATTGATAATATTATTAATCAAGCAGATCCATATTTAACACAAGCAAAAACTATGCTTGATGGTTCTTATGAGATGTTTGTTGGAACTCCTGGTCGCCAAGCATCTATCAAAAAGACCACTAATGGAACTACACACTCTTCAGTATCTCTTAATAACAATACGTATGCAGAGTATACTTATCAGAAAAAGGTAAGAGAAGAAAATCCAGATCTTTCTACTGAAGAGTTAGAGTCAAGATTACAAAAGTATAAGCAGAAATCTACCGCTAGTACTGGAGATAGTGGTAATTTAGTTGCCGACCACAGTTCTTATGCGGGTAATTATACAAGTGAAGTTCATGGTGACCGATGTGAGATTGTTGATGGAACAGAAACAATTACTGTTGAGGGAGATTACCATTTAAAAATTACTGGAAATTGTCATCTTGAAGTTGGTGGTGGTTTCTTCTTAAATGCTGCTGGAGCACCACAAGTTGCTCCTCAGAAAGGTGCTAGTGAAAATGATAGGATTCAAAAACATACTCTTTGCTTTGGTTCTGATCTTGATGTGAATGTATCAGGTGCTAAATTTGCTCTTCAAGCATCAGAAGTTGAACTTGGTGCTCAAGCACATAAGGTTGCAGGAGGAAGTTATGAAAATGCTTGTATGAATCAAAATTATTCTGGAGGAGATATTTTGATGAATGCTAATAATGCAATTCATTTCAATACTGTCTCAGAATATCACTTCATCAATTTTCCAGTAGGCAATCCAATTTCTGCTAAGTCAGGAATCTTTAATACTGTTAGAGGTTCTATTGATTCTATTCTCGTTCCTGGTTCTGGTGGTGCTGATACTATACCTAGATATAGTGTCACTAACCCTTCTGGTCCTGTAAGTTATGTTGCAGGTGCTACTGGATATAATTGTAGTGTTACCACTGGTGCATACAATGTTGATGTTGCAGCAGGATTGTTTAGGATCTCTGCAAGTGCTGTTGGTACTATCTCTGCCCTTGCTGCACTAAACATCAGTTCTCAGGGTGTCGTCAGGATTTCTGGTAAGGCAATTTTCTTGAATTGACAACGCTTGACATCTATGCTATGATACGAGAGCAACACAAAGAACCATGAACGACGCTCTCTCACACATCTTTGTCAATTTCTCTAAGCGCAAGGTAATACTTGTTGATGAAGAGGGATATGAAAAGGATGTTCAATGGAAATTCGATGACGAAGGTTCTGAGGGTTTCTCCGAAACAATCTCTCAAATACAAGAGATTGTTGATAATGACATGATTACCTATTGTTTTGCTGTACAATGACTGAATTTATTAGAGTAACTCTAGAAGAAGCAGAAAAGTACTTTGAGTTTATGGTTGATATGTGTGAGCGCAATCGTTGCGTTTGGCGTATCGAAAGACCTGATGGTGCTGCTGTGATTCTTGCCCCAGTTGTTCAGTCAGGACCACCTCTTTCTGATGATGTTATTGATCAAGTTGAAGAATTCCGTAAACAATTTATTGATGAACAAAATGAAGTTTCGTAATGCCATCTTGGCAGGTCTAATGTTTGGTATGGCACATGGTATGAGTGTGCAAGCAGGAGAAGACAAAATCACACAAGGATACAATAGCATGGATGCCATGGGTTGTATGTTACTTCGTGAATGTACTGATGGTGTGAAGGAAGTATTCTCTCTTCTGGATGTTTCTGCTCAGTACCCTAACACTGAAGAATTTACTCCAGTTGCAAATGAGTTTAACAATATGCTTGTCTCATTGAATCAAATTGGAGTAAAAGTATTCCTTGCTGATCAACGTTACTTTCCTGTAATGCATCGTGGTGTGTATCATACTGTAAGTAATAACTTTTACTTAAATAAAAGGTACATGGACAATCCTGCTGCACTGATGATGGTGATGCGTCATGAAGGATGGCATGCAGCACAAGATTGTATGGCAGGTACGATTGACAACAGTCTGATTGCTATCATCAAACCAGAGGATGAAGTTCCTATGCTATGGCGTACACTAGCAGAACGCACATATCCTAGTAATGCTGTGCCATGGGAAGCAGAAGCAGGTTGGGCAGGTCGCACTGAGAACATGACTATGGAAGCACTTCAATCCTGTGCTCGGGGCACTATGTGGATTGATTATGAACCAACACCAAAGACTCGTGAATGGTTGGAATTGAACGGTTATATTAAAAACTAATGTACGAAGAACTAAATTGTTTTGAAGAAGCACTTAAGCACTTCGGAACAAGAGTTGAGATCATCACTGCTATGGAAATGGCAAAGAAGTTGTCACCTGAAGATGCCTATCAGATGATTAAGGATGAACTAAAGGAAGTTAAAAAGTGTCGTAAATTATTTAAAAAAGAAACTGATTCTGAATGAAAGATGGGAATGTATGATACAGTGAGGTCTTCTTACGATCTCGGTCCAAGTTATAGCAAAGACCTCCAAACTAAAGATTTGGAGTGTCTTATGTGCGAATACTGGATTGACCCAGTAGGAAAATTGTATGAAGTTGATTACTCTCATACTCAAGACTTTATCAATGATTTTACACAGTACGTACCAAATGGTTGTCATGGTAAAGTAAAACCTGTATACTATACGGGCACTGTTGAAGTATATCCTGCTAAATGGGATTGCTATTATTCCCCCTTTCCTTCATGCCATTTAATTTTTGTAAATGGTATAATTACCGAGACTAATCATGAACGTGAACGAATTGCCCGATGGAAAACTCCAAATTGAATGGGACGAAAACGACCCGATCGAAAGCATCCTCAACACCTGGACGGAAGAAGACTTCCAAAACTTCTTCGACGAATGCCTCCGTCAAGACTCAGGTGAATTTGGAGAAGAATCTAAAGAAGATTACTACAACTCCGAAAGCGAAGGCAAAGACTACATCCAAAAAGACGACATCACGAAAGAAGGTTGCTGAAATTGTTGCTAAGAATAGTAGGAAGAAGGAGTTGTTTCCTCACAAATCATTCCCATACCGATTAGAAATTAAAACAGAAAAACGTATCTGTTGGTTTGAGTGTCATGATCATGCGATAAAAGAAATTAACCGTACAAAACTACAACCAAAAGAATACACATACCAAGTATATCCAAAATACTTAAATGATTAATTTTGACCAAATAACAGTTATTGATGATTTTCTTCCTGAAGAACAGTTTCAACAAATTAGTTCTTTAGTTATGAATACATCTGAGAATAAATTTCCATTTTTTATTCAAAAAGATGTTGCTGATCATGATGAAACATCTGGTCCTTGGTCTTGGTATGCTACACATACGTTCTTTATAGAAGATGAAGTTCATTGTGTACACTTTCCTTTAATTAAAGAATTATTTCTCAATAAGTTTAGAAATGAACTTAATATAATGAGTGGTATTATTCGAGTAAGAGCAAATTTTTATCCTTGGACATCAGAAGTAAAATCTCACAATTGGCATCAAGACTATCCAAATTTAAACAATAACGCCGCTCTATTTTCGTTAAATACCTGTGATGGTCATACATCGTTCAAAAATGCAGGAGACATTGATAGTGTTGCAAATAGGATGATCTTCTTTAATGCACATCAAGAGCATTGTTCATCAACAACTTCCAATTCTTATGGAAGATATAACATCAACTTTAATTTTTTATGAGACCCCAAACCCGTGAATCGATGGAAAACCTTTGGTCAGCAAAATGGAACTTGCCAAAAGCAGCAAAACATGCTAACCTAACTCATAAGGAGATGAAAATCATCTTCAATGAGTATTGTGCCTTTCATCCTCCTACCTGGGAAATTGGTAACACCAAACAAATTGGTGTACTCTACATTGATGGGAGTGTGGCGGAATCGGTAGACGCACCAGACTTAAAATCTGTTGAGAATTAATCTCGTGGGGGTTCAAGTCCCCCCACTCCTATTATGAACATTAAATTGTATACTGATCCAATTCCTTTTATATGCATTAGTGACGTATATGATGAAGTTGAATTGAAATCAATTTGGCAAGAACTTGAATTTTTGAATTGCAATAATAAGTTATTAGATCCAGAAATGACAGCATCAGCAGTAAAAGATGATGTCATTATTAAAAAAAATAAAGGTGTATTTTTAGACAGTTTATATACTGATAGAAATTTTTCCAATATACTTACTGCAAATAGAAAAGTCTTCGACAGCAGTGTAATCAATCAAGAAGATTCATGGTTTTTTAAAGACTTGTGTTCTAATAATGATTGCACATTAATCTCTTATTACGAGCAAGGTGATTATTATAAACCTCATAAAGATAATGCTCTTGTAACTATTTGTACTTGGTTTTATAAGGAACCTAAAAAATTTACTGGTGGAAATTTTTACTTTGTAGATTATGATATTCAAATAGAAATTCAAACTAATAGTTCGGTAATATTTCCTTCACAAATAAAACATGCTGTTGATACCATAGATATGAATACCAACGATCAACACAGCGGTCTTGGTCGATATTGTATGTCTCAATTTTTAAATATAGAATGATGGAACCTAAAGTATACAAGTCAAATACAATTATCAATCACCAAGCAGAAATGATTGATGTTATTGAATATTCCCTGAATATTCATAAACAATATTTTGGCAGTGGCACACCAACATGGACATACAAAGGTTATAATACGTTTGCATTAACATCTCCATCAATACTATTTCATGATTTGTATTGTGAACTAAAACAGATTATTAGGGAAACTGTACCTAATGAAAATAAACTTTGGATGCAATCATGGATTAACTATCATACTGAAGAAAAAATTCTTGGATGGCATAAACATAACTGGCCAATTCATGGGTATATTTCTATTCAACCTCACAAATCTAGGACAGTGTTTCGTGAATATGAAATTATTAATGAAATAGGAAATATCTATATTGGTAGTGGTCATCAAGAACATAAGGTAGTATTTGATGAAGTGTTTGATACTCCAAGAATTACTTTAGGTTATGATGTATTATTTGAAAGTGATCTAACAGAAGTATATGATAATATTGGGTTAATACCTCTATGAAAAAAATATTATTTGTAGAAAATTTTCTATCTCAAGAAGAATGTGAATTTTGTATCAATTTTTTTGATAGTAAGATGGGCGACTCTTTTCAATATGGAGACAATAACACCACTCCTTTAGATTTATTGCCTTATGAAAAAGATTTTAGTATTTTTAATGAAAGAACTATAAATTTATGTAAATCTTTATATCCATCTGAATACACTATTAGTAATAATGAATTAGTTAAGTGGTATCCTGGAATATCATCAATGAAGTTGCACTTAGACTTTTCTACTGATATTTGGAGTGCTATTGTATACTTGAATGATGGATACTATGGTGGTAAAACTTTCTTTGAAAACACTATGGAAATTACTCCAAAGAAAGGATCGATAGTTTTATTTTCTGGTAGTAAAATACCTCATGGTGTAACCCCACTTATAAATGGTAATAGGTACACTTTAGCATATTGGATTTCTGAAAATGTTTGAACTTGGTAAATGGAATGTATACACAGAAGATTTTATGGGTAGTAGAATCTACTACATTGAAAATTTTTATAAAAATCCAGAATTGGTAAGACAACTTACCTTAAATCCTTTACCAAAATTATGGAAAGTTGATACTGCTCCAAATGGTTGTTATTACTGGGATAGACGTTTAGAAGCGCATATTCCCGATGATCCTCAAATCGATAAAAATTATGAGTATCTAGAGAGACTTATAGGTCAACGTAGAAGTGAAGAAGCAGATGGTGGATACGAATTTATTAGTAATGTAACTAGATATCTCAAACATTCATACAACAATATCGAAACTCATCATTGGTGGCCCCATACAGATGCTGGATATAATGGAATTATATCTTTGAATAATGAATGGGGTGACAAAGAACTACCTGGTACAGCATTATATCATCCTGATGATGTTCAAGATTTCACTGGTATGACTCATGAAGGGCAAACTCCATGGATGCCTAAGGGTATGTATCGCCTTGTCAAAGATGTTAAAGCAGTGTATAATAGATGTGTGTTGTTTGATGGTAAGTTATTCCCTCATGGAATGCACATAAATGATCATAGATTCTTTGAAGATATTTACAGAGTCAACCAAGTCCTATTTTTTGAACGCTATGAGTAAAAAATCATTTAAGAATAAGCACCAGCAGCAATGGGAGTGGGAAGAAACTCCTGAAACTAAGGCAGCAATTGCTGCTCTCCATGAAGGTATTCGTCTCCGCAACTTAAAAGAACAAGACGATAAACTAAATTATGACACAAGTTCTAAGTGAGTATGATTTTGATGGGAGACCTGTCACAGCGGTAGGTCTTCTACTCTTAATTAGTGATTTAGAAGGATCTTCCCAAAATCTCAAATATATGGGATTCAAGGAAGACATGGACGCCATTAATGAAATGAAGAAGAGATATTATAAACTCTACTTCAAAACAAAAAAGGAGGAGAATCTTAATGGAAGAGAATGAAATACCCAAAGAATTACAAGAAGAATGGGAATCATACCTTGCAACATGCGATTCTTTCGGTATCGCTCCTAGCATTCGTCGCTTTCTAAGATACAATGAACTCTTCCCTCCTGACGAGTATAAATAAACTTGTAGCAAATGGTGTGATTATTCGTGGGAACCCGTAAAATTTCTCAGTTAGATACAATCGCAGATGCGAACCTATCGGGTGAAGCAATTCTTCCTGTTGTCGTGTCTGACCCCTTGATTCCTAACCGTAAGGTAAAGGTCAATCAACTTTTCAAGGGAATTTCTCAAGGTTCAAAAGCAGAACCTGGTTTGTGTTTTGACTTGGATAGAGATACGGGTCTATATCAAGATGCATATGATCAGATTGGTATAGGTTTTGGTGATGGTGGACTTTATATGTCCAGAATCGAGAACACTGCTACTAGTTCTTCTCTTTATATTACTGCTACTGATGAAACTTCAGTAAACGCTGATATTGTATTATCTCCTAAGGGTACGGGTTCTGTTAAAGTTACAGGCAATTTTGTTGTATCTGATCAAACTTTTATTCTTGAAGATGCACAAGGTCCAAGAGTTAGATTTGAAGCAGGTTTAGTTGGTACTGGTACTACTACCAGAATCATGACATTCCCCGCTATCACTGCTGGTAGTGGAACTACATTAGTTGGTGATGATACTACACAAACTCTTAGAAATAAAACACTTCTTATTGATGAAGATAATCTTGTAATTGTTGATGGAGATGAAGAAGCAGTATTTCAGATTAACTGGGCACAGACTTCGGATACTCGTCGTTCTTATTTCTTACCTGATGCTGGAGCAGTAACTACTACCAACGAACCTACTGCAACTTCTTCTACACTACTTGATACTAAGGCAGAACAAACTATTCTGAATAAAACCTTAGTTGACCCTAAGTTTGCAACAAACTCCGAATCTGGAACATTTTGGGCACAATTAAATACTGATGCTCTAACTGCAAATAGGACTATTATAGTTCCTGACCTAAGTCTTACTTTAGTTGGTGTTGATACTACTCAAACTCTAACTAATAAAACTATTAAGACTCTTATCTTAGCAGATCCTACGGATGACACTAAGAGAATTACATTTAACACAGAGAATTTAAATACAGCATCTAACAGGGTATATCAGTTTCCTCCTACTGCAAACCTAAATACAAATGTTGATGATAAAAATCTCTTTGTTACCGAGTTAGCAACTCAAGAGGTATCTAACAAAACGTTAGTTCTACCTAAGATTGCAGATGCTATAACTCCTTACGATGAAAATACCGATACGTTTGGTTCAACTCCTACCTACTTAACTATTCGTACTGACAATTTGACTGCAAATAGAGAAATTCGTTTCCCAGATGCAGATGCAACATTACTTTCTACGGAAAACGTTACTGCTGAGGATGTTACCTTTGGTGCTGGTATCGGCGGTCAAACTTTAACTGGTAGAACCAGACAACAACAATTTTTCTACGCAGGATTCTAATTTATAACAATGGCAAGACAAGGACTTCTCGCACAAAGCAAACCAGCAGCAACGACGGATACACTTTTGTATTCTACATCGGTGGATGAATCTGCATCGGCAGTGCTTAAAATTGCGAATGATGGTACAGGCGCAGCATACAGAGTTGCAGTTAGAGACTACGATCAAAAGTTAGTCCTTGATGCATCTACCTACAAACTTCACAAAGGCGATGTTATCACCAGTTATAGGGTGAATGTTGACACCGCATTTGCAGCATCAGTTTTTACCCCTGGTCAACTTTTGACCAGCGTTGATAGTGAAAAAACTTTGAAATTTGAGTCTGTTTTTATTCCAGATCTTACTACAATTTTTGTTAAAGAAGCGGAGATACGAGATCTCTCTACAGAATCTTTTACAGGAACATTTGCAGTAGGTGATACTATCACTAAGGGTACTGGTAGTGACACTACGACAGCAGTTGTATTTTCTGCCTCTACTGATGGTGAATTCTTAGGTATTGGACCTTCTACTATTAATGGAAGTGGTGCTGAATTTACTGATGGTGATGAAATAAGTAGCACTAGTGGTGGTGCTTCAACTATTTCTGTTGGTGGTATTGGTACTGGTGTAGATAAATTTATTTTCTCTAATACTTCTGGTGGAGTTTATAGCAAAACTGTTGGTGATGTTTTTGGTGACAGGACATACAGATTTGATGTCGCAGATAGTTCCATGAGTGGAAGATTGTTCCAACTTTCTACAACTGAAGGCGGTGAATTTGGTCCTGACCTTGCATCTGGCACTGCTGATGATGGTACTGAATATGTAACTGGTAAGACAACAAATGGCACCGCAGGTTCTAGTGGTGCATATGTTCAATTTGACTTTGCAGTAAATGCAACGCCACCCGCAACTTTATACTACTATGATGATACTGTAGCAGCATATGGTGGTGTTGATGAGGCATTTAGTGTGTCCACATCCTTCACTTACGATGAATTTTTTGCGTTTGACCTGAGTGGTACATGGTCAAATACTACAGATTCTTTTGAAGTTGGTGGTATTACTTATACTATCGAATCTCAAACAGCAGGTCCATATGGAACAGTTGTTGATTACACTGGAACTGCATTAAAAGTTATTCTTGGGGTAGGTTCTGCTGAATTTGCAGGTTCTGATACATTTTCTGATGTTCCTAAGAGTAATACAGCAGATAGGACTGATGTAACTGTAAGTTCTGTTACTACTGCACAGGCAGCGATCGATACTGATACTTATATTGCAGTTGATTCAGCGTTGTCTGCTAATGCAGTAGATAATGTGACATCATTGGTTGTCGGTCCTGGTCAAAGAGTACATGTTTACTCAGCAACTCAAAATAATGTATTCTCCTTAATTGGTTTTGAAGATGTGAGTTCCGAGTTTACAACTCGTGTATTCGGTCAGTCCTAAATAACAATATAAGAAAGACCTCTAAGAAGAAATGGCTCTTACTAGACTAAAGAATATTATTACGTCCAGAACTGGACGTATTATCTATGTTAACCCCGACGATTTCGATGCATCCGATGCTATCGATAATAGGGGAAACTCAGCGTTACGACCCTTTAAGTCTATTCAAAGAGCGTTTCTTGAGGTAGCGAGATTCTCGTATCGTGTTGGTTTATCAAATGACGAATTTGATGCCTTCTCGATTATGCTGTATCCAGCAGAATATATTGTTGACAACAGACCTGGTGAAGTTTTATATACAAACGTTGCTCCCATTGATGAGAACTCAAACTTAGATTTGACTTCTCCAAACAATGTTCTACATAAATTTAATTCGGTAGAAGGTGGTATCATTGTTCCTAGAGGTTGTTCCCTCGTTGGTACTGATCTTCGCCGTACAAAAATTATTCCTAAGTATGTTCCATATCCTACAGTAGCAGGTAGTCTTGGAATTACCGATGAAATTCAAGTTCCTCCTCGTACTGCTGTCTTTAAGGTAACTGGTGGTACTTACTTCTGGCAATTCTCATTCTTTGATGGTGCTGAAGAGGGTGTATATTACAAACCTGATAGCACTGATACTCTCGCACCTAAGTATTCTCATCACAGACTTACATGCTTTGAGTTTGCTGATGGTCTCAATCCTTTATCAACTCTTATTGCTAGTGGTACTGTTCCTAATCAGGACTATTCTGCCGTTGCAAATATCACTCAGAGGACAGACTTAGAGATTTATTATCAGAAAGTTTCTAAAGCATTTGCATCAATTCCTGATACATCGGGAGATCCTGCTGCCGACCAAATTCAGGCAAGAGTAGAAGAGAATAGAATTGTTGGTCCTATTTCGGATGAATATAGAGTCCTTCAAATCACTCGTAATGGTAATACTGCAACCGCAGTTACTGTTGATGAATTTGATAATCCTAGAGACCATGGTTTCTCGGTTGGTGTTAACATTAATATTTCTGGAGTTACTGGATCTACTGGAACTCAATCAGAACTAGATGCTGGTGTATACAATGGTTCTTATACTGTAACTTCTGCATCTGGCAATATTTTTACATATCAGATGACATCTGAACCAACTGGTAATGCTGTTGGTACTAACATCACTGTTAAGACTGAGATTGATACTGTTGACTCTGCATCACCATATGCGTTTAACTTGTCACTGAGAAGTGTCTGGGGCATGAATGGTATGCACGCCGATGGATCTAAGGCAACTGGATTTAAGTCCATGGTTGTAGCTCAATTCACGGGATTGTCCCTGCAAAAAGATGATAGAGCATTCGTAAGATATAATGAATCTACTGGTAATTATGATGTTGCTTCTGCTGGTGATGGTGCTCACTTAGATGGTTTTGCTGAATATAGAAGAGGATGGGCACACGAGCATATTAAGTGCTCTAATGACTCCTTCATTCAAGCAGTTTCTGTGTTCGCTGTTGGATATGGCACACATTTCACTGCTGAGAGTGGTGCTGACATGTCTATTACCAACTCAAACTCTAACTTTGGTAACACTGCTCTTCGTGCTGCTGGTTTCAAAGCAAAATCATTCTCAAAAGATAAAGCAGGCGAAATCACACACATCATCCCACCAAAAGCACTTTCAACCATTTCTACATCTGCAACAGGAGTTGATGGGGAAAGCACGATCACACTTACTAATGATGGTTCTGTGAATGGTGTTATTCAAGGTATGCAAGTTAGTGGTAGTAATATTGGTTCTGGTGCTCTTGTAACCTCAATTAACACCAATACTAGAGTTATTACACTATCTGTTCCTAATGCTGATACTGTGAATGGTAATATCATTTTTGGAGAAGAAACTTCAGTTAACTGGGTAAACATTGATATCCAAAGAACTAAAGTAGTTAACCAATCTTTATCTGGTTCTGGTGGTACTCCTGGTACTAGATTGTATCTTTATGGGTATACTACTGAAGCATCCCCTCCAGCAACAAAAGTTCAGGGTTATGCAATTGGTTCTAGACAAGATGGAACAGGTGCTTCTGCTGTTGCGGATAAAATTAACTGCTTACTTGTATCTCAGGGAGCAGCAGAAGCAACAATTAAGAATGCTTCTATTTCGCCATACGGTCCTTCTGTATCTGGTCTTTCTGCTGGTGTAACTGGTTCTCCAATACAATTTGATAGCAATACCTATACAATTGGAGGTGTTTCTGGAGTCGTTGGTGGTTGGTATCTCTCTGTAAGTTCTACAGAAAACTCTATCTACACAACCCTATCTACAAATACTACATACAACAACGTAAACTTTACTCCTACAACTTTTATTAAGAGAATTGCTGACGCAAGAGACTTGCAGGATAGAACTTTCCGTATTCGTCTTAAGATTGATAAGGATAAGACTAATCCTCTTCCTCGCGATCCTCTCTCTGGTTATGTCATGCAACCTTTGAATAGTGATACAACAACGTATAATCTAGATAAAACATTCTATATTTACGATATCGAAAAAACTCAAGAGTTTGAACGAGGTGTTACAGATGGAATCTACTACATTACCCTGCTATGTGCATCTATTGCACCTACAACTTCTAACTTCAACAACAGGAAGTTCTCTCAAAACGTCAACGAAGTGTATCCTACGTTTGACAGAGACAACCCTGTTGCTGACCCTGATGCTTCGGTATCCGTCGCTGACAATGAAACTATCGGTTTAGTATATGCTACTGATGGTGCATCACCTACACCTAATAAAGATCCTAAGCGTTCTATTACTAAAGAAGGAATCGAATTCCTTTTGACTGACAATGGTTGGACACAACCAGGCACAACTCCAAACTATGATTCTGTAAATAAGAGACTGTCTAATGTTGAATTAACAGCACGTTCTGGTGATGAAGAATCCAGAAAAATTAATATTCGTGAAAATAATGATGGAACAGTTGCTCCAATTCCAGTTGAGTTCAGAAGACACTCAATCCTTCGCTCAGGTAACCATACCTTTGAGTATCTTGGATTCGGTCCTGGTAACTACTCAACTGCATTCCCTCAGACTCAAGTAGAGACGCTATCTACAGACCAGATTAAGTTCTCTCAGTCTATTAAAGAAGAAGCAGGTGTTGCATTCTACTCAGGTCTTAACTCTAATGGTGACCTATTCATTGGTAACCAGGTAATCAACCCTGTTACGGGACAGATTACGAACGAAGATATTGCACAACTTAATGTTGTTGGTGAAGAGAATACAACGATTGAAACATTCTCTGAGTTGGTGTTGACTGATAAACTTACTGTTGTTGGTGGTGCATCTAACCAGTTAGAATCTATTTTCTCTGGTCCTGTTACTTTTGCTGGTCAAGTTTCTTCTACTAATAATATTACTGCTAAGAAGATTACTTATAATAACCAAGATGGTACGATCATCAAACAAACTCTACTTGCACCCGAAGATGCAAATGGATTCCCTGATTTCACCAACATTACTGGGTATGATACACCTTCTGATGGAGACTTAGTTTATAATACAAACTGGTCTCCTGGTAAGTCTCTTGGTTGGATTTATTATGCTGGAGATTGGAAAGAATTTGGTTTAACTGATACAAAACAAATTAACATTGCAACTCATAATGATTCAAATGGAGACCCTCAACAACATATGGGTCTTGGTATTGCAACTAGTGCAGATCATAGACTAAATGTTCTTGGTAATGTAAAAATTGATGGTAATTTACTTACCACAGGCACTGGTGGTATTGCTGCTGATAAGTACATCACAAGAACTTATCGTGCGGGTGATACCGATGAACCTAACGGTACTAGAACTATCTTCCCAATTACAACTTATACTGGTGGTGTTAAGCACACTGCAAGTTCTCTTCTTATTATGTTGAATGGTGTCGTACAAGTGGGTGGAACAGAAACTGAAGTAAATACAGATAGCGCAGCAAGTTACTATGTTGATAGTAATGGTCAAAACGTTGTGTTTGGTAGCACTGTTGGGGATGCTCCGTTATCTACTGACGTTCTTCATATTATTGAATTGCCTATCTAAATACTACTGGAGCATTATAGTACAAGATGTCACTTACTAGAATTCGTGGAAATCAAATTTCCACTGCTACATCTGGAGTTATTGACTCACTCTCATTCTTAGATGGTGAGAGTGTTTTAAGGATTCCTGTTGGTACTGAAGCACAGAGACCTGGATCTCCTGCTGTTGGTACGATGAGATATAATAGTGAAGCAAATAATGGTAATGGTTCAGCAGAAATTTATGTTGCCAATAATGGCACAGGAAGTCCTGGTTGGACACAAGTAGGTTCTGGTGGTGCATCTTTAGGTAAAGGTGGTGTTATTAGAAGTAATCCCGACTTTATTGATGAAAATATTAATGTTGACCCATCTCTTGATGATAAGTTCAAGAATGCATTTACTAGGGGTCCAATAGAAATTAGAGACGGTTTTACAGTTACTATTGCAGATACTGCTGATTGGGAAGTTTGGGGTGGTGAACCTGAAGATCCTGTTGCTGGTACAGTTCTTCAGTATTTTCATGCACAAACACCCGCAACACGTTACGATATCGTATCATCAACTTTGGGTGAATCTGGGTCAGTAATTCCCGATATGCAAGTATCTATCGTTCCAACAAGAAGTACCTCAAAAATTATTGTTGGTGCTCATATTTCTCATAATGGTAAGCATGTCACCTCATTTGGAGTTAATAGAGATGATTCTGCTCTCACTGCTGGTTTGCCAAGTTCTAATAACAGCAATAGTGTTTATGCCATAAAAACTACTTACAATGGTAATGATGTAAGTAATGAGATGTATGAGACATCATTTACATATGATGATACAAGTTTTACTGTAGGTGTTGCACAAATATATAAGATTACCGCAACTGCATCTTGGAGCAGTGATGCTCAAAGAACATTATTCATTAATGATAGAGATAGTAATGACATGAGAGGTATTTCTTCCATGTTTATTATGGAAATTATGGGTTAATTATAAATATTAAGGAGGATTGTTAAAAAGTCATGTCTAAAGTAAGATGTACGTCTATTAAAGGTCTTGGCGTTGCTGCTAGTGGTCCTGAGATTAACTTGAATAAGTTTTCTCATGGACAACCTTTAGATCTTCAAAATATTGGTATTACTGCTTCAGTGTTAACACTGGCAAATTGCAATTTTACGACATCAACCTCTACTACTATGAATGCGACTAATGTTGTTGCTAAAGGTAGAGGTCAAATGAATTTTAATGGTACTGAATTACTAATACCTACAGGAACAACTGCCGAAAGACCTACTACTGGGTTGCAGTTTGGTTCGATCCGAGTAAATAGTGAATTGGGACAGGTTGAAATGTACACAAATAAGCAGGGAACTCCTCAGTGGGAGAAACTGGGGTAATAAACTGTATAAATAACCAAAAGGGTAATATCTCAAGAATAGATTGCTATGTCACAACTTAAAGTTAATTCTATTAAGGGCATCAATGTTCCTGCATCGGGACCGCAAATTGATATTGGTAACACAGGAGATATTAATCTTAATAACTCTAATGTTACTGGTGTTACTACGGCAACCGCAACGACTGCGAACATTACTACCAATAATGTAACTACAGAAAATGTAACAACTTTGAATGTTACTAATACTCTGGACTTGCGTAATGCAGACCAGTTAATTGTTCCTTCAGGAACAAATGCTGAGAGACCTGCAACACCAAATGTTGGTACGATCCGATATAATACTGAAACTGGTAAACCAGAATTCTGGAATGGATCTACATGGAAAAATTTCACTATTCAAAGATTCAGTGAAGAAATTAGCTCAGGTTCTACTTGGAGTGTTCCTGCTGGTGTAACTTCTGTCGATGTTTTAGTAGTTGCTGGCGGCGGTGATGGCGGTTCAGGCACTGGCGGTGGTGGTGGTGCTGGTGGAGTTGTTTATGCTACTGGATTTGGTGTAACTCCTGGTGGGAGTGTTCCAATTTCTATTGGTGCAGGTGCTGCTGGTGGTGGTCAAGGTAGAGGTCGTAACGGTTCTAACAGCACCTTTGGCACCATCACTGCTAACGGTGGTGGCGGCGGTGGGTCTACTTACCCTCCTCAGCGTGCTGCTGGTCGCCCTGGCGGTTCAGGCGGTGGCGGTGCTCAACACCCAGCAGGTAGAAGTGGCAACGGTAGCGCAACTCAACCTGCAAGTCCATCAGGCGGCGGCGTTGGTTATGGCAATGCAGGTGCTCCAGGTGGCGAAGGCGGCGGCGGTGGCGCTGGTGGTAGAGGTTCAGGCAATCAGGGCGGTGTTGGTGTTACCATCACTGTTGGTGAAACTGACTATTCAGTAGGCGGCGGCGGTAGAGGTCAATCTCGTTCTCCTCAATCTGGAAATGGTGCTGGTGTTCCCTTTGGTGGCGGCGGTACTAACGGCACTGTTGGTCGTACTGGTATCGATGGCACTGGTGGCGGCGGTGGTGCTGGATGGGGGTTCAGTGGTGGACGCCGTGGCGCTGGTGGCGATGGTCGTATTTACATTTCATATCTGAACTGATTTCTTTCATTAAATTTATTATCAAATACTATGGCAAAACAATTCGGACAAGAACATTTCACTGTATCTAAAATTCATATTCATAACGACTACACTATAGACGTATATAAAAAACAATTTTATATCAGTAAGACAAGCGGCATAGAAATCATAATTGATGATGGTTCTATGTGGGAAGTTATTACACCAGATACAGATCTATCTGTATCGTATGCAAACTGTGAAGAATTATTTTGGGCAACTGATGAAGTAAAAGAGATTTGTAGCGAGCAGTTTGATGAAGAAACTGTTTCTGAGTGGAATGCAATGAGTGATGAAGAGAAACAGAATCAAATTAACAGGGATTGATTATTTAAAAGTTACTACTAGAATAACTCTACGTCTTCCTGACTTTAAGTTATTCATTCCATGATACAATTTACCGTCAAAGCAAGATACCTTTCCTTGCTTTGGCGTTATTTTTTGTAAAATTTTAACTTTATCATAATCATCTACAGAGTACATACATTCAGACATACCTTCACAAAAATATTTGTTGAATATTAATGTTTCTCCATCCTCGAAATCATCGTTAAGATATACAATTAAGTTCAAATGATCGAACTTATGGTCAATATGAGGTTCTGTAAAAGGATATGGTGTATTCCATCCGTAAGTACAATTCAAAGAAGACCTGTATATTTTTTGCATAGGTCTACCTAGTTGTGACTGACAATATCTTTCAACAATAGGGGTTACAAAATAATGTAAAGGAGAATTTGTATAAACTGGTGAGTCTTCTTCATCTTGCTCTGGCATTCTAGGATGAATAACATGAGAAAAGAATGGGAATAAATCTACTGTAGATTCTTTTTGATAATACCAAGAAAAATCTTGAGATAAGATCGATTTGTTTACGACTTCAAGTTCTTCTTCCGTTAAAAAGTTTTCAACTTCATGTACTAGACTGTGCATTATATGCTCCTAAAAGGTCAAAATTGATAATAATTCTTGTGCTATTTTCTGGAAGAGATGCGGCATGATATTGTCTGCCACAGAATAATAAAATTCTTCCTTTCTTTGGCGTAATTCTTGCAATTACATTTAGTTTTTCGTTTTCGTCAAAGTCATCTCCCATATCCATTTTATCAAATAAAACAGTATCTCCATCAGCATCATTTACATAGTAAAGACATACGAGATGATCTTCATCTTCAAGGTCTACATGAGGACTAGAGATTCCACTTTTTCCTGGTGATGGTACGGTTAAAAAACTTCTAGCATATACAATGTTATTAAGTTTATACCCAATATGCTCAGTTGCTATCTTGCAAATAGGAGCAATGATGTTAAAGATATCACCACATCGGATACCTTCTTCATTTAGAAATACATTTGCAAATCCAAAAAGGTGTTCCCATTGACCTCTCTTTTCTACCAAAGATTCTCTATATCTCCATGTCGGAGTATCTATTAGTGTTTTTTCTATTAAGTCTTGATATTCTTGCGATAGAAGATCATCATAAACTTTATAAACCCCAGGAATTTCTCTTACTTTAGTTGGATGTCTTGTCATTTTGCAACTCATACTTTAATTTTTGATACATCATTTCAAGTCTCATTACATCAGCAGAAATGATGACTATAGGATATTTAATTGCATCTTCTCCTGTCCCTACAGTTACATATCCTTGAACATTTATACCAATATTTGCTTGCTCTAAGTAATTAATGAACTCACTATCATGGAGATTGTATTCACTAATTGTTCTAGCATTATACTTATTAAGTAATTTAACCGCTAAGTCATGATGTCCATTTTCCTCTAAAAATCTACTAGCAGAAATAATACCTTCTTTTTGTTCTTCGCTGATTAGATTTGAAGAAACTTTACGATCTTCAACGTAATTTAACAATAAGTCCTTTGGAATTTCCTGTAGTTCTTTAATGTCCATAACAATTTAATGTGGTATAATATATAGTGTATGTTATGGATAACAGTATGGCGGATGCCTTGAAGTGGTATATGACATCTATGCCAGATGAATTGGTAGATATAGTTACAAACTCACTACAAACTTATGACGAACATTTCAAACCTGCTGTAACTACTGGCGGGGTGACTCTTGATATTCGTGATAGTAAAACTTTATGGATTGATCAGAGTCATTGGATTGTAGGCACATGTTGGCACTATATAATGATTGCTAACAGAGAAAATTTTCTATATGATATTGATAGGTTTGAAAATGGGACCGTTCAATATACATCCTATAATGTAGGTGAATATTACAACTGGCATGTAGATGGTGATATTACAACCTCATATGAATGTCGAAATACTTCTACAGACCAGTTTATTCAATCAAATACTGAAAAGAGTAGAAAACTTAGTTTTATTCTCCAACTTTCATCTGCTGAAGAGTATACTGGAGGTGAAGTCCAACTACAATTCAATGGTTCAGAATCATCTTTCTTACCTAAACAAAAAGGAACTATTTGTATCTTTGATAGTAGAACTTTGCACCGAGTTAAAAAAGTAACTGGCGGAAGACGAAAATCTTTAGTTGGTTGGGTTGAAGGACCGAGGTGGAGATAGATATGCCAGTTGCAAAAGATTGGTCGGTAATTAAACTACAGCAGTTATATGATCCTACAAAACTAATAGAAGATGTACCTTGGGAGAGAGGTAATTTCTCTTATGTTAGACCTGGTGTTGTAACTATTGATAGTGAAGAAGGTCAGGTAAGTGGTAGTTTTTCTCGCTACAATCATCCAAAATATAAAAAAATATTTTATCACATCAAAAATGTTGTGGAATCTGTAATTGGTGAGAAATTATATCCAACATACTATTTTGATAGATTTTATTTCAAAGGTAACGAATTAGCAAAGCATCGTGATAGAGAGGCATGTGAAATCAGTGTTTCTTATCATATCTGGGACAACCTTGATTATGATTGGCCGATATACTTTCAAGCAGATAATGATATCAAACCTGCTTCAATTGTGTGTAATCCTGGTGATGGTGTTCTATATCGTGGGATGCAATTAGATCATTGGAGAGAACCAATGGTAGGAAATCATAAATCCTGTTTTCATCAAGTGTTTTTTCATTATGTGAGAGCAAATGGCAACTGTGTTCACCATGCCTATGACAGTTGCAAATAGTGGCACATGGGGGTTGCGCTCCTCCTTTACCTATGCTATATTACATAGGTAATCAATCATAGGACCATGCCTCAATTCACTCTCATCTGTACCGATGAAGATTCTACAGTGACAACTAAAGAATTTGAAGCAACAATCCTAGAAGATGTTGTGGACAAAACAGAAGACTTCTTAAAGGGTGTTGGATATTGTTTTGAGGAACTTCACACTCAAGTATATCCAGTTCCAGAAAGCGATGATATTCGCTCTATCTACAAGGACGTAGACTAATACATATTACAGTGGTTTACTTTTACTTTAACATTCAAGACAATGGGTAAAACTTTTCGGCGTGGTGGTAACGAACGAGGTTACTATTCCCCTGGCAAATCTATCCGAGACAAACGTGCAAAAGGTGGAACTAATCGATCAAACTGGACAGATGAATCAAACTATGACGATTTCTCGAAAAACAAAAAAAGAAAGTTTGACTCCAAACGTGATGATGATGGAGGATGGTATGGAGGTCGATAATGAATTTGAAGAACTTTCATTTGATGATTCTTCTGAGGTAGATTACGACCTTGACTACACCTCACAATACTAATCTAATGGACTTTGAAAACGAATCACAAGACATTAAGTTCAACCGAGGACTTGATTTGTTTATTGAATCGGTACTTAAACCAGACAGTAAATTGCGTGAGTGTGCTCACAACCAAAAATGTTACACCGAACTGATGTATGTCCGTTCCTATGTTCTTGACTATCTAAAAACTCTAAGAAGAGACGACTGATGCAATTTTTACACTCACCAATCCTTGACAAGGATGAGAAGATGGTTCTAAAAGATGCGTTAATTTTGTATGTTTCGGACATACAAAAACGGTATTACGCTGATGGTGTGATTCCTGAAGATGCTTATCTGAGTAAGATGGAACGGGTGAAAGAAATTGTTGAAATTTTACATTTAAGTGAACTGTATCGCCAGTGACACTTTGCAAGGTGTCCACTATGCCTTGCCATCCTAAACAATCTATGCAATACTAATGATGTTGGAAAAAGAAATTCGCCTATTGAACAAAGTCATCAAGAAAGGTGAAAATGGAGAAGTCAGGTATTCTGACGAAGAACTACGCAAACTCAAGACAAAACGTCGCCAGTTAAAAGACTGGAAACAATCAGCAATCACTTCACAAAACAATGGATTCGGTCAGTATGTACGATGAAGACTTCAACGTTTCTTGGCAAGAAACTGATATGGTTCAAGTAGAGGAAGACGATTGGGTTTCTTCTATTCTCGGTTCTGAAGATGAGGTACTCAATGACATCTGCAACGCTTGAAAAAACTGAAGTTCAATGTGGTAAAAATTGCACATGGGTGACTGAATGGAGTAACTATGTTGGTGAAGAACGTCTCGGTAAAGTAAGATTTACTAAGACAAGATTCGGTATGCACAAAAGTTACCATGAAGACGGTAGACATTTACTCCTTGCAATGGATCTTTCTACTTGCATTGATATGACCTATTGGCATCTTAAGTGGGAACTTGATGGATACGATGGTTTTCAATCACAATATAGCAGTGTAGTTGGGGGCAAATTGTGATACTTTGGTATGGTAATTTCAAACTTGACGATGATACAGTTTTACCTCTAGTAGATAAACTCAAGAGTATCACTTCAACACGCGATAAACTCAACAAATTGCGTAGTTCTTATTACCTAACAAATGCACAACGTCCAGAAAGAATACTTGACTCTTTTTATGAAGAGATCATCAAAGGAGCAACTATTGACCTAGGAGTTCATCATCGTTCCCAATATAAAATACCATATTGGATGCAAGTCTACACTACTGATATGAAATCTCATCATGGTTATCATGACCACTTTGATGCAGACACCCAATTATCTTGGGTGCATTTTGTAAGACCAACTAAGGAAAAACGGTTTTGTTTTGTTGATTCAAATGGCAATAAAACTTTTCCAAATCAACAAAATGAAGGAGATTTTATTCTCTTTCCTAGTTGGGCACCACATGAAGTAGAAGTTAATACTAGTGATGACGAAAGAATAATTATTGCTGGCAATATTATGTTTAGTGCGTTAGACTTGATCGCACCTAATTCTGATGTGCTTCTTAAAACTTCTCGTAGACATAATGTAGAAGAAATTAAGAACGGACAAACTATTCACCTCTGGGTAACAACTGATTATGAAGGACTATGACCGTTGGCGTATTCTCTGGAAGAAAGAGAAGAAACCAGGATTCTTTGCAACTCAAGAAGTTGTAGTTTATGGAATGCACAACGTTGAATATGTAATCGACAACATTGTGCCAGAAAATGTAAACTGGGACGTTCTTCCCATGTGACAGTCAGCAAACTGGTCGGGCACCCTTGACGGGGTGCCTTTTTCGTGCCATACTATAAGAGTCAAAGGAAAAGCATGATTTTCGATTTTGAAACTGAGTATCATTGGGGTGCTCTCATCGTCAAACTTGTTCCTATGTTTGCCATGGATGTTTACAAAGCATCCGATGATGAGTTAGTATGGGTCTTTGATGTGAACAATCCCAAAAATGGTTATCATGTCCCCGCTCGTAATCTCTCCACCTATTCTTATTGATCATGCGTAAACCATTCCTTAAGTGGGCAGGCAACAAGTATAGAGTGCTAGACCATTTACTACCTCTGATTGGTACTGCAAAAACATATGTTGAACCATTCGCTGGTAGTTGTGCAACAGCATTGAATGTTGATGCTAAACGATATGTACTGAATGATATTAACCCTGACCTTATCAATCTTTATAAGTACCTGACTAACCCAAACGACGACAATTTCATCCCATATTGTGGTGACTTCTTTCGTCCTGAGAATAACGACAAGGAAGAATATATTGCACTTCGTAAGTATTTCAATGACAGCACTGATACACTAGAACGCTCACGTCTGTTTGTATATCTCAACCGTCACTGTTTCAATGGTCTGACTCGATATAATTCTGGTGGTGGGTTCAATGTTCCATTTGGTAAGATGAAGAACCCAATGTTACCTAGCACGGCAATGATGGACTTTCGTATGTATTTTCTCATGCGTAAGCATATCTTTGCTAACGTGCATTTTGATGACGGTCGTTTATATGCAGGACTAGGATCTGGTGATGTAGTATACCTAGACCCTCCCTATGTTCCTGCTTCTGATACTGCTAACTTCGCAAGTTATGCCAAGCAAGGATTCTCTTATGATGAGCAAGTTGCACTAGTAAAGAGAGCAGAATCTATTGCTAGTAAGGGTGCTAAAGTTATCGTTAGCAACCATGATACTGACGTTAGTAGAGAACTATACAAAAATGCAAAAATCTATTCGTTGCAGGTGTCCCGTAGCATCTCCGCCAAGGGCAGCAGCAGAAAAAAGGCAAACGAACTGATTGCTGTATACCAGTAGATTGAACTGTCCACCATCGCTTGCAAAGCACCTCAAAGGGTGCAATACTATAAGAGTCAAAGGAAACGATCAACCCCATGGCAACACACGCATCTCGCCGCACTGACAAGACTGGTAAGGATTTCGAGAACCTATGTGAATATATCTTGTGCCTCTCTGGTGTTAATGTAGAGGAGCAAGTAAATATCGGTTTGCGTCCTACTGGTGGTGCTCACAATGTAGACCTAATCGTTGATGAGGAAGTTATTATTTCTCTGAAATATCAGGACGTTGCTGGTACTGCTGAGGAGAAGATACCCTACGAGCAGATGTGTTTACAACACGCATGTGAGACCTATGGATATAAAAAAGCAGTCGTAGTCCTTGCTGGTCCTGGTTGGACACACGACGATTCTTATCGTGAAAATGTGTTTGGACAGTGGATGAATACTCCTGATGTTTCTATCATCAACTTCGACGAATTTCTTGATGAGTTTCAACTATGGGAAACCTTCCTGTCTGAAGTCCTGTGACAGTTGATTGAACTGTCCACTACCACTTGCAAAGCACCTTAAAAGGTGCAATACTATAAAAGTCAAAACAAACATCCATGACAGACCTCACCAAACTGGTAAAAGATATTGAGACGGGCAATCGTCCTTCCAATGACATTGACATCACTCAATTTTTCATTAAATTAAGTAATGGTGAATATGTTCCTGATATGAATACACGTATTCAGGTGCGTAATCGAGATCGTGATGTAGATTTTGTTGAGAGAACTGTTAATAAGATTAATAAAACTGGTGATAGAAGTAACCTTTCTACCCTGACTACTGTATTCTTTCCTAAGACAAATGTAGTAAAACTTCTCAACGGAAACCATACTGCTGAAATTGAGTTGTTGTTGGGACTGCGAAAAGCACTTGCTAACTCTATCAATTTTGATACAGAGTTGGGTGGTAAAATGTCACTGGCACGGCGTCTTGGTAATCTACTCAACCGTGAGGAAGTAGAACGCAATTCTACTTCTTCTGATGACGTAAGAGGAGAACTCTATGCAATCATGGACGAACGTATTGCTGAAGGAAAAGATGCAAAACCTTCAGAAGATGAACTTCAAGAACTAATCGATCTATATCCTTTTGTTAGTCGCTTAACAATTGGGCAATGGATTTCTTATCACGCTCAGGGTGGAAGCAGACGTTCTCCTTTGAAATCTTACTCAGGAGAAGAACTTAAGCAACAGAAAGAATTTTACACTAAGCAGAGAAAGTATCGTGATTATGTAATCCTGGCACCTCGTACACTTGGTGCATGGGAGAGTACAGGAGTTGCACAATCATTCATTCAATGTAAGAATGAAAATAAGACTAAGGTTCTTGTTCCATTCTATTGTGCTTCTGTTGCAGAGTCTGAAAAACTTGAGAAAGGCGAAGATGTAAAAATTGAAAACTTTTATAGGGAACTTGGTGAACACTTTAATCTTACATTTGAGGTTGATTTTCTGAGTTGTGAGTGACTTGTGACAGTCGCTGAACTGGTCTGGACCCCTTGACTGGGGTCCATTTTTATGCCATACTATAAGAGTCAAAGGAACGCCATTCAATGCAACTCCGTCCCCACCAGCAACGTGCCTTCGATGCTATGCAGGCGAACGATTGTGGTCAGGTGATCATCCCTACTGGCGGTGGTAAAACATATATTATGATTGCAGATGCTCTGCATCGTGCTGCACAGGGTCAAACCATTGTTGTTGTTGCTCCACGTATCTTGCTTGCTAATCAACTCTGTGAGGAGTTTATGCAGCACATCAGTGGCACCTGGACGCATGTCTGTCATGCACATAGTGGTGAGACTCACTACTTCAGCAGCACAAAACCTGAGAAGATTGCACTCTTCAATGATACTGCGCGTGCTGCAAAAGAGTCCTGCATTATATTCACCACCTATCATTCTCTGCACCGCGTTGTAGATAGTGGCATCAATATTGACACTATCTATTTTGACGAGGCACACAATGGTTGCGGTCGTCACTTCCACAAAGCAGTATTTGCCACGGCACAGTATGCCAAGCGTCGTTACTATTTCACTGCTACTCCTAAGAATGGTCGTGGTGTGAGTCTTTCGCGTGGCATGAATAACACCTCTGTTTATGGTCGCACTCTGTGCAATGTTCCTGCTGCTGAGTTGATCGCTGCTGGTGCAATCGTCCCCCCTAAAGTTGTTGCTTTCGAGACGAATCGCACTCGTAACAAGTACAACGCGCACGAGGTTGATGGTGACAACCTGAAGGATATGTTTGAGCAACTCGATGTATTCCAGAATCCTAAAGTTCTGGTGGCAGCACCATCTAGTAAAGTTCTGGGTAACATGCTTGGACAGACTGACATCCTTGAGTATTTCTATCGCAAGGGATATGACGTGATGCACATCACCAGCAAGTTTGGTGCTATCATCAACGACAAGAAAGTAGGACGCGAAGAGTTCTTCAACACGCTGCAATCGTGGGGTGCTGATGACTCTAAGAAGTTTGTGATCTTTCACTATTCTATTCTGTCTGAGGGTATCAATGTGCCAGGTCTGACACATACAATCTTGCTGCGTAATCTGCCCATCGTAGAGATGGCACAGACAATCGGTCGTGTTATCCGTGTGCATCAAGATGACCGCGCTGCTGTTGCTGAGGGTCGCATTCCTGCTGGTGCGTTTCATCTTTACAAGAAATCTGAGGGCATTGTTACTATGCCAACAGGTTACAAGATGGGCAACGCTATTGCACAAAGATTGCAGAACGTTGTTAACGCCATCTTCATCGAAGGTATTCCTCCCGTCGCATTCTGCTAATGACACCAACAACTGACTCCAACTGGTTTACACATACGTCTGACAAATTGTATGACCGACATTATTACACCATCAACAAACAACGATTCGATGATTATGATCAACTCAGACAGTATTGGTGGCAACAAATTATCACCAATCAAACTGTGATTGTCCATGACTATAAAAAGAAGAAGGGGTTTAGTTAGTATCACTTAGTCTTTTTTCCATAACGAGAGCAGCAGGCATGACCAAACACACCTGACAGACAGAATTATGGAAAAAACAGGTCTTTGCTCTAGTGGTGGCAAGGGTTTTCGGGCGGATTCGCTTCAAAGGTGACAGCATACCACCAACCAACCCAAACCAGTTGACGAACTGGACAAAACCCCTTGCCAAATGCCTCAAAATCTGCAATACTATAAGAGTCAAAGCAATGCAACCGATGCGAACCATCACCAAAGCACAAGCACTCCAACAGTTTAAGTACAATTGGATGACAACCAAATCAACAGATAAGGTCGCAAAACGTGAGGCATGGGGCATCTTCACTGATGAACTGTGCCGTGAAGGTTACATCACCATGAAAAAGTATGAGTCTTGGAGCAACCCTTTTTGATGAAGATTGACACAGTTGGTAGAGTCATAGGATCATTTCTTGTGGTCACTGCATATTTCATCATCCTACATGTTAACATATCATTAGGGGTGATTATGCAGTTTGTTGGTGATGCTATCTCGGTGCCATTCTTCATCCGTACTAAATCTTGGGATGTTGTAATCATGCTCGCGTTCCTGTTAATCATCTCATCTACTAAATTGCTACCAAACTAATGTCTTGGGGTCTCATTCCATGGTCCGAATCTATTCACAAAAAAATGACTTATCGTAAACTATTAGAGCAACTTCAATGCTGTCCTACTGAAACTCTCGATAAACCTGTGATGCTTTATAGTATTGCAAACGATGAGTTTATTCCTGCTTACATGACAGATTACACCACTGAAGATACTTCCGCGCATCCTAATCACCTCGTTATTACATACTGATGCTAGAACTTCCATCAGATTTTATACACACACCACCGAAAGGATTTTCTTATCATGTCAAAGAGTATAAGAAGACTATTGTTAGCATTTGGATTCGGAATCACGCTAGGTTTAGTTACACTCAAGATCCTGTCTTATCCATTTGGGGATTCTACAACATCAAAAAGCGAGAATACTTTGCACCCATCAATTCTAAGCGAGTTGGAGACAAAGTAGACATTAATCGCACCACTCCATACTCTGCCATGCAACTCAATCTAAGGGGGTTAGAGTTACTTTGGATGTGATGGGTGTGCCAGTCCCCTAAAGTGGCACACAGGCGCTTGCAAAGGGGTCTCAGTGCTGTATTATTAAAGAGTCAAAGGAAACGAACCAAAATGCGCTACAGAAACCCAGCAGGTCGCGAGTATTACTTCCCTGAGTCAATCTCTCGCGAAGAGGCACTCGAACGCATGGCACAGTATGCAAAGAAAGCAGAACAGAATGAGCGTTCTGGGCAACAACTATTCGACGACATGTTCGGAGGTTGATTGATATGAATGACCCTAAAGATGTGACTGATTCTCCTGAAGATTGGGAAGATTTCTGGGAGAATGAGGAACAACATCCTGAAGAAGATGATAATCAATTTGTCATCCTTCCAATTGACCCTAACAACATCATTTCTAACTAACATGTTTGACTCCACTCTTGACCTCTTCACATTCAACGAGACTGACGATCGTGCTGACATGATTGATACTATGGGAGAGACTTATTTCAAAGCAATGACAACTTGTGCAGCAGATAACCGCAATTTTGATGCAATTGCTTGCTATGAAGAGTGGGTAGTTGATGGTAAAGACCCTCAAGATGGTGGTGTAGAGATATTCTTCGCTCAAGATCTTACAGCAGAAAGAGAAGAGAATTAAACCCCGCGTGTGCCAGTTCCCAAAGAGCACACTATCACTTGCATTCCGCGCCCTAGGGTGCCATACTATAAGAGTCAAACAAACACACCTCATGCAACTCTCAAACTCCGTCTGTATCGTTGATTTCTTTCCTGAGGCATTCATCGCTGAGTCTGATGACATCAAAGGCATGAAAGTTGTCGTCAAACGTTTCAACAAGCGTGTGACATTCATTGATAACGGTGCCAAGTCTTACAGCACTGTGACAGCACTCACAGCACGTAATGAGTGGGCAGAGCGTATCGCTAGCGGTGCAACAGTTACTGACTACAACACCGACAAAATGCCTCGCTCTGAGTATGCTCCCATGGCATGTGTGGGGTGATTCCCCTCACTAACTACAAACTCTTATCTAACATCATGAACGCACAACTTGACATGTTAATGAGTCGCGAACAGTTGATGGGAGACATTGACTCTATCATCGATGATTTCTTTTATAGCAACTATAATGGAGATGTATCAGAAGCAGAAAAATTGGTGATGCTTCTATCTGATGCTGTCTGCAAGAACTTTCCCACTAACTAACATCATGCCAACTGACTTCCCCATCTACAAGAAACAACTTCCACAAATATGGTTGGAGGATGGTAAGTTCATCATCGAATCAGACTCGTTTCGTTATGTTATTGAAGATGATTTGAAACTGTTGTTTAAGTTGTGCAGACGCTTTAAGTCTGACGCTATCGCCCAAACTTACGCTACTAACTAACATCATGCTCAAAGGTCAAGTTCTCAGAGTCGTCGGACAAACTGCAAAGGGTGTTGATCCTAACATGTCACGATTAGACAAATTTCAAGTATTCTGTCGGGTATGTGATGGATTACTCGAAGATGGTAAAATCAGTGCTGCTAAACATTATTCATGGACCAACGTATTCTAACTCTTAACTAACACTCACTCACCTCATTCATTCAAATCATGAACTACACTCTCAAGCAACTTCAAGACAAAGTATCACGAATGATTGAACAACAGGGAGAAGATGCAGAATGTGCCGCATGGATTTACACCAAAGAGGACATTTATCGGGTTGATGAAGACGGAGAATTTGATTACTTTGCACTCGACAATCCCGAACTAGTTGAACGTGTCTTCGATGATGTTGGCAACATTGATTACATCTATACTGTCATTCAAGAGTGTGTAGATGAAGTCGTAGAAGAGCAAGTTATGCAACAACAGCAAGAGTTAGTGGAGGTACAATGAGAGTTACGCAATACTTACTGAGTGGAATCTGTGTTATCATGGGTCTTACTTGCTACCTACTATTCCTTGCGGAACGTGATAGTAAGATGATGAACTACTACGATTCAACCATTCAAACAACGCCATGAATAAGTATACTAAAGAACAACTAATCGATGCACTCTGTCGTGAGTGGGACTACCTTTGTCACGATGATCCTGACCCTGATGATGACACTCCCGAAGAATATCGTCTAAAGATGGAGTTACTCACTCTTGAAGAATTGATTGAAGAAACATCAACTACTGTCTATTGGTCAAACTGGTCAGGGGATGAAAATTACACACTTGACGAATTCATGGAGAACTGGAACTAATGGACAAGATTGATACACAGGGCATGAGTCTTCCTGGTGATGGTGATACTAACTCAGAACGTGAGTATCCTCCAATGCCAGTAAAGAAGCGCACTATCTTCACTGCCGAGGAGAGAATAGAACTCAAAGAGATAATTAATGAGGCACTGGATGAGCGTAACGACGCCAGACGCTAACCGCGAGACCTCTTGTGCCAGTTGGCGAACTGTACCCAAAATCGGGAAAACCCGTTGCAAGGGGCATCAGAACTGCTACAATTGATTCAAGACAAACAAAGGAACCGACATGACTGCCACCACCACCACCGCAAACGAGACCTTTAACGGTTGGGCAAACTACAAGACGTGGAACGCTTCGCTGTGGATTTCAAACGATGAGTTCCTTTACAACACTGCTCGCGCTTGTGTGACCTTCGCTGAGGACGGTGAGAGCGTATGGAGCAAGTTTCAACGCTGCATGACTGACGGACAGATCGGACGGATGCTAGGCAAGACTGAGGACGGTGTGGCATGGAACGATCCTGAGATTGATGCCGCTGAGATGGAAGAAATGATGCTAGACCTCTGAACAGAAAACCAGTTGAGACACTGGCACAAGACCCCTAGCAATCCACCCCAAAATCTGCAATAATACAATCATGAACAAAACGAATCAAATGCTTCTCAACAACTCCAAATTCATCGGTGCTCTTCAAGGGTTGCAATCCTTTGTCATGGAGACAGGTGCCGACGTTGATATGGCGTTTGATTGGGTATGTGACCAGGCACAAATCAACTCTTTTGCAGGTGATTTAGATGCCTTTGATTGCTTCTACGATGTATTCATGGAAGCATCAGAACCATGTGGACATGCGTGATATCTTCTCTGATTCTTTACAACAACTCTCAAACCTTTCTTTATACAAACCTATGACTACTTCAAACCCTTACGTTGATACCCTAATCGAAATGGGTTATGATAGACAAGACATCGAAGTTGCAGGTGCTATGTTTCAAAAACATACGTTCCCATGTGTTATCCATGGTCGTTCATTTGACACTGAAGAGCAATACTTTGCTGAACTACATGATTACTTCAATGGCATGTAAATGAAGCGTTTATAACACTTTAATCGCTTCACATTCTTTACTAAATCTTTTCATCATGCGTATTGCTCTTGCTGCTATCATCGTTATCTGTGGTGCTAACTTACTCATTGAGTTGCTAGATTCATCGATGATGGATGTTATTAACGAAAGAAACGAAACGATTCAACGCCAAATCGATGCCATGTGACAGTCGGACAACTGTACCCAAAATCGGGGTTTCCCGTTGCGCCCCCTCCCAAAACTGCTACAATACAGACAAGCGGGAAACGAAACCGCTAAACCTCTTCTCTCTCATCATGCGTAAGATCGAAACCCAAATGTGTGCCGCTATTCAGGCAAACATCAACTGGAGTAATGGTAACACTACTGTTCACTTCAACGAAGAATCTGGTGTCTCTATTGTACGTCTTCACGGTAACAAGATTGCCGAGGTTTCTGACAACGACATGACAATCTTCGATGGCGGTTGGCAGACAACAACAACTAAATCACGATTGAACGCACTATGTGATTACTTCTGTATTGCTGGTGAAGGTGTATTCCAAAAGAATTACAAATGGTTTGTTCGTAAGTTCACTGGACAATTGGGTGACAAAAAAGTATTCACGACAGAAGATTTCAACAACGGTTATATCTTCGCATGATTAAAACTAAGAAAGAGTGGGCATCAATCTATGCCCGCTTCTATACTATTGTCCTCGTACTTATCATTCTATAAATCATTAGTACATCATACTAATTGTTATCGATGCAATTGATCTTACCAGCACAACAAACTCCAATTGATTATAATATTCGTGTAGCAGATAACTACATGTCTCATGATTGGTGCGAACAACTTTATAATCAATTCACTCATACCCCTGGTAAAGTTGCAACGTTCCCTTGGTATTGTTCTCAAATACTTTATGATGATACACCTCAATCATCACTCAATTGTTCTCACTTACAAAACGTTCACTTCTCTCATAACTTCTATTCAGATGGTAATAGTTGTAGTGATCACGGTCACTTGATTCAACCACTCATAGATAACATTAATCCAGATATACTATACAGAGCAAAGGCAAATCTTACTACCTATAATGAACTTATAATTAAACATGGATATCATACAGATGAAGCATTCCCTGGTTTTACTTCTATCTTATTCCTCAATACTTGCGACGGTTCAACATCATTCAAATTTAATGACTCCATACAAGAAGTTGATGCTATCCAAGGCAGATTAGTTACCTTCGATAATAGAATACTACACAGTGGTTCAACTACTACTAACACCAATACTCGTGCTGTTATAGTCATTAATTATTACAAACATGAATATGCTTTACAATTAGGACCAGAACCAATTAGAATCACTGTACCTAACGATCAACCAACCTAATGTATACTTTCACTAAAGGACAACATGTTACTTACAAAGATTACAAAGGTGTTATTAACTTCATATCTGAGTATTACATAACTATCACTATCAGAGAGTATAACAAACCCGCACTTGAAGCAGAACATGCTAAATCAATGATTCGTCAGGTTAACTTATGCGTCTACCCAAACTTCTGGAAAGATATACATTTAACCTCTCCACAGGTTGTTAATACTTTTTCCACAGATAATGCGGAAATTGTGGAAAACATTAAATAAACTATTATGTGTGTTTAATCCCTCTCTAAATGTCTCAGAGAATTGTAGTCTAAGCACGCTTCCTAACAGATGTCAACCCCCTCTAATCACCTCGGAGATACTCTCATCACCATTGCTAATCATTCGCCTCACAGTGTCACATAGAGGCACTTGACAAACTCTCACTTATGCTCTATAATAACACTGTAAGGGTTCATACAAACCTCTTAGATCTTTAAGACTTATGCTGTATCAAATCTATGACAACTCACTAGTGCTGAGAGGTACTTTCGAGAGTATATACGACCTTGAAAGATATATCGATGGCATTCGGATTACCAGGGGAGAAGCATACCCAGAGACTCCGAGAATGTCGTGTTTCGATTATATTAAAACTATTCAATGGCACTGGGAATGTGTTGACAAATATGGCACTAGTGAGGTATAATTAGTGGGACACTAAGTAACACTTAGCGGCACTTAGTTGTTGTTACATTGGCAGTTATATTGGCCCCCTTAAATATAAAAAAGGCCACTACCCTAACCTACAAAGGTTCCCCTGAGCGATTGATATATAAAATCCTAAAATGTTTTCCACAGGTTCTAAAAAATTTTCTGAGATAAAAAATGGATGCTAAGACCCGCATAGAGAGACAAGACACGAGAGTATGGGCATTAGAGCAACTGATAAGGTTAGAGGCATTTCTAGACCCTAGGATGTACGAGTGTGCAGACTATTATGCTTCTGCGTATGCTTCTCAAGTTCGTGATGATCTATATACACTATGGGTTGAGTGGAAAGCAGAACATCCGTCAAACAATCCTCAGGTAATCAATCGTTTATAGAAGTTATGTCCCATAGATTCACAACAAGACTTGAAGAGGATGATTTTGGTGATCTAATCCTTAATATACCATATGAAGTATGTGAAGAGTTGGGATGGGATGTAGGAACTCTTTTAGACTATGATATCACCGAAGATGGAACATCATTTACCCTCCGAAAATCTAATGACGAGTGAAGAAATTTTTGAAGCGTTTAAAGACAATGCGAATGCTCATGAGATATTAAATGAGATTATTGTCAAACTTGGGAAGAGAATGCAATCAATAGAGGAAGCAATGCAAGAACTTCCCACACCAGACAAGACATATTATAAACCAAAGAACGCAGAGGATTATCTAACACTGTGTGAGAATTTGGATGTTATTTACGAACGATTAGAGAGGATAGAGAATGGCAGGGTGTAGGAACCAAGGAAATGCTTGTGAGGAATCTGATCACTGCACCCGCCGAAGACCACAGGCTGTAGCACCATCAGCAGGTGTTCCTGTAGAATATTCTGAGTATCCTATAACACAATTTCGTACAGGTAATTATAATATTCCTAACAGGACTGCTGATGCAGTGATGCATGATTCTATTTTTGTACCGTATGTACAGGGAGAGGATGGTCAACCTTCTGGACCTGCTGATGCGGCAACGGGCGGCAATTGTGGAAAAATAAGATATACAGGATGTTCTGGGGGATTTCTTGGTGGTGATTATGTTTATGATTGGTATCCTACTGAGTTATCATTTGATTGGCAATCATCAGATACTTGGATAGCATATCTTTATGATACTGGTAATTCAGGAGGAGTTGCAGGAGTACCTGTTTATTATCTTGAGACATGTACAACTACAAGTACTTCTACGACTCAGGGTACACCGAACGTTCCTGCATCGTCCACATCATCAACAACCAGTACAACAACATGTAAATTATGTACAGCACATACATGTTCACCCGCAACCACTGATTTAAAGTACACTTATAATGGTCAAGACCTTACTCAGGATCCTGACTGTCCATTTCCAGATTTATTTGGTATTGGTACAGAGAGTAATAAGATTGTATTTTCTTATGATTCATTATCAACAACATTATCTGATGGTGTAACAGATTTTGCCTTTTCTTTTAGTGGGGCAACTTATATTAATGTATATGATGCTGCATTAGGACTTGGTGCCGAGTATAATTCAGCACAAAATCCATGGCAAGTGGGCGACGAAAATTTCAATACATTTGAAATATTTGATAGCGATGTATTTGATAGTGAAGTTAAGTCTGGATTTAGGATAAAAGTAAGAATTGAACCTGTCATTGACGAAACTGGTGGTACTGCAGTGTTTACTGGCACTAAATGGACAGTATTAGAACTGATGAGTCCTGGACAGGGGTATGAAGTTGGTGATGTATATACATTAAATTATACACATGTACATCCAGATTTAACTGAATCTGTTTTAACTGTCGATATCAAGATCACTACCATTGGTCCTGTGCAAATTACCACAGGACAAGACGGTTTTGATGTAATGAGAACTAGTGATACCATCAATGGTCATACAATTCTCCGTGTTTATCATACAGATATTGATAATTTTCCTTATCATGTCGCGTATGTAGATGGTAATGGGAATGATTTTACGAAAGATACGCAATATACGTCTTCTAGAAACCATGTTATCACTGCAAAAGCGGGATATGGTATTGTAGATAGGGCATGTTTAGTCGGAAGATATGAATTTACGGAAAAATCTATTCAATATGTGACTGCAAGTTTTGATAAAAACAGTCCAGACGTGTTTAATAGCATTAGATTACCTGATGCAACCGCAATTATAACAAATGGTAAGGTTACTGGGTTTACTATTGACAATCCAGGCAAGAATTTAACTAGTTCTTTTCTAAATGGTCAAGATCCAATCCTTACTATTGGACCTCCTACTAATGAAAATGGTCAACCTGCCGTAGTTGAGGGCAATTTTATCGGTGGTCAACTATCTAGTATCAAAATTGTCAATGGTGGAACGCTTTATGACGCAAATGATCCGCCAAAATTGTATATTGCTAACACATATAAGGAAGTAACGACTCGATATAGCAATGATTCGTATGAACCTGATAAATTAGAGCGGTATTCTGGGTATTTTGACGCATATCCTGGTCCAGAAGACCCAAATGCCAGAGGTGATTTTAACGAAAGTGCGGATACGATACCTCAAGAGATTAGTTTTAGAACCAAACAGGAAAATATTGATATTAAGTTTGATAAAAGGCGTAAAAAGGCAGATGTTTTACCGCAATCTCTGTATAGTCAAGATAAAACCGCTCCATTATATCCCATTCTAATTCGTGATACGGATTTAAGGTATTTGGATAGACTAGACCACACTGATTTAGTCTCTGGTATTAGAGGTGAAGAGGCAGATCGTAAAACTAGAATATCAACTTTGATTGATGGTATCACTCAATACCAAGTTCCAGAGTATAATGTTACTCAAGAAGTTCTTGTTGAGACTGTGCAGGGAAGAGTTGGAGATTTGCCATATGGCACAGAGTTCACTAAATATATACTGAAGCAGTATCGTGCTGATCCATCAGAACGAACAACAATTAGTGTTACATTAAGTTGCAATCCAGTTGCACCTGGTGTTAATACTACTGTTTGTCCACCACCTGCACCGCCAATAGTACCGCCAACATCAGTAACAGATCCCACTACAGGTGCTACAAATAGTGCATCTACAACCTGTATAGTAACTGGTCCTCATGGTCCAGGATGTCTAGCATGGGAAGTATCAGGAGAGATGTTGTTTCTACATGATTTAACAAGATCTGCAGCAACTGTTGTATCTGCATCTAAAGCATTTGGCAATCCACTTTTACAGACATAGAATATGGCATCGGGAATTGGACTTTTTATGGGCACTTGCTCAGGGCATGGTTTAGGGGCAGGTTCTTCCCATCACCCTGGATTAGGAGGATCGATACTACCAGGGTGCCAAATGCCACCTTATGACCCTAAGATTGTACCTAAACCAGTACAACAAATGGATGCAGTCACTTCTTGGCTTCCTCATCCTCAATTGCCCCTAGGTGTTGCTAAGGCATTAGCTGCAAGAGTAGTTGTGAATGGCAATATTCCTATGGTGGACCAGGATATTCTTATTCCTCATCCAACACTAAATGTACACACAGTTTCATATACAGGCATCCCTAAGGGGTGTCCACCAGGAGTTACACCAAATCCTGCCCACTGGTGTACTTTCGGTATTACAGGTGGTAGAGAAGCGCCCGTAGGGCATGCTAGAAAGATTCTGGCAACTGCCAAGACAGTTTTTATAGGTAAAGTACGTGTTTCTAAGTTTGGAGATCCAATGGGAGATAGAACACCAGCATTTCCATGTAACTCTGTTGTTACTGGTTGCAGTCCTAACGTCTTTATTGAGATGAGTGGCGGCGGCATCACCTAATGTGCTATAATATAGGAGTCACTCAATAGAGCAACTATGGCAAAAATGAGGAAGTCCCTCTCGGGCAACAGTATGATTGAGTCATCTCCCAAAAAGACTCGTCAGGGTACAGGTAAACACACTAAATATGCTTCATCTTCCCGTAATGCAGCAAAGAAGCGTTATAGAGGTCAGGGAAAGTAGTCTAAATAGTACGATAGTGCTTAAATGGAATGGCTCTCAAACCAATTGGTGGTAAGAATGTAAAAAGATCCAAGTCTTTCAAAGATATTGGTATCTCTTTTTCCAGGAATTTATTTACTGATGATGTTTCTGCCGTAACCAACGAGAATTGCATAAAGCAGTCAGTCAAAAATCTTATTTTGACTACACCAGGAGAAAAACCATTCCAACCTTTAATCGGGTCCAGGGTTTACGAACTATTGTTCGAGCCTTTGGACCCTTTTACCGTTGATGCTATTCGTGATGAGGTAATAAATACAATTAAACAGTATGAACCTCGTGTTGAATTGACAAGTGTGGAGGTAACTCCAATCCTTGAAAACAATAATCTCCTTATTTCTATAGAATATAAGGTTGTTGGAGTTCCTATTGTCGAAGAGATCACGTTTGTATTACAAAAACCAGACTAATGCAACCAAATAATTTAACCGCACTAGACTTTGATGATATCAAAGCTTCTATTAAGTCATATCTGAGAACTAGAACAGAATTCTCGGATTATGACTTTGAGGGGTCTGCATTATCATATCTTATCGATACATTAGCATACAATAGTTATTACACAGCATTCAATGCAAACATGGCATTGAATGAAGCATTTTTACCTTCGTCAAGTGTTAGAGATAATATTGTAAAACTTGCTAAACTATTAAATTATACACCAAGATCTATTATTTGTTCAAAGGCATGTTTGAAACTAACAATTCAGACAATTGATGTCAATGGATTTTTCCCATCTTCAGTAACGTTGCCAAAAGGTCCTGTAGCAACTGGCGGTAATTATATTTGGAATGTTATTGATGATATCACTACAGAAGTTGATACATCTACTGGTATAGCAGAATTTGATAATTTAGAAGTTTATGAAGGTAGTTTGATTGAGTTTAATTATATCGTTAATACATTTGCAAATCAACGATATATCATCCAATCCCAAGATGCAGATGTTTCAACATTAAGTGTCAGGGTTAAACCTAACGAAACATCTACTAACTCAGACTTATACTCTAGAGTCAATAACATCACTGATTTGAATGCCAATACAAGAGCATATTTTCTTTCAGAAACTGATGATATGCGGTATGAGGTAAAATTTGGAGACGATAGTATTGGTAGATCTGTAAAGGACGGTGAGGTTGTTTCCCTACGTTATATGGTAACAGATGGACCAGATGCTAATGGTATTCAAGTATTTTCCTTTATTGGAAATATCAGAGATACTAATGGTCAAATATATTCTCCAAATGTAGTAGATATTGTTGTAAAATCTAAATCTGTTCTTGGTGATAATGCTGAAAGTGTTGAATCTATTAAGTATTATGCTCCAAGATATTACTCTGCCCAATATAGAGCAGTAACTGCTCAAGATTATGAGGTTATTACTAAAAATATTTACGATAATGCCGATGCTGTCGTTGCTTTTGGTGGTGACTCATTAAATCCTCCTGTATATGGAAAGGTTTATATTGTAGTTAAGACAAAAACTGGTTCTGACTTGAACGATCAAACAAAGAAAAGTTTGAGTAATCAACTCAGAAAGTATGCTATGGCGTCTATTGACCCAGTAATCGAAGACGTTGACAATATTTACATCAATCCTAAAATCTTTGTAAATTACGATACAGGTTGTGGTTCCAATACTTCTCAGATTAAATCTGACATTTCCAGGTCTATTTTAGATTGGGGTAGTCAATCAAAGATTAATAACTTTAATGCATCTTTTAGTACACAATCTTTTGAAAGAGCTATTGAACTTTCTAATAGTTGTATCACTGATGTGTCAACTCAATTAACATTATTGAGATATATTAAACCAAATACAAATCAAACAAACACATATTGCATTTCTACAGGATCCCCAATCTACAATAGTGCTCCATCATCAGATGATGGGGATACCAATTGTAAGAAGGAACCAGTAATTTTATCTGGACCTTTTAGAACTGCTGATAGACCAGGTGTCGATCAACAATTTGAAGATGATGGATATGGTAATCTAAGAACCTTTTACAATACAGGAAACAGAAAAGTTTACACAAATGACTCTGCAGGGACAGTAAATTACGCTACAGGTGAGATTTGTTTTGGACCTGTCAATATTATTGGTTCTGGTGGTAGTAATGCTGATGATGCTGATATTAGTATCACCGATTCTTCTACAGGATTAGGGTCTGTAGTCAACCCTGAGAACCTTCCTAGTGGTCTTCAACTGCCTGTGCAGGTCATTCCATCAAACAGTGCAGTTCTGCCTGCTACAACCCCTGGTACAATCATTAATATAATTAGTCCAGAAATTTCAGTAACCCCGATCGGGACACAGTTCCCATCGTCAATCCCACTAAATAGTTTGACGCCAGGTGCATTTAATGTAAGTCCAGTTGTTCTGGACATTCCGACGATTGACAATTCTGGTTCTCTTAATACATCCTCCTGTTTTACGTAGTTAGATGAATATCAATAAGGTCTCCAACGCAGTTTCTAATCAACTCCCAGACTTTATTCCATCGGAATATGAACTATTTGGAAAGTTTATACAGTATTACTACAAATCTCAAGAAAAAACGGGTTTAGGGCAAAATATTCTAAACAATTTTTTAGAATATCTTGATATTGATAAACTCGATATTGATATTCTTGACGGTGCTACTATTCTTGTAGAACCCATTGATAGTAGTGATACTACAATTACTGTTGAAAATATCGATAAGTTTTTACCTGAAAATGGTTCCATCAAAATTAATGATGAAGTCATTTTTTACGAGGGTATTTCTGGTTCACCAAATGTTTCTTTTAGACCTGGTGTATCATACGAACAGGTAAAAATTAAGCAGATTGAATTACAAAGTCCCCTTCGTAACTTTGATGGGACTGCACGTAGTTTTGCTCTCTTAAGCGAAGATAGGCCAGTAACACCCATCTCAGCACAACATCTACTTGTTCAAGTATATGGGGAGTATCTTGTACCTGGTATTGACTACGATATTTCTGGAACAAGTATTGTATTCACAGAAGCACCCAGAGCAGTATTAACTTCTGATAGTTCTGATCTCACCAGTATCAAGTACTTTAGTGGGTTTGTAGAAAATAATATTTTTGCTTTAAATGACATCTCTGCTAGTTTTGGAGATGGTAAAACTGAATTTCAAGTCACTCGTAATGGAAGTACGTTTATTCCTGAACTTGATGAATACGTTATTGCATACTACGATGGAACTCTTCTAACACCTAAAGTAAATTATGTATTTGATGATGATCTTTTAATCTTTAGGGGTATTGTTCCTCTAAAAGGTAGAAAACTTACATTATTTTATGTAGATGCTCCAATCCCATCTTTTGGTTCTGGTGCAGCTGCACATGCCAGAATTAATAATGAAGGAGAAATCACATCAATCAATATTGATGAAACTGGTAGTTCTTATAGATTTGATTATCCTCCTGCTATCAGTATTGATAGTGAAGAGGGCACTGCTGGTGCTGCCAAGGCACTTATCAACGGAGTTAAAAATCTCCAATTAATTTTTGGTGGAGTTGGTTATAGTGATACCAATCCTCCTATTGTAAATGTAGAGGCACCTACTCAAGAGGGTTCTACAGCAGCAAAACTTTCTGCAACTGTTGTTGGCGGCACAGTAACTGGATTAACATTAACAGATTCTGGTAGCGGTTATACTGCAGTTCCTAGAATTACATTCCAACAACCTGGTGGTGCTGTTGTAGAACCTCCTACCATAGTAAATGGTTCTATTTCGGGACAAATCGTAGTATCTTCTAGGGGTTCTGGGTACACTACAGCACCTGAAATTTATATTGATGAACCAACTGGCAATAACCCAATTAAAGCAAGTTTAGAGACTGAGATCACTAATGGCGAAGTTACTGCAGTAAATATTTTAAATTCGGGACAAGGTTACACTACTACTCCTAGAATTAAAATTATTGAACCTACTGGTGCTCAAGTTTTAGAGACAGTAGTCGATTCTGATGGACGTGTCATCACTATCGAAATTCTTGAGGGTGGTGCTGGATATGATGATGTACCTTCAGTTTATATTATTGACGACAGAACTGATGCTTCAACAGGTGCATATCTGGGTGGTAGTGGAGCACAAGCGGTAGCTTCTGTTTTTAATGGTAGAATTACTGATATTAATATCACTGAATTTGGTACAGGATATAGTCAGACCCAACCTCCTAAAGTTATCATTCAAAGTCCTCCTCAAGCTTCTGCATCAGTTGAAATTGGTATTAATGAAATTACTGGATTTGAAATTTTACAACCTGGTAGAGGATACTCTAAAGCACAGTTTTTAAATTGTGCTAGAGCAGCAAGTGGTATTACTGGTTATACTGAAGATGGCAATGCAATTTTTAGTAATAATACTGCTGCATCTGTTCATAATATTGGTGACACTACAACGTGCTTAGATGCAGTATTTGTAAAAAGACTTCTCGATAAGTATACTGAACAGTTCTTACCAAACGTTCCTGAATTAGATTACAAGAAGATTGATGTTCGTACAGCAATCAAAAATATTAAATCTTTTTATCAGACAAAAGGAACAACTTTTAGTATAGAATATCTGTTTAAACTTCTTTATGGTGAAACTATTGATGTTTCTTATCCTAAAGATCAAATTATTAAACCATCGGCAGCAACTTGGTCTATTAACACAATTTTGCGTGCAACGTTAGAAAGTGGTGATCCTAGGAATATTCAAGATGCATTAATTTCTCAAGTTGCAGATATTGCTGATGTTAATGTTCAAGATGCAAGTGCTCTTGTAGAAAATTATATTGCAATCAACACTGCAAATACTACCATCTATGAACTTGTTCTTTCTGAAGAAACTATCCAAGGAACGTTCGTAGTTCCTTATAAAACTAGACTAGCAGAACCTCTTGGAGAAGATGACAGTATTATTACTGTTGACTCTACTATTGGTTGGCCTGAAAGGAACGGTGAGTTTATTCTTGGTGGATCTGAAGTTGTTCGCTATAAAGAGAAATCTCTCAATCAGTTTATTGAGTGTACTCGTCTTTCTCCTGGTAGTATTGGTCTTAATCCCTATGTTTGGGATTCTGCCACAGAGGTAGTTTCTAACTTTAAAGTTGTATTGAACAGAGGAACTACTCAAGAAGTTGTAATGAATATTGTTGGTATCGTTGATGCACAACAAACAAATCTTACTGACACTGGTTCTTACTACTTACCAGGTGATAAACTAACTGTTGCTAAACTTGGTGGTACTGGTGAGCAACCATTACTGACTACTTGGTTATATAACGTCAAAAAACTCATTGAAGTTACAGGTATTACTTTTGGTGGGGTTGATGACAGATTTGCAACAGTAACATGTTCAAATAATCACGGTCTCTTGGTTGGAGACGAAGTTACGATTTATGGTGCTAATCCGATCATTTATAACGGAACGTTTGAAGTAACTTCTAGAGACAATGATACTGTATTCCAGTATCAGTTACCTCAAACTGCACTTGTTGCACCACAAGGTAATATTCTTGTTTCTGTTAACTTGAATAAAGGTAAGTCAACAAATACCCCAATCAATAACAGTATTTCTTCTTACACAACAAATATTCAGAACTCGTTCTTTAATGACAACTATGTGTATGTTGCATCTACTGGTATCCCCAACTATAATGTTGGTCCATTTGTAGGTTCTGCACTTCTTCCTGGCAACCAAAGAAAACTTAATAGATTTGTACAGAGTCCATCTACAATCTCTACAAAAAATGTAATTAGTCCTGGTCCTATTGGAACTTGGGTCAACGGTGTTTCTGTATGGTCTTATAAGTCAACATTATCAAAAACTTTCGGACCTATCACTAGCATAACCATTTCTAATGCTGGTCAGGATTATGATGCGGCATCACCTCCAAGTGCATCTATTACAGGTGGTGGGGGATCTGGCGCTACTGCAGAAGTTGTTGTAAATGGTTCTGTAAGCAGCATTAGTGTCGATACTGGTGGATCTGGTTATACTTCCTCTCCTCTTGTCTCTATTGTTGGTGGAGGCGGTTCTGGAGCGTCTGCAACTGCTATTATCACTAAAGGTAGTGTATCTAATATTCTGATTACTAGTGGTGGTACTGGATATACATCTCAACCAGAAATTACTATTGTTGGTGGTGGTGGTACTGGTGCTACTGGTACTGCATCTGTTAGAGGTCCTATTAAGTCTGTTAATTTGTCATCTGCAGGAAGTTCCTATATCTCCAGTCCAACTGTTACTGTAAGTTCTGGTGTCGGTGCTGTTGCTCAGGCAATTGTCAATAATGGTAGAATTATTTCTATTGCAATTATTTCGGGTGGATCTGGATATACTACTGCACCTGAGGTACAGATTCAAGGTATTGGTTTCGGTGCAAAAGCACAGGCAATTATTGATACTGAGGGTGAAAATGCTGGTAAAGTTACTAGTATTCAAATTGATAATAGAGGTATTAACTATACTCAAGGTACAACTGTTATTAATCTAACCTCTGTGGGGCAGGATGCAATTTTCTCTGCAAATGTATTCCAGTGGACATATAACTTACAAGAATCTGCTACTTTTGATGATTCTCAAGGTTCTGTTTTTGAAGGATATAATACTCAGTATGGAGGTGAATATGCTCACTTATCTAACCCTCAGAGACTTAGATACATCCTTGGTGACAATTTAATTAAAAATAATAGTGATGTTATCGTTGAGCAGGAAACTCAATTAGAGCACTCTCCTATTATTGGTTGGGCATTTGATGGAAACCCAATTTATGGACCATATGGTTACACAGACCCTACAGACCAATCTTCAAATATTACTAAAATCTCTTCTTCACACAGATTGAAAACTGATTTAGTTTTTGATGATATCACCAATCCTACCCCAGTAAGAACAGAGGGACCACTTCTCAGTACAGATGTTGCTGGTACTTATGTTGAAGACTATGAGTATGTATTCAATCTTGGTGATTTGGATCAATATAATGGGCGTTTTTGTAAGACACCTCAGTTCCCTAATGGTAGATATTGTTATTTTGTAACTATTGATAATACTGAAGCGGGTAATGCGGTATTCCCTTATGTTCTTGGTAGTGACTTTAACTCTGTTGTTGATTCTTGGAACTTAGATGAAGATGCAACTCAGCAAAATATCCCAAGAGGTGTTGTCCGTTATAGAGATCCATATCAAAATGTTGATATCGATGTTGAAAGAACACCTAATGCATCTACCAATTCCCTATCTCTAGAGAATGGAGATATTCTTCGCTTTGAAGTAGAAGATGAAAATAGAGATGGTGTCATCAGTCAGGACGAAACTGATGATCCTGATGAAATTCTAGAAGAACCTCCCCTTCAGATTTTTGATTACTTCCCTAAGGTAAAAACTGAATCCAAAGTTGATATTGAAGTTGAAACGATTAGTAGATTTGAAAATGCATCTATTACAGATTTTGTTGTTGAAAATGCTGGTACAAGTTATCAGGTAGATGACAAACTCATCTTTAATAATGATGGAACAGGTGGTTCTGGTGCTTCTGCTCGTGTTTCTAGGATTAAGGGCGAAACTATTAATAGTTTTGGATACCAATATCGTCAAGGATTGAATTACGGTCAAATTACAACAGAAGTTCCTCATACCTTGGAAGTCAATGATACTATTTTTGTTGATTATTCTGAAAATATTGAAACTACCAATAAAGAGTTTAGTGTAAGACAACTAAAAGGTATTGAAGAAGTTACTATTGACCAAACTGGTAGTGGGTATAATGAAGATATTCCTCCAACTATTGTAATTGATGGAGATGGAGAAAGTGCAGAACTAGAGGCAGTTGTAGATTCTATTGGATCTATTAAAACTGTTAATATTATTAATTCTGGAAATTCATACACTGAAAATCCAAGAGTAATTCTTTCACATCCTCAAATATTTAAAAAAGCAGATTACTTTATTGCAAAATTTGCTAATCAAGAAAATGTTAAGGTAAATGATATTTTTGTCAATCAAAATAAAGAAACCTTTATTTGCGGTTCCACTCCTGACGACAGCGGTAATACTGTAGCGTTTATTGCTAAATTGTCTGCTGGTGGTGTTAAAGAATGGGAAAAAACTCTTGAACTTACTAGTGGATTGAATTATGCAGAATTGCAAAAGATCTATGTTGAAGGTAATACTGTTTGGGTTGCTGGTATCAATAAGCCAAACAGCAGTATCTTAGGAGCATATAATCCTGATATTATTGTTGCTAAGTATAATCAGTCATCTGATGGGTTGAGTGCTACATTAGAATTCCAAAAGGCATATGCTGGAATTTCGGGTGCAAGTCGTTCTGACAACATTACTTCAATTATTGGAACAACTGATAATAGAGTTATTATTGGTGGTTTTACTAATACCAACTCACCTTATCCTTATGATGCATTTGTTGGTATCTTAGATTCTTCTGGAACATTTACGGTTAAGAGAAAAATTGTATCTTCAAATGGTAATGAAGAAATCAAAGATCTTCTTTTAGATTCTGCTGGTAATTTATATTTCCTCCTAGAAACTTCTACAAGTCAAAATGCTGGTGATAGAAACTTTGCTATTGGTAAAGCAACTATTACTAATACAGCAATAACAACGGTTTGGATTAATGAGATTACAAACAATGCATATTCATTCTTAGATATTTCTTTTGCGATTGATGAGTTTGATGACATATATGTCACCTCTACTCTTCAACTGAAGAGTGATGATACTACAAGAGACAGTTTCTGGGTTGGTAAGTACAACACATCTGGCAGTTTACTTTGGAATTATCGTTATGTTGCTCCTGGAAGAGATATCAATTTAGCACCCAAGTGTGTTCTTGATATTTTCAGCGAGTTAAATATCGCATTTACAAGAGTAGATAATGTTACAGACAAAAAGACTGTAGATTTAGTAAAACTTGATTATAAAGGTAAAATTGTAAATCATACAACTAATGACTTTACTGAAAATACCGTCGAAGGTATTACTGTAAACAGTATTGATGTAGATAACTCTGGTGATCCATACATCTTTGGTCAAACGTCTTGGAATAGAAATGAAGCAATCTTCACTTTTGATAGTGATTTGTCTGACACTACAACCCACCACACCTTAACTACACTTGGTTTAGGTGGATCTATTGAACGTGATACTGATGGATATTTGAAGATTTTCGGATTCCAAACAGGTGCATCTACTGTATTTGAAAATAGTGCTGCAAAGATTGCTGCAACTAGTTTGAGTAATGCTTTGCAAGATGATTTTGTCATCGAATTCCTTCTGTATAAAGATGCTGCTGGTAGTAATGCTGAGACATTATCTGCAGATAAGCAGTCTCTTATTGCTATTGGTGACGCTCAAAGCACTACTGGTGGTCTTTGGTTGTATTACAATACAGATGGAACTGCCAATGATGGTAGAATTGAAATGGTTGTTACTAACAATAGTACAATATTCTCTGGTGCTTCTGCTGCAACAGGTACAAACACTGGATTGTTTGCCGACGATACCTGGCAACTAATTTCTCTTAGAAAAGAATCAAATACATTTAAAGTATATGTGAATGGAATTGAGCAAATTTCTGCTACGATTTCAGATACTTCTCTTGGTTCTAAGGACATTCATATTGGTAATGTTCCTGGATTCCCTAGTGCAGGTGGATTTATTGAAGGTAATCAAGGTCAATTCTTTATTGACTCTTTAAGAATTCGTAATAGAGCAGTAACTGTAACCGCACCTAGCGATTTTGGAGATCCTTTGGCTCTTCCTGGCGCGGTTACAATTGCATTAGATCATACTTTTGTTGATACTGCATGGTTCACACAGCAACATGCCAGATATGATTATATTGATTATGAATCATTTGGATTGAAGGTTGATAAAAATTCTGATGTTACTAGAAGAGGTACATTCAACTCAAATACAAATTCAAACTATGGATTTACTAGAACTGCAGTAACTCCTGTAACTGGTGTTGCATTGACTATAGTCTCTGTTGGTTATGCTTTAGCAGAAGTTGGTTTCCAAACTTTAGACTTGAGCACTGCCATCACTACAATGTCTGAGGGTACGCTAAATCTTACTTATAGTAGAGACGTTTGGAGTTCTAGAACTGCAACTGTCCCTTCTCCTGGTTCTCAAAAATTAAAAGTAACTGCAAATGTTAGAAATCGTTATTACTTTAAGACATTTAATTTACTTAAGATTGATAATGTTCAAGAACTCACTATCAACCAGTCTTTCAACTTTACTGTTGGAGCAAAATTGGTCATTAAAAATGGTGCTTCTTTTGTCAATAGCGGTTATATCACACGAGTAGATTTCCCCAATAAAAAAGTATATGTTGCTATTAATAATAATTCTTGGACTAATGATGTCAATGTATATGAATTGTCAACAGAGCAGTTTGATGAGCAAAGCACATATAATATCGTTGGACCAGTTCCAAATGATGTAAATGAGATTGCACAAACATTCCCCGATATTGTAAACACTACTCCTGGAACATTTGATATTGATCTTGCAACGTTTGATGCCCCAGAAGAAATTGGTGGTACAAATAATTTAGATGAATATGCTAAGTTCAAATCCTATGCTGATAATGATTACAGTGTTAAGATTGTGGAAGTCAGTGGATCCTCAAGTTATGTTGTAGGTTCTGTCGTCACACTAACTTCAAGTGATGTATCTTTCAATTCGTCTAGTTCTACAGTACAAATTACAAATCTTACAGGTGTTTTAAAAATCACTTTGATTTCTAATCTTAGTAAGATTCTTCAAGTAACTGCTGTTAACAATAGCGATACAGTATATTGTGTCTCTGATGCTCTCCATTATTTGAGCGTGAGCGAGCAGATTTTTGTTGATGGTAATCCAAATGAGGAAGTTTCTGGTATTGTTTACGATGAGTACGATGGTTCTTTCCCTGTAGAAAGAGTTATTAGTCCAATTGAATTCACATACAAGTTACCCCAAAACGCAGTTAGTTCTCCTGCTACAACTGGTAGTAGTGTAACTGTATTAGTGAAGTCTCCTACATTGAAGATGTACTATGGACATCAATATTTGTTCAATTTGTCACACTCTTCAATGTTGGGTGGAAACCTCTCATTTGCTAAGGATCCTCTTTATAAGTTGGAATATTCATTCAACTCCATTGAACGTATCGGTACTCCTGGAGTTACTGGTCAAGGTGTTCCTACACCAACAGTTAAGTTTAAAGTTACTGAGGATGTAATTACAAATATCTCATATTATTTCGATCCCTCTAGACCTGGAGCGGCGGATTCTCCTGTCATTTCCGATAGTTATCTAGACGTTACATTTTCACCATATGTTGGTACGTTTACTGTAGATTCTACTTCTGGCGGTACAATTACTACTGGTGATAATACATTCCAGTTTATACTTCCAAATCAACCAGAAGCTGCTGCTACTATCGCAAATGCTTCTTATAGCACTAGTTCTAAAAAAGCAGTCGGTGCTATTTCAAATATTCGTATTGTCAATCCTGGTGGATTCTATACAAAATTACCTATTGTCTCTTCTATCGAATCTAATAGAAAAATTGAAAGAGTTGAGATTAATGAACCTGGAACTGAATATGCTGTAGGAACTTACAGAGGTGTTCCTATTTCGGGTGATGGTGAAGGTGGAATTGTTCAAATTGCTGTTGCCGATGGTACAGATGAAGAAGGTGTATTGATCCCTGGTCAAATTCAATCTGTTGTAGTCACTAGTCCTGGTAAAGGATATACTGTAGCTAATATTGATATCGAAGCAATCAGTGGTATCCTTGGGTCGGGACTTACTGGTTCTGGTGCAGAACTGAATGTTATTATTCCTGCGTCTGGATCTGGTGCCTCACTCTTTACTCTTGGTGAAGAAATTGGTAAAATTAAAAATCTGAAGAATAATAACTTCGGTTTTGATTATTCTCATGATTATACCTTACGACCAGAAATTTCTTTCCCAATCAACGCTCAGTTGACTGCTACTAGTATTCTTGACAGTATTACTGTTACTGATCCTGGTTCTGGATATACTCAAGCACCTACTGTTGTTATTTCTGGTGGTGGTGGTACTGGTGCTGTTGCAGTATCAACAATTAAAAATGGCAGACTCTTTGCCATCGAGGTTAAAGATCCTGGGTCAGGTTATTCTTCACAACCTCAGGTCAATCTCAAGTCGTCTTTCAATTATGTTATAAACATTGACTTGGGTCTCCTGCAGTTTGCTTTCCCTCATGGTATTCAAAATGGTTCTGAAGTTACTCTAAATGTCACTGATACTGGTGAGGGACTTGATTTCCCTCTCGCAGCTGGTGCTATTGGTAGACTTAATGGGTCCAATACTTATTATGCAATTGCTGGAGCAGCAAACTCTTTGGAGGATGATCAATTAAAACTTGCTATTACTTCTGCAAACGCAGAACTTGGTGATGCAATCTCTTATGTTAATGCTGGTACTGGTCGTCAATCGGTTCTTACTGAATCTTTTGGTGGTGCAGCAGAAGCAAATGTTATCACTTCTACCTTCCTAGAAGGTGAATTGGTTTATCAGGGTGATACTCTAGAAAATGCTACTGCACAGGGTTATGTTTCTACAAACTCTGGTTGGCAAGTAGGACCTAGAATCCTGAAAATGATTAACTATACAGGAACATTTACTGTAGGTCAAACTATTACTGGTGTCATCTCCAAGTCTTCTGGTGTCATATCCAAACTTAAGATTGCTAGAGGTGTCCTAGAAGTTGGATCTATTACTAAGACCACTGGACAATTTGTTGATGATGTTGGCAAACCTTCAGAAATCATTCAAAAGATTCAAGACTCTTACTATTATCAGGACTTCTCTTATGCCGTTAAGTCTTCTGTCTCTATTAGTGAATGGAAAGATGTTCTGGTTAGAAATGTACACCCTGCATCCTTTAAGGTATTTGGTGAACTTTCGATTAGCGACTTTACTACAATTCCTAATAAAGAAACTATTGGCATCAAATGCAACTATTTCTGCTGGTTCTATCGTAAAAGGAGTATCTTCTGGTGCAAGTGGTTTAGTTGTTGATGCTGAATCAGCAGACGATCACATTCAACTGTATCATGTTTCAGGTTATTTTGAATCTGGTGAAATGGTGACAGTTGATGGTATTAATTTAGATACTATTGAAAAAGTATATGATTATGCTTATTCGGATGCAAGACAATTCCTTACTAGAGACGAAAATACTAATGCTATTGAGTTTACTGGTGATGTAGTTTTACAAGATGAACTACAACTTCAAGGTCTATCGTTTACATATCAAAATCTCGACGGTAATGTAACTGGCACATCTTTAGATGTTGCGGGTACAGGATATATTAGCGGTACTAATATTACTGCCACTGGTGGTGACGGTACTGGGTTGACGGTTGATATTACTGCGAGCAGCGGCACGATTTCATCTGCAGTCGTTAATACTGCGGGTTCTGGATATTCAGTTGGCAATTCTGTTACTGTTGCAAACTCTAGAAGCACTGGTGTTAATACATTAGGTACTATTGCTACTGCAGGCACTGGATATACTGCTACTACTGGACTTGCAACAACTTCAGCTGGTTCTGGTACTGGTCTTATTGTTGATATTACTGCGGATGCTAGTGGTGCCGTTCAAACAGTAGCAGTCAATTCTTCATCATTGTCAGATGGTAGTGGATATGCAAATAGCGAAGTGATTACGATCACAAACGTTAATGCAAGTGGTATTGCTACTATTGACACCATTGGTGCTGCAGATGCTTCAAGAACTGCTGGTACATATACAATCGGTGCTTCCGATTACACCACAGATTCTGCTTCTGGTACTGGAGCAGAATTCTCAATTGTTGTTGATGGTACAGGTGCTGCAACAGTTACTATCACCACTGATGGTTTGACTTATGTTGTAGATGATACTTTTACTGTACAAGATGCTCAACTTGGTGGCGGCGGTGGTGCTGCTCTGACCTTTGATGTTGCATCTCTGCATGGTAATGGATGTACAGTTCCTGTATCTGCGATTCATGGCAATGGACAGACTCTACAAATTACTGCAATCGGAAATTCCAGTATCGTCGGTCTCAATTCAAATTTTGCTGCAGATCTTCGTCCTGGTGATAGAATTTTCTTTAGTAAAACTGAATATGTGGATGTTGATTTTGTTTCTACTAATAATCTTACTGGAACTGGACCAGAGTATATCTTCGACTACTCTGCACAAAGAGTAAACATTACTCCCCCTTCTGCAAACTTTCCTACTGCTGGAGATTACAATACATTAATTCGTTATAGAGCACAACTTTCTGGAAATGAAGAAAACTCAGATCTTCTGACCAGAATGCCTAAGGGATATATCAAATCAATTTCTGACGAGTCTATGACAGTTAGAAGAACTTTTGATTCTCAAACTGTCTCTGCGAACTCAGTATCTATTACTCTACCAGAAAATGAACAATTCTCTGCGATCTCTGAGGTAAATTATTCATTCACGGTTCTTGCATCAACTAATGGTTCGTATCCAGTAGGTGCTCAAATTCCTATTGATACTACCAATAGCGGAAATTTAGGATATACTATCTTCACTTCTTCTGATAGAACTACCATTCAGATTAATAATCTGACTAGTATCACATCAATTAAAGTTACTGCTACCATTTCTAAAAATGTTACTCAGAGAAAGACAAAATCTTCTCAGAAAATGTTTGTCTTGAAAGTTACAAGAACTATTCAAGACTTAGATAAGCAAAATTATAACCTTGCTTATCTTAATATTTACGGTACTAGAATTGAAGACCAAGAAATATCTTTAGGTCTTAAGGATGCATTTAATTTGCATGCTGTTTATGAGTCTTTGGACGATAATGATCCAGTAATTCCATCAGTAACCTTAGTAGAACCCAAGTTCTTTGAGGTAGGTTCAATTGTTACTGGTAAAACTTCTAAAGCTAGAGCAAAAGTAGTTGAATTTGCATCTGGTTCTTTACAACTTTCTGTTGTATATCTTAGTGGTCAATTTGTTTTGGGAGAAACTGTCACTGGTTTTGATAGTAACGGTGATATCCTTACAGGTATTATTAACGATGCTGATGGTTCTGTAGTTATAGGTTCTAAAGTAGTTACTGATAGATATTTCTTACAACCAGGACAGACTGGATTTATGTATGATTGTTCTAGAGTCATCCGTAAGAAAGGAACTCCCACTCCTATTAGAAAATTAAAAGTAGTTTTAGATTATTACAGTCACTCTGCTACTGGAGATTATTTCGGTGGTCAGTCTTACTTAGACACTGTATATGAAGACATTCCTGATTTTGAAGATAAGTATCTTGCAGATTACTTGGATTTCCGTCCTGGTATTAAAAACTTATTTAATGGTACTGGCACTGTTTCATCTCCAGCATTTGTAAACTGTTCTACGTTTGACTTTAAATCAAGAGTGTTTAACGTAAGTGGCACTCCTACAGCAACTGTATTTGATATTCCTAAGTTGAATAGCGACTTCCGTTGCGATTATGATTGGTATCTTGCTAGGGTTGATAAATTATATCTTGACGAGAATGGTGATTTCCAAGTAGTTAAAGGTAAGTCTGCAGAAGTTCCTAATGAACCAGATGATCTTCAGAATGCAATGCTACTTGCAATTCTTCGTCACCAACCATATGGATTTAATCCAGAAAAAGATGTTGCCATTGAAAAGTCTGATAATAGACGTTATACAATGCGAGACATTGGTAAAATTGAGAATAGATTGAATCAAGTTGAGTATTATACATCACTTAACATGTTGGAAAGTGATACAATGAATCTTAGCATCACCGATGCTAATGGTAATAATCGCCTTAAGAATGGATTCTTTGTAGATGACTTTACAAATCAGTCTATGTCAGCAATGAATCTAGAAGACTTTGGTGCTTCTCTAGATTTTGTTGAAGGGACATGTCATCCTTCACATTACACAACCAATATTGCATTAGTTGTAAATGATAATTTAAGTTCTGGGACGCAGACAACTGGTCCTATCATTACTTTACCATACACAGAGTCGTTGATTATTGATCAACCCTATGCGTCTCGTGTAGAGAATGTCAACCCATTCAACGTCTTCACATATATTGGTCGTATTGATTTAACACCATCTTCAGATGATTGGATTGATACAACTAGAGTTCCTGCTTTAGTTACTAATGTTGAAGGAAACTTTGAATCTACGCTCGTGGCACAAGGAGCAGGCAACGATGGGTTTGCACCTGTTCAATGGGGTTCTTGGAGAACAACTTGGAGACGTAGAAGACGTAGAACCAGGACAGTTAACACTAGACGCCGTTCTAACTGGGGAAGAGGAAGAGCAACTGATAGAATTACAAGAGTTACGACTACCAGAAGACAAACTAGAGAGGGTATTAGAACTCAAGTTGTACCTAGAATTGATAATGTTTCTCAGGGTGATAGTATCATCGCACAGACATCGATTCCTTTCATTCGTTCTAGGAATATCGATGTAAATATTGCCAGAATGAAACCAAGAACTTCGTTCTATGCATTCTTTGATGGTAAAAATATCGATGATTACATTGTTCCTAAGATTCTTGAAGTTGTAAAAGATTCTTCAGTTGATGCTAGAACTAATGCTACCCCGTTTGTTGTTGGTGAAACTGTTACTGGACTAACTTCTGGTATTCAATTCAGAGTCTCTGCTCCTAATGATCATTACGTATTTAATCCATACGATGATGCAGATATGCCTTCGTCATATGCATCTACAACTAATTTTATTAACGTAGATAGTCTTGCTTTAGCAGCACAAGCTCAAGGTGAATATTATGGTAATGTTCAAGTCGGAGAAGTTCTTCAGGGGGCGTCTGGTGCTACGGCAGTTGTTGCTAACAGAAGAATTATCTCAGATAGATTGGGACAATTTAGAGGTTCGTTATTCATTCCAGATCCCAGTGTAGATTCTAATCCTAGATGGCAAACTGGTGCTAGAACTCTTCGTTTCACAACTAATGAGAATGATAGCAGACTTGCTGGCGCAGTTGCTTCTTCTGCAGAAGTTGAGTATGAAGCATCTGGTACTTTGAATACATTAAGAGAAAACGTTCTTGCTGTTCGTAATGCTGATATCGTTCGTGATACAGTAACTCAAAGAAGAACTCTTCGTACAACTCGTACAAACCGCCGTCAAGTTGGTTGGTGGGATCCTCTAGCACAATCATTCCTTATTGAAGAGCAAGGTGGTGTATTCGTAACATCCGTTGAGGTTTACTTTAATGCTAAGGATGATAATATTCCCATCTCTATGCAGATTCGTACAATGGAAAATGGTTATCCAACAACAACCATTCTTCCCTTCTCTGATGTTACTATTACACCAGTTGATATTCAAACATCAGAAACTGGTGCAATCGCAACCAAGTTTGTATTTAGAGCACCTGTTTACATCCCAGAATCCATCGAACATTGCTTTGTTCTATTCTCAGACTCTAACGAGTATCAGGTTTGGATTTCTAGAATGGGTGAACTAGATATTTCTGGTGATAGAACAATCTCTGAGCAACCTTATGCTGGTGTATTGTTCAAATCACAGAACGCAACTACTTGGACAGCAGACCAGTACGAGGATCTTAAGTTCTCTCTGTATAAAGCAGCATTTGACACTACAACACAGTCTACTATTGTTTTAAATAACGCTGAGTTGAATATTGGTAATGCTGGCAGACTGAGACTCCCCGTTGATCCTGTTCAAACATTCCAACCTGAATTGCAATTGGTTACTAATTCAACATCAATTAACTATACTATTGGTGCTAGAATTTACCAGAAGACGACTTTGGCAGAGGGTACTATTATCAAGTTTACCGAAAGTGCTGGTGGTAACATTGTTACTATCAATGATATTTCTGGTAGTTGGCAGCAAGGTTCTGATACTGGTGGTGCCATCCTTAATAGAATCGTTTCATCTAAGACATTAGCAACAATGATTGTTGCTGGTGCATCTGGTGACTTTGAAGTTGGTGAAACAATTACTGGTAACTCAGCAACTGCTCCTACTGCAGAAGTTGTTTCTTGGGATAGTGGAACTAATACGTTAACACTTAAGTATGTCTCTACAGTCTTTACTGTTAGTACTGAAACTATTAGTGGTGGAAACACTACGGTAACTGCAACTGTAGATTCAATCACATATTCTGGTGATGCAACATCAGGTTCGCCTCTTGCTGTAAATGATGCCTTTGTAAGCACAAGTCCGACATATACCACAGGTCAAAGAAAGGTTAGAGTTCGCCACAGAAATCATGGTATGCATGATGTTGATAACAACGTCGAAATTATTAATGTTCAATCTGAAGTTAGTGAGACGTATTTGACTTCTTCAATTTCCAATTCGGATACTACAATCTCGGTTAATGATGCTTTGGCATTCCACCAAAGAATCAATGGTGGATCTGTTGGAACATCCAATCCTGGATTTATTAAAATTGAAAATGAAATTATTTCTTACTCAGCAATTAGTGGTGATGGTAAAACCATTACTGTATATGAAAGAGGAGTTGGATCTACCACTGCTGCAGCACATGCCGATGAATCTATCGTTGAGTGCTATAATCTTGACGGCATTCCTCTAACAGAGATTAATAAAACGCACATTGGAATCTCATCTCCAACTTTAGATTCTTACGATGTCACTACTACTTCTATTAGTAGTAGGGGTATAAATGCTGGTGGTATCAATGTAGTTGCTACGCAAAATATTCAATATGAAATTCTTGCTCCACAATTACAAACACTGGTTATGCCCAATACAAGTCTCAATGCTAGGGTTAATACTGTAAGTGGTTCATCTATTAATGATGGCGAAACTTCTACTCAAAATTCCTTTGTCAATGATGGATTGTTTAATGACATCTTATTAGAAGATGATAATTACTTTGATGCTCCTCAAATTATTTGTTCTAAGGCAAATGAAGATGCTGAACTTGGTGGTGCTAAGTCATTTAGAATGGATGTAGCAATGGCAAGTGAGAATCCTAATCTCTCTCCTGTTTTTGACACAGATCGGATGTCAGCAACTCTAATTAGTAGCAGAATTAATAGTCCTGCTAATGCTAACTCAGCATTGCTCCCAACAGGTGACGAACATGATGCAGTTTACATCAGTAAAATTGCAGCACTAACAAACCCATCAACGTCAATTAAGTTGATGTTCTCTGGGTATCGTCCTCCTAACACATTCATTAAACCACTATATAGAGTGTTACCGAAAGGTTCGACTGAATCTATTGAAAATCTAGGATTCCAGTACTTCCCAACAACGGAAGCTACAATTCCTTCAACTGAGGAGGAAGAAGTCTATAGAGATTATGAATACGAGGTAACAGGATTGGATTATACTCAATATCAGATTAAAATTCTTCTGATATCTTCTAACCAAGCGTATACACCAATCATTAAAGATCTTCGTGGAATCGCTCTTGCTGTATAATGAGTCAACTACCTGTAAAAGGGCATGATGATTGGTATCGAGACTCCCAGAAAGGGAGTTTTGATAATTCCAATAGTGCCGAATATAATAAATTTATGTCAGCATATCAAGCTAGACAAAAAGAGTCTGAAGAAAAAGAGGCTTTACAAAAGGATGTTTATCAGTTAAAATCTGATATGAGTGAGATCAAGTCTCTCTTACTAACGTTAGTTCAAAATCGAGAAACACATTATGACAATTGAAAAAGTATCTCAAGATGAAATGCTTGTGCAATTCAAAGAACGATATTCAAAACTGATTGATGAAAATCAGAAGATGGCATCACAAATTAAGGAAAACGAAGTTCAAGCATTGAAACTCCAAGGTGCTATTGAAACTCTTGAATACTATAATACTCAAGAAGAAACTGCTTCAAATCCTCCAGATGAAGACGAAACAGAAGAATAATTACTAGGGGGACTACGGTCCTCTTTTTTATTGCATATAAATAACTCAGAAGCGTAATCTCTCACCTTTTCGGGAATGGCAAATAGAATTCAGTTAAGACGTGGCTCGGCTACGCAGTGGAGCAATTCAAATCCTACGCTGGCGCAAGGCGAATTAGGAATTGAACTCGATACAGGCCGTATCAAAATCGGTGATGGTGTTACTGCATGGAACTCACTTAGGTATGAAAGACCTATTGAATCAGTTTCTGCTACGGCAAATACATTGGTTCAGCGTGACGCTGATGGCAATTTTGCTGCAGGTACAGTAACAGCAACTCTTATTGGTAATGCTTCAACATCAGATCGTCTTTCTTCTACTAGACAAGTTTCACTTACGGGCGACTTAACTGGTTCTAATACCTTTGATGGTGGTGCAAACCTTCCTATCAATGCAGAACTTTCACGTATTACTACGCTACCTCATTATTCTAGTGAAAATACTGAGGCAACAGGAACTTATACTAAAGTAGTAGTTGACTCTAAAGGTAGAATTACTAATGCTTCTAATCCAACTACTATTCAAGACTATGGTTTAGATACCAGCATTGCAGGAACAGGTGCTCAACCATATGATTTAGACCTTGCTGCAATCACCAATCTTACTGACGGTGCTGCTGGTTTCGGTCTTATTTCTAGAACATCTACTGGCAATATTACTGTTAGAGATATTGTAACCGCATCTACTCAACGTATTGTTGTTAATAATGGCGATGGTATTAATGGTAATCCAGAAATTGACTTAGGTCTTACTACGGTTGTTCCAGATACATCATCATTTTCTCAGGGTTTATATAATACAGAAAGTCTTACATCTGTAAATTCTGTTGGCGCAAATGGAGAACTTCTTGGTACTGAAACTGTAAACACAATTAAATTTACAGTAGATAAGTACGGTCGTCTTCAAAGTGCAACAAATGTGCCTATCGCTACTGCTACCGAGGGTAGTAAGTATGCTAACTATGATGCAGGCACTGCTTATTCTAGATATGCAATCATTCAGAATGCATCAAAAGTCTACCAAGCGATTGCAGACATCGGTGCTGGTGTTGGTGCTCCTACTCATTCCAGTGGTGATACTGGATCATGGCGTTACCTCGCGGCTGAGGCAACGGAACAGAAGGGACTGGCTAGTTTTGCACAGGAAGATTTCGACGTTGACAGCAACGGGCATGTCACAATCGCCGCAGTAGGTGTTGATAATACACAATTACAAAATAATAGAATTTCTTTTGCTGATGGAACTACAAAAGAAGATTTTGAACTTGATCAAGAACTTACTGCAACCTCTGGATACAGAGGATTCAATTATCTTAACTATATTAAAGTTAATGACGTTAGCGGTAATCTACTCGTTGGCGCTAATAATACGGGGGACAGCGGAGCTGGCGAACTTGATGTTAATGTACGGTCGTACTTCTCTGACGCTGATATTACTCTTGACGGCGCTCTTAATCAGACACTGGATAAGACTGGGGATGGTAACCTTACCTTCCAGTTAAGTCAGAATACTGCTACAGATAGAAACTTTAACATTCTGACAACTAATGCTGGTTCTGGATCCAGCAACATTATTATTACTGCAGAAGATTTAGTTGAAATTAATGCCTCTGAGGGAAGTGGTAAAGTCACTGTAGAAAACGCAAGATTCCAAGCAAACTACATTGCCACAGGTAATGCGACGATGAATCTTGACCCTGGCGATGATCGTGCTGTAACTGGCACCGTTCGTGTCTGGGGTGACCTCCAAGTCGATGGCACTACCACTACTGTAAACAGCACAACCCTGCAGGTCGATGACCCCATCATTACTCTGGGTGGAGATACTGCACCTGCAACCGATGACAATTTAGATCGTGGTATTGAGTTTAGATACTACGACACTGAAGCACGTTTAGGTTTCTATGGTTGGGATACTAATTACACCGATTTGGGTGGTCATGGTGGCGGATATCGTTTCCTTCATGCTGCTACAAATACTACTGAGGTGTTTACTGGAACCGATTCTGGTATCATTGCAGGTAACGTAAAACTTACAACTGGCACCAACTCAACTACTAATACAACTGGTGATTTGGTAGTTGCTGGTGGTGTTGGTATTACTCAGGATGTAAACATCGGCGGTTTGTTGGATGTTGATAGTACATTCAGAGCAAATAGCACATCTCGTTTCGATGATACGATGGTGCTCCGTGGTGCTTCTAAGTCACTACAATTCCAGAATGGTGCAGGCACCGTTAAGTCCGAGATTCATACTACTACAGGTAATGCTGAGTTTGGTGGTATCTTAACAGTTACTGGTGCTACTGACCTCAATAGCACATTGAATGTTGCTAGTTCTGTCCACTTTGAAGCAACTGATGAACCCACCTTTGCATTGAATTCTGGCACTGGTATTTGGGAAATCCAATCCAATGATTATGGTTCATTCCGATTTGATGGTGGTGGATATATTGCTGGCGACTTTATGTTCGACAGTGACGTTGTTATTAACGGTACTATTCTACAGAAAGAATCTGCTACAGAGGTCTTCAACGAGCAAAACTTCCTGAGAGTTCGTCGTAAGTTAGAATCTGGATCCGTCCAGGTTCTAACCCCTAGTTATGCTTCACATACTACCTCAAACGCTAGAATCTTTGGTGGTGCTGGTATTGGTACTAGTCTCCACATTGGTGGCACATCTGCCAGCGAAGGTCTGTTTATTGGTAAGAAGGAGAGTGCCGATACGGTCAAATTCTCTGTCCTAGGTGCATCTGGTAACACTGATATTGAAGGCACTCTCAATGTTGAGGGTGAAGTTACTATTCAAGATAGTGTAATTATCAATGCTGCCAACGAAGTATTCTCTATTAGAAATGGTTCTGGTGTTGCTAAGTTTGATGTTGATACTGATAACGGCAATACCTTAATTGAAGGGACGTTAAATGTTAATGGTACTGTCGATGTTGATGCAGACTTTGCTGTCAGAAACGGCACAACGGATAAATTCTTCGTTGATAATGTAACTGGCAACACCGTAATTGAAGGCACTCTGAATGGTAAGGGGGACGCTGATTTTGATAGTGATCTCAATGTTGATGGTAATACAACTCTGGTTGGCACTCTAACAGTCACTAATACCACCGAGTTTAATAACACCGTTGATGTTGATGCTAACTTTGCTGTTAGAAGTGGTAGTACGGATAAGATGACCGTCGCCTCTTCTTCAGGTAACATTGCAACTGACGGTACATTGGTTGTTCAAGGTCAAACAACTATTAATGATTCTCTGATTGTTGATGCTTCTAATGAACTCTTCTCTGTAAGAAACGGTTCTGCAGTTGCGAAGTTTGAGGTTGATACTGATAACGGCAATACAAATATCATTGGCACACTAACTGTTGGTGATGCAACTCAAATTAATGACACCCTTGGCGTCTCTAATGTTGTAACCTTCACAAGAAATACACAGCAAACTCTGACTGGTTCTTATGCTGCTGATGGTGCATTCCGTCTGACTGGTGGTGCTGCTATTGGTAAGAATCTTGCTGTTGGTGGTGCTGCAAGAATCTATGGTGGCACTGAATTAACAGGTGCTCTAGACCTTAATAGTAGTGCAGACATTTCTGGTGCTCTGGTAACTCACGATAATGTAACTATCACTGCAAATAACAAAACATTTGCTATCCAAAATGGATCTGCTGCTAACAAACTTACAGTAGATACTGATAATGGTAACACTGATATTCGTGGCACCCTAGACATTGGTGGTGATGTAACTGCTGAGTCTAATCTTACTGTTACTGGAAACCTTACTATCAATGGAACGACCACTACTGTCAATTCTACGGTCACAACTCTCGATGACCCTATTATTACTGTGGGTGGTGACACAGCACCAGCGTCTAACGATGGTAAGGATCGTGGTGTTGAATTCCGTTATTACGACAGCTCTGCGAAAATTGGTTTCTTCGGATACGACAGATCCGCCAACCAATTCGCATTCGTAACAGACGCGACTAATTCATCAGAAGTTCTTTCTGGAACTGATGGTCCTCTTCGTGCTGGTAGTCTTAATCTTACTGGTGCTGGTACATCACTTGATGTTGATGCCAATGCTAACATTGATGGCACTCTGACTGTAGATGGTCAAATCATCTCTCAAGTTTCTTCTGGTCCTGCACTGGTTATTCCTAACACGACTAAGATTAACAACCTCAATGCTGACCTTCTGGACAGCATGACAACTGCTTCTGCAGCAACTGCAACTACTGTTGTTGCTCGTGACTCTAGTGGAGACTTTGCTGCAAATATCATTACGGTTGCTTCTGGTGAAGGTGCTGCTGCGGGTATTCAAGGTAATTCTCTTACTGCAGATACACTTAAAAGGTCAAGGATAATCACTCTCGATGGTGTTGTTGACGGTAGTGTATCCTTTAACGGATCTGCTGATGTTACTATTAGCACTACTTACAATGATGCAGACATCACTGCACTCGCCGCTATGGCAGGCACTGGTCTAGTAGCAAGGACTGCTGCCAATACTTACGCCCAACGCTCTGTAACCGCCACAGCGTCCTCTGGTATCACTGTTACCAATGCTGATGGTGTATCGGGCAATATCACCATTAACGTCGCTTCTGCAAGCACTAACGCAGCAAATAACCTTGTCCTTCGTGATGCTTCTGGTGATTTTGCTGCCAATGAAATTACTGCTGATTTGATTGGTGGTGTAACGGGTAACGTAACTGGTAACTTGACTGGTAACGTTACTGGTAATTCATCTACAGTCAGCACCTCAAGTTCTGGTTCTGCTACTGAAGTCTTTGTTGGAACAGTATTCAATCAGTCTGGTACTAATAGCATTACTACCAATCCTGGATTTAAGTATGACAGAGCAACCGCTAAAATTCTTGGCAATCTCCAAGGTGATGTTACTGGTAATCTGACTGGTAGTGCATCTCAGGTTGATACCGTCACTGCATCCAGTGCCAATGCCGCTTATCATCTGACGATGGTTGATCAACATAATACTGTTGCAAATAACGAAACCATTAATACAGACCAAAGTCTGACTTATAATCCATCTACTAATCGCCTAAAGACTAAACTTGAATTACAGACAGATGCTGCACCCGCCAGTGCAACAGCAACTGGTACTGTTGGCGAAATTCGTTATGACACCAACTATATTTACATCTGTGTTGCTACTGACACCTGGAAGAGAGCAGCAATTTCTACCTGGAGTTAATTAAATGTCCGCTACAAGACCCGCTACTAAAACAGAACTAAAAAACTATGCTCTTCGTAGATTAGGTTTTCCTGCCATCGATATTAACGTATGCGATGAGCAATTGGATGACCTGATTGAAGAAGCAGTAGATTACTTTCAAGAGTATGCATATAACGGTAGTTATAAAGCATTCATCAAGATTGAAGTAACTGATGCCATTAAAACTGCTGCTAAAACTGGTAGTGATTTAGGTTCTACAGATTGGACTGAGGGGAATGAATATGTATCACTCCCTCCTGGTGTCTTATCAGTAAATCACGTCTATAGTCAGATCGGTGCTTCTAGTGTTACTCCTGGTAATATTTTTAATATTAAGTATCAAATTTTCTTGAATGACATCTATGCAATGACGCATGGACAAATTCTTCATTACTTTATGACCTCTCAGTATCTTGAGACTCTTGATTTTATTACTAACTCTGATAGAAACCGTAGAGTCAGATTCAATGAATATCAGGGAAGACTTTATCTAGATTTTGATTGGGCAAATTTGCAAGCAGGCAATCAAATTGTGGTAGAAGTTTTGATGCGTCAAGACCCTGATACTTACACTGCAATGTATAACGATTCCTGGTTGAAGGATTATGTAGAAGCATTATTCCAACAGCAATGGGGTCGTAACCTCAGTAAGTATGATGGAATTCAAATGCTTGGTGGTGTGACTCTGAATGGTCGTCAGATTCTTGAGGATGGCAGTCAGTTCAAGAAAGACCTAGAAGATACTATTCGTAGCACATACGAACTCCCTCCAATGGATTTAATCGGTTGATATGACTTACAGAAACGATCCCCCAGAAAATTGTATTCAGTCGGACTATACTAGTAGTTGCCGACTAAATCTAAACGGTTCTTCCCAAGAACAAATGTTCATGGGCAATCTGATCATTGAGAGTATTGAACTCTATGGTCAGGATATCTATTATCTGCCTAGAACGTATGTCAATAAAGACACAATTTTTCAAGAAGTAGAAAGTAGTAATTTCACACAAGCACTTGCTATCAGGGCATATGTTAATAATGTAGATGGGTGGGAAGGTCAAGGAGAACTTCTAAGTAAGTTTGGTGTTCGTATTGAAGATAAGACAACCTTTATCTTTTCTAGAACTAAATTTACTGAGAAGGTAGATGACAATGCAGTATTAAATGTGGAAGGTCGTCCTAATGAGGGTGACCTTATTTGGTTTCCAACAACAAAACATTTGTTTGAGATTAAGTTTGTAGAAGCAGAAAGACCTTTTTATCAGTTGGGTAAGGGTTATGTCTGGGAATGTCAGTGCGAACTCTTTGAGTACAGTGATGAGCAACTTGATACTGGTGTCGCAGCAATTGATGCTATCGAAACTGCCTTTGCCAATTCCATTAAGTTGGTTATGGATGCTGGCGGTTCAGGAGACTTTACAGTTGGTGAAGAAATTGTAGGTGATCTATATCTTGCTGCAGCAACAGCAGCAATCACTGGGGACGCAGTAAGTTCCTTTACAATCACTGATGGTGGTGAGCACTATAAATCAGCATTGCCACCTACCGTTACTATCACAGGAGGTGGTGGAAGTGGAGCAACAGGCACGGCTGTTGTATCGGCTACAGGTATTGTTACTGGCATTACTGTCACAGCTGGTGGTACTGGTTATACTAGTGCCCCATCTGTTGCGATTGACTACTCACCAAAAGACTCTAGAGCAGAAGTCAAGTCCTGGAATAGTTCTTCAAGAGAACTCCAAGTCATTAATAGAACAGGAACCTTCAATACTTCAGAAACTATTAAGGGATTGACATCGGGTGCTCTCTGGAGTCCTGAATCCTATAACACTCTAAATAATACTAATACCGCCGATAGCATTGACCAGAACTATAGTTTTGAAACTGCTGATGACGATATTATAGATTTCACTGAGGGGAATCCCTTCGGTACTATTGGGTCCATTACTGATACTACAATCTGATGTTAGGCACATATTCATATCACGAGATTTTTAGAAAAACTATTGTAGCGTTTGGAACGCTCTTCAATAATATCGAACTTCGTCGTTCGACTGAAGTGATGAAAGTGCCTCTGGCATATGGTCCAAAACAAAAGTTTTTAGCACGTCTCGATCAAAATCCTGACCCTACAAACAAAAGAACTCAGATTACTCTTCCTAGAATCTCTTTTGAGATTAATGGTATCACTTACGATTCTTCTAGAAAGGTATCACCAACTCAAAAAATTAAATTCCCTAAGGATACAGATGAAAATAAGAACGTGTATATGCCCGTTCCTTATAATCTATCATTTGAGTTAGCAATTATTTCTAAAAATCAAGAAGATGGACTACAAATTTTAGAACAGATTCTTCCATATTTTCAACCTCATTTTAATCTGGCAGTTAAACTGCTTCCTAGTGTTGATGAAACTAAGGATGTTCCTGTTATTTTGACTAGTGTTGATTATGAAGATGACTATGAGGGAGATTTTGCTACTCGCAGATCAATCACTTACACTCTTCAATTTACTTGTAAGACATACCTCTATGGTCCTGTTACCGATGCGAAGACCATCAAAAAGGTCATCACAGATATGTACACAGATACCAATACTTCTACTGCACCCAGAGAAGTACGTTATACTATTCAACCAGATCCTATCTCAGCAGATGCTGATGATGACTTTGGATTTGGTATTGTTGATGAAGACTTTACAGATAACAAGAAACGTAATCCCACCAGCGGAGCAGACGAAAATATCTAATTTTTAATTATGTTTACTGAAAGAATTTTTAGTATTGGTATTAGCAAGTTTAAACTTAATGGACTTGATAATGAAACTCTGTGTGAACAGATAAGATATTTCTCGTCAAATCCAAATGATCGGATTCATGGGCAGAGAGATATGAATGTAAATAATCCACATCTAACATCATTGACGGATGTGGTATTAAAGGAGTCTCAAAAAATTACAGATTCTATACTTGCAAATTCAAAAGCAAGTGTTAGATGTTCCGTGACAAGAGTATGGGGGAATCATAATTTAAATTGTGATATTTGCATTCCTCATGTTCATAGAGATAGTTTTTTATCTGCGGTTTACTATCCCAAAGCATCAGAAGATTCTAGATTACATTTCCAATCACCATTTACAGATGCTTTACTATCTAAAATTCCAATTTTAGCATCAGAGGTATATGATGAATTCAATAGTTCATATCATCAAATACATGCTGAAACTGACATGTTAGTAATTTTTCCTGCAAATTTATTACACTTCGTTCCTCCCACTAGGGGCGAAAGATATTCTATCGTTTATGATATAGGAGTTAAAGATGAATCCATTTGAAGGTCTGGACAATGCTTTTGGCACAGAACCAGCAGAGATACAGAAGCATGAAAATATAAAACCTGAGTTGAAAAAAAGTGATACTGAGGATGTTAAGCAGGATTATGAAACAACTCGTGCTCAGTTACATAATCTAGTAATGAAAGGTCAGGAGGCAGTAGATGGAATACTTGATGTGGCACGAGCGTCAGATCATCCTCGTGCTTATGAAGTTGCAGGTCAACTTATTAAAAACGTTGGAGATGTAGCAGATAAATTGATTGATTTACAAAAGAAGATGAAGGAGTTAGATGCAGACGATAAGAAGTCGAGCCCGTCTACTGTTAATAACACGATGTTTATTGGCAGTACTGCGGACTTACAAAAGATGTTAAAGAAGCAAAAGGAGATAAATAATACTGACACGAACTAACACGACATGACAGTATTAAATGTTTTAAGCACAAATGCAATTGCTGCTGCTGCTACCGAATATCAAGTTGTACAGACTGGATACTATCGCGTAGTCGCAACTGCAGGTGACGCAACAGTTTCATTCAATGGCGGTCCTGCAATCACCCTTATTCAAGACCAAGCACTTCTACTCAAAGGTGGCAAACCTGGTCAAGCAAGAATTGTAAAAGGCGTCGATGATTCGACTGCAGATTATCAACTCGGAACTAATCTTGGTGAGTTGTCAAACACTCATCCATTCTCAGTAGATGACTTCATTGCTGTAGAGGATGCTAGCACATCTCCTGCAATCAATGCTGCTTTCTTGTCAGCAGGAACAGCAGGTAAGAAAGTTACTGCTGCAACAGGAAATACAATCAGCACTGATATTGATTCTTCTGCTGCATCTGCCGATTACACCTATGCTTACAGCGGACCTCAGGCAGTTGTTAAGCGTTGCGTAAGTATTGCTGCAACTGGCAATGCAATTGTTGTTGAAGAAGTACAAGTTGTAGGCGGTTGATATGGCACAAGGTTTTGCATCAGATATTCCACCTGCCCTTAATGGCACCGCTAAGAAATATATTAGGGGTATGATGAAGGGTAAGAATAGGTGGAATAAACTCTATGGAAATCGTTCCAAAGAGGTGATGCATAAAACTGCAAACAAGATGGCTATGGGAGAGATGTCTAAAATGCCACCAACATATAAAGATGTATTCGGAGAAGCAAATAAGTCTGGAGATAATTCTCTTCGTGACTGGTTTGGAAAGAGTAAGTCATCTGATGGAACACCTGGTTGGGTACAACTTGGTGGTAAGTTTGCAGGAAAACCTTGTGCAAAACAACCTGGTCAGACTACTAAACCTAAATGCGGGTCTAGTAAGATGAAGAGAAACCTAAATAAAGGCGAAGAGGAAGCAGCATTCCGTCGTAAGAATGCTGAAGACCCAAATCCAGATAGAAAAGGGAAGGCAAAAAACGTGAAGACAGAAGATCTCGACCTTAAAAAAATGTCTAAAGAACTGGATGGTGCATCTAAGATGCATAAAGGTCAGTCCGAACGTATTAAAAAGCATCTTAAAAAAATGAATGTTGCAGAACGTGCTGACATGTGGCATCCAGATCCTAAGAAGGATAAGAAACTGGGTGGTCCTGGTGCTAATGCTCGTGCCCGTGAAGATGGTGCTGCAGCTTCTAAACCAAAGGCAGACCCTAAGAAACTGAAACCAGGTGAGTCCTACATGGACTATTCCAAACGTCAGAAGGCATCAAGGCCAAAGTCTGGTACTGCTGTCAGTAGATTGAATGCAATGGGTGCCAATATCAAACCTAAGAAAAAATCTTTATTGGGTAGATTAGGTCTTAAAAAAGAAGATGTTGTTAATGAGAAAGCGGGCGAGAAGGATGCTTGCTATAAGAAAGTAAAAGCAAGTGCAAAGGTATGGCCTTCTGCATATGCTAGTGGTAGATTAGTCCAGTGCCGTAAGAAAGGTGCTGCTAACTATGGTAACAAGTCTGAAGGAATGACATTCCAACAGGTCCAAGAGAAGTGTTGGCAGGGATATAAGCGTGTTGGGATGAAGAAAAAGGGTAATAAGATGGTTCCTAATTGTGTTCCAGAGGAAGTGCAAACTGAAGGAGCAGCCTGGACAAAAAAGTCAGGAAAGAACTCCGAGGGAGGACTCAATGAAAAAGGACGAAAGTCTTACGAAAAGGAAAATCCAGGATCTGACCTCAAAGCACCAAGCACAAAGGTTGGAAATCCCCGCAGGGCATCCTTCTGCGCTCGAATGAAAGGCATGAGGAAGAGACAGAAAGCATCTAACAACACTGGAGATGACCGTCTGTCGAAGTCCTTAAGGAAGTGGAACTGCTAATCAATTGACAAATTGTATCAACATGGTACAATAAATAGGTAAAACTATACCACGAGGATACTGCAGCAATGACTGATCCAAAAGAAGTCTCATCTTTTTCTATAGAAAGAAAAGAGTGTGAGAAGTGTGGTGCTGTTTGGTTAAATGGGCAGCACATGTGGACTGGTACTGGAAAGACGGGGAATGAATTAGATCTTGCTGGTTTGGTTTGCAACAATATTAGTAGAGAAAATCCAGATTATAATAAGTGTATTAACTCCAAGAGGGGCGAAATTGGTGGTCAAACTTGGGAGTATAGAAGAGGATATGTTGAGGGTCAATTGGATGGTCTGATGAAGAAGTCAGCGATGCCTGACAGTTAAAAGACATGCACTAAAAGTCTAGTCATAGATAGTGTAGTTGCATATTTTTTATGAGGATTCTAATTGCTTTCATTGCTTCATTTTTCATCGCTTTACCCGCATGGGCAGTAGATGTACAAATGGGTGCTGGCGGCAACCTAGTATTTGAACCGAATGAGATTACAATCTCTGCAGGTGATACTGTGCATTTTATTAATCAAGCACTACCTCCTCACAACATTATTGTTGAGGCACGTCCAGATCTCTCTAGAGAATCATTACTATTTGCTCCAGGAGAATCACAGGATGTTGTATTTGCTGACGCAGGGGACTATAATTTCTTTTGTGGTCCTCACCAGGGCGCAGGCATGACTGGCGTTGTTCACGTAAATTGAGTTAATTAAATGAAAGTTGGAATGATTGGTTTAGGTCGTACTGGCGAAGGCATGTCCCGCCGTATGATGGAAAAGGGAATTGAAGTCTGGGGTTACAGTAGTACTAACTACGAGAATGCCTGTGGACAATATGAAGCAGGACATATCAGTGGATGTGTAACTTCAATAGAGTATCTTGTTCAAGCAGTTAAATCTGATAGCAAGCAATACACTAGTGCGGGTAGAATTCCTGGTATTTTTCAGATGACATGTCCAGAGCAAAAAGCAGAAGACACTCTAGATGAGTTACTACCATTACTCGAAGAGGGTGATATTATTATTGATCATAGCACCAGTGACATCTCAAAATGTCAGGAACTAGAAAAGTATTGTAGTAAGTTAGGTATCTCATATATCTTCTCTGGAGTATATGGGGCAACCCATGCTGTCAATGCATGTTCTAAAATTTTCCAATCGCTATCACCAGGTAATGCCACACGAATTTGATCCATGCGAAGCACCTGTAGAAGGTGAAGTTGATAAGTGGGGGTTTACTATTAAACCCACTATTAGTGATGATGAATTAATTCTTATGTGTCTTAAGAATGCTCCTTGTGGTAGTGATAGAAAACAGGCAATAAAGTTAATTAAAATTTACGAGGAAAAAATCAATGACTTTATCTGATGTCTTACTTTTCGGATCACTACCATTCATATGTGCCACCATTTATTTTGGGCACAGAAAAGGTGAAAATGTCTATTATGAAAGTGACAAATATGACGGAAACGGAACAGCGCATTAAGATGAGACATGCGTTTGCCATGTCATCATTTGCTAGAATGTTCACCCCAAACAGATTAACAAGTGAAATGAGGAGTCTTTGTCATGAATGGTCTAAGATTGAAGAACAACCACCTACAGGTGATTTGTATCAAGTAGATCGTTATTTTTTAGAACTTTGGAAAACATGGTCATTGAAATCAGCATTATAGTAATCTATTGTTTATTTGGATTAATTCTATTCACCTTATCGGTTTTACAAGAATGATGTTGCAATTTGCTAGGTTTTGTGGGACTGTACTTAACAACCCATATGGATTAGGAATCATGGCATGGTGCCTGGTTTTCGTTCCCATTATAGGAATGTGGGCAGTTCACAAATATGATTGGCAACATTGGGAACCTTTCAAAAAATGAATTTATTATTACGACCTCTAGATAATGTTGCTGATCCTGTGTGGTCAGTAATTATATGTGTGGTGCTTGCCGTCGCGGGTGCTTTGTTTGTAGTTATATACATACTAAGAGAAGCATTTGCAGAGTTAGAAGATGGGAGCGTTGACACCACCGAGCAGGAAGAGCTGCTACAACTTCCGAGTGACGGAGATCAATCGTGTTCTTGATGGTGATACTATCGATGTCACTATTGACCTCGGGTTTGATTTATACAAGAAAGAAAGAGTTAGAGTTGCAGGAGTTGATACGCCAGAGAAGAGAACGAGAAATCTAGAGGAGAAAGCACTTGGAATCGACGCAACCAACTGGCTCAAAGAAAAACTCGAAGGCACTTTGGCTGGTGATGATGAGTTGTCTGTTAGGACTGAACTTGTTGGTGGCACTGGCAAATACGGGCGTCTTCTGGGTTGGCTTTACATTGGGGACGACAGTGTGTCCCTTAACGAGCAAATGATTGAAGAAGGATATGCTCACGCATACGATGGTGGCACCAAGGATATGAACCTTGAAGCACTTCGTGAGATTCGTAGAGCACACGGAACATTAGTAGAATGATGAGCGGTTTATTTGTATTTGGATTTATTATATTGCTTACAATAGGAATGGAAATTACTTTGCCTGTGAAGAATAGAAGATGAGTACAACTGAACAGTATCTTGGTAATCCCAATCTAAAGAAAGCAAACGTTGCTACAGAGTTTTCTCCTGAAGAAGTGCAGGAGTATCTTAAGTGTGCGGATGATCCTGTATATTTTATCCAGACATACATTAAAATTGTTTCTCTGGATAAGGGTTTGATTCCTTTTGACATGTATGACTTTCAGGTTGATATGACCAGGAAGTTTCATGACAATAGATTTAATATTGCAAAGTTACCTCGTCAGTCTGGTAAGTCCACTATCGTTACATCATACCTTCTTTGGTATGTACTTTTTAATGCGAATGTTAATGTCGCTATTCTAGCAAACAAAGCAGCAACCTCCCGCGAGATGCTGCAAAGATTACAACTAAGTTATGAAAATCTCCCCAAATGGCTCCAGCAAGGTATCCTCCAATGGAACAGGGGCAGTCTGGAATTGGAGAACGGCAGTAAAATCATGGCTGCCTCTACTAGTTCTAGTGCCGTCAGGGGCATGTCTTTTAATGTCATATTTCTGGACGAGTTCGCGTTTGTTCCGAACCATATTGCTGACCAGTTCTTTTCATCTGTCTATCCTACTATATCTTCTGGTAAAAGCACAAAGGTAATTATCATCTCCACGCCACACGGGATGAATATGTTCTACAAGTTATGGCATGATTCTGAGAGAGGTAAGAATGAATATATACCAACAGAAGTTCATTGGTCTGCTGTTCCTGGTAGAGATACTGCGTGGAAAGAACAGACTATCAAGAACACTTCAGAACAACAGTTCAAGGTTGAGTTTGAATGTGAGTTCCTTGGTTCTGTTGATACCCTGATTAGTCCTAGTAAGTTGAGGACTATGCCGTACATAGATCCCATTGCACAGAACAAAGGACTTGCAATTTATAAACGTGTTGAACCTGAACATAATTATATCATAACAGTTGACGTTGCTCGTGGCACAAGTCAAGATTACTCGGCGTTTTGTGTTATGGATACTACGACAGTACCATATGAACTAGTTGCTAGATATAGGAATAATGAAATCAAACCTATCATCTTCCCCAATGTTATTATAGATGTGGCGAGAAATTATAACTATGCGTATATTTTATGTGAGGTAAATGATATTGGTGGACAGGTTGCAGATATTATCCAGTTTGATTTAGAGTATGAAAATCTTCTGATGGTAGCAATGCGTGGTCGTGCTGGTCAACAACTTGGTCAAGGTTTCTCTGGCAAGAAAACACAACTGGGTGTCAAGATGTCTAGTGCGGTTAAGCAGGTTGGATGCTCTAATCTTAAAGCATTGATTGAGGAAGACAAACTCATCATTCCTGATTATGAAACTATTGCAGAACTAACTACTTTTATTGTTAAAGGTCAATCATTTGCTGCAGAAGATGGATGTAATGATGACCTTGCTATGTGTCTTGTCATTTTTGCCTGGATGGCGATGCAAGAATACTTTAAACAGATGCACGATAATGATATAAGACAACGTATCTATGATGACCAAAGAGAAAATATTGAACAGGATATGGCACCGTTTGGATTTATGTCAGACGGATTAGAAGATGATCATATTATTGATGCTCAGGGTGAGGTGTGGCAGGTTGCGGAATACGGCGATAAATCCTATATGTGGGAGTTTAGGTAAGGTTTCAAAAATATAAATAATCTTAGACAACCGATGTTGAAATCACCTAGGAGCATTTAAACATGGCAGCCAACCAATCCTCGCCAGGGGTAGTCTTTCAGGAAAGAGACCTGACGACTATCACAACACTATCGACCGCTAATGTCGGTCTACTTGCAGCACCATTTGCTGATGGTCCAGTAGAGCAAATCGTAGAAATTGCTAATGAGAGAGAACTTGCCAATGTTTTTGGTAAGCCAAATGAAAATAACTATGAGTATTGGTTTACTGCATCGCAGTTCCTTGCTTATGGCGGAACACTGAAGACTGTTCGCGTTGCATCATCTTCTCTTAAAAACGGAGTATTTGATCACACTGGTTCTGTTGATACCATTCTGATTAAAAACTTGGACGAGTATGAGGGAACTCATGAAACGTCTGGTAGCAATACCTTTACTTGGGCAGCAAGAACTCCTGGTTCTTTAGGTAACTCCATCGGTATTTTTGTAACCGACGCTGGTGCAGATCAAATTTTGGCGCTTACTGCTCCTTCAACTGGTAACGAGCATGAGTTTGTTGCTGATGAAGCGGTAACTGCTACATCTGGTGCCGCAGGTAAAGTCTTCAAGTACAGCATTGTTCTGTCGATTGATACCATTGTTGGTTCTTTCTCTCCAGGAGTAGCAACTACCATTAATATTGGTGGTTCTGAAGAATCAGTTACTGTTCTTTCATACGATGCTCCTAATAAGAAACTGGAAATTGCTCTTCCTGGTGGCGGTGTTACTGGCATTCTTGGTGATGGTCAAGTAATTACTCAGGGAACTAATACTGCAGCAATTAATACAACGATTAGTCGTCGTCTGTTCGTTGGTTTAAACAACGGTAGTATTGAATTCGCTGCTTCTGATAGCGTTGAAGATACCAACTCAACTGCAGTTGTAGCTACATCTGTAGTCGATGAGTATACAGAGCGTGAGTATCTTCCTGGTTTGAAGTGGATTAATGTTGCTGGTCGTCCTACTACTACTAATTGGGCATCTAATGCTGGCGGTAGTAATGATGAACTGCATGTTTTAGTTCTTGACATTGATGGTAAAATTACTGGCACAACTGGTGCTGTACTTGAACGTTTCATTGGTCTTTCTAAAGCAAGTGATGCTAAGACAACCATTGGCGAAACTAACTATTACGCCACTGTTATTAAGCAGCGTTCTCAGTATATTTACTGGGGATCTCATGAGACTCAAGTATTCGCTGCAACTTCTACAGCAGCTGATGGTAACTGGGGTCTGACTGCATCATCCAGATACTTCAATCGTCTTCGTAGTGCTTCTGGTACTACATCGTATCCTACTAATGCAATTACATTAAATAGTACGAATAACGCCACCTACTACTATCGTCTTACTTCTGGTGCTGACTACGCTACTGGCGCTGGTCAATATACTGTCACTAATACCGATTTGGTAAGTGCGTATGAATTAGGAGAAGATCCTGAATCCCAAGTTGTAGATTTCATCTTAACAGGTCCTTCTGGTGCTGATGATGCAGCTGCAATTGCTAAGATTACTTCGCTGGTAAATATTGCCGAAGAGCGTCGTGACTGCATGTTGTTTGTATCTCCCCGCAGAGGTAACATTGTTGGTGTAAGTAGTGCTACTACTGCTACCGATAACATCATCGATTTCTTCAATCAGTTACCTAGTTCTTCTTACGTAGCATTTGATTCTGGTTATAAGTACATCTACGATAAGTACAATGATGTCTATCGTTATGTTCCTTGTAACGGTGACGTTGCTGGTCTTTGCTTGCAGACAACCGAAGTCGCAGAACCTTGGTTCTCTCCTGCTGGTTTCCAACGTGGTAACTTGAGAAATGCAATTAAACTTGCATTTACTCCCACCAAGTCTCAACGTGATCGTCTCTATGGTGCTCGCGTTAACCCGATTGTTTCCTTCCCTGGTCAAGGTGTTGTTCTTTACGGAGACAAGACTGCTCTCGGATTTGCTTCTGCATTCGATAGAATCAACGTTCGCCGTTTGTTCTTGACTCTGGAGAGAGTTATTAGTGGTGCTGCTAAGTCACAACTGTTTGAACAGAATGATGAATCACAGCGTTCACTCTTCCTGAACATTGTCGAACCTTATCTGCGCGATGTTCAAGGTCGTCGTGGTGTTACTGACTTCCTTGTCAAGTGTGACACTGACAACAACCCTCCTGAAGCCGTTGATCGTGGTGAGTTCTATGCAGAAATCTTCGTAAAACCAACCCGTACAATCAACTATATTACACTGACGTTTGTTGCAACCAGAACTGGTGTTGCATTTACTGAAGTTGCTTCCTGATAAAAACTAACATAATTAGGAGACCCTACGGGGTCTCTTTTTTTGTCTGAAAATATTGTTTCTAATAAATACTAGCGACGGAGACACTGAGCATAAAAACCATGGCAAAAAGAGGAACAATTGACGATTTTAAAGCAAATGTCGTAGCGGATTTTGCACGTCCCAATCTATTCCAAGTAGACCTCAACTTTCCTACTGGAATCATCAACAATTCAGCATTGATTGAACTTGGTAAGTTTACTGTTCGTGCAGCAAATCTTCCTGCCTCTAACATCGGTGTTATTGAAGTTCCTTTCAGAGGAAGAGTCCTGAAGATTGCAGGCGATAGAACGTTTGAACCCTGGACTATCACTGTTCAGAACGATAGTAGATTTGTGTTGCGTGATGCATTTGAAATCTGGGCATCCAGTATTCAAGCATACAACGAGAACTTTACTTCTGCTGCTGGTCTTGGTGATCAAGATGACGCAACAGGTTACTTCGCTGACATGACTGTTCACCAGTTAGCACGCGATGTTAAAGATGGCGACCAACCCAAAATTCTTAAGTCTTACAGATTCTATAACGTATTCCCCAGCAATATTGCTGCAATCGATCTTGATTTCGGTAGCAATGATGCGATTGAAGAGTTTACTGTTGAACTTCAGACTCAATATTGGACTCCTGTTAATGCCAATTCCTAATGGTTGATAAATAGAACAGGACCAATAACTCAAGAATATAATGTCTCAGCTCTTCGGTTTTTCACTGGAAAGAGCAAAGAAGGTCCCCAAGGGGCCTTCTTTTGTTCAGAAGGATAACATGGATGGTTCGCAACCTATTGTAGGTGGCGGATACTATGGATACTCCATCGATATTGATGGTACTGTCCGTAATGACTACGAACTAATCTCTCGTTACAGAGAAATGGTTCTACAACCAGAGTGCGATAGTGCAGTTGACGATATTGTCAACGAGACTATTTGCGGAAACTTTGATGATGTACCTGTTGAGTTAGAACTTTCCAACTTGAAGGTATCGGATAAAATTAAAAAATTAATGCGTCAAGAATTTTCGGAAGTTCTCCGTCTTCTTGATTTTGAAAATCGTTCTTACGAAATCTTTCGTAGGTGGTATGTTGATGGAAGACTATTTTATCATAAAATTATTGACCCTAAAAATCCTGCTGATGGGTTGTTGGAACTTCGTTATATCGATCCTCGTAAGATTCGTAAGGTTACTGAGTATGAGCAGAAGAAACCTGAGCAAATGCGTGGAGCGGATTTAAATACTCAACTGACACAAAAGTCGGCAGAATATTTCTTATACAATCCAAAGGGATTAAAGAATTCTCAGAATCAGGGTATGAAAATTACCCCAGATTCTATTACATATTGCCACTCTGGAATTCAAGACTTAAACAAAAACATGACTCTTAGTCACCTGAATAAGGCGATTAAGGCAGTCAACCAACTGAGAATGATTGAAGATTCTCTGGTCATCTATCGTTTAAGTAGAGCACCAGAACGTAGAATTTTCTACATTGATGTTGGTAATCTTCCTAAGAATAAAGCGGAGCAATACCTCCGTGAAGTTATGGGACGCTATCGTAATAAGATGGTTTACGATGCAAACACTGGTGAGATTAAAGACGACAAGAAGTTTATGTCCATGATGGAAGACTTCTGGTTACCTAGACGCGAAGGCGGTCGTGGTACAGAAATCTCCACACTCCCTGGTGGTCAGAACCTTGGAGAACTGGAAGACGTTAAGTATTTCCAGAAGAAACTCTACAAAGCACTCAACGTTCCTGGTTCACGTTTAGAAACAGAAACGACTTTCAACATTGGTCGTGCTGCTGAAATTACTCGTGATGAAGTTAAGTTCCAGAAGTTTATTGCTAGATTGCGTAAGCGTTTCTCAGAACTGTTCATTGATTTACTAAAAACTCAACTCATTCTAAAGGGTGTTATTACACTAGAAGAGTGGGAAGAGATGAAAACTCATATCCAATTTGATTATATTGCGGATAACTACTTCACAGAACTGAAGGAGATTGAAATTCGTAATGAGCGTATGAATCAAATTAACGTTATGGATCCCTACGTTGGTAAATATTTCTCTGTCGAATATATGCGTCGTCAGGTTCTCAAGCAAACTGAGCAGGAGATAATGGAAATTGACGAGCAAATCGCCTCTGAAATGGAAGCAGGTATTATTGCTGATCCTGCAGCGGAAATGGATCCTGCTATGGATACTGGCGTTGAAGGAGGAGGAGCACCAGCAGCAGAGGTAGCATCTAACGAAGAATCCGCACCTGAACCTAGTGATGCACGTAGGGGAGAATTCTAATCTACTAAATAATAGGACAGTGGGAACATTATTATGCCTAGTGATATTGCAAAACAAATCGTTCAACAAATTTATAGTAACGATAAAGCAGCAGCAATAGATTCAATGAATGATGCATTAGCTGCTTCTACATATGATGCTATCCAACAGCAAAAAGTTAATTTTGCTAAACAGATGGGATTTGAGTTGGATGATACTGGTCAGAAAACTGCAGATGAAGTTGCGGATCAAATTCCCGACAACACTGAAGTAGCCCAAGAAGTTGAAGTTGATGAACGCCAACCTCACGAACCACCTACTGAAGAACAACAAGAGGAACCTGTAACCGATGAAACTGATAGCTGAAGAAATCACATCTGTTGACTTTATCACTGAAGCAACTGAAGATGGTAAAAAGAATCACTTTATTGAAGGTATCTTTTTGCAAGCCGAAGTAGAAAATCGCAACAATCGTAAGTATATGTTTAAAACATTACAACGCGAAGTTGCTAAATATGATGAAAACTTTATTCAAAAAGGGCGGGCCCTTGGTGAATTAGGTCATCCCGATGGTCCTTCTATCAACTTAGATAGAGTATCACACAAGATTGAATCTCTCAAAGAAGATGGAAACAACTTCATTGGTAGAGCAAAAATCCTTGATACTCCTATGGGGAACATTGCTAAGAGTCTTATCGGAGAAGGTGTCAGACTTGGCGTTTCTTCAAGAGGTATGGGTTCTTTAATTAAAAGGGAAGGATGTAGTGTCGTTGCAGACGACTTCATGCTTGCCACTGCTGCTGATATTGTAGCAGATCCTTCTGCTCCTGATGCATTTGTTGATGGAATTATGGAAGGGAAGGAATGGGTTTGGGATAATGGCATCCTCAAAGAGGCTGCAATTGCTCAAATCAAAACTGAAATTGATCAAGCAACTCTTATTAACTTGCAGGAACGAAAAGTTTCCGCGTTTTCCCAGTTTCTTAAGAGTCTGTAATTTATAAATAAATAAAGACAACGCTAATGCATAACGGAGTTCAAACAAATGGCTGAGACCTCACTCGATAAAGAGTTAGATAACATGGAAGAAGTGACCGAAGGTTCTAACGCAGTTACTAAAGATGCCAAACCTGGCGAGAAGATTAATACTTCTGGCGGTGGTGCAGCAAAAGTAGTTGATGTTACCTCGGATTCCATGGAAGGTGCAAAGGGCACCAAAAATGCAGGAGCATCTGCTGCTAAGGCAGTAGGTAAAGCACCTGTTCCTGGCACCAAGCCAAGTGACGCATCTGCTAAAATGGAGGACGTAGAGGAAGATGGCGAAGAAACGATCGCTGAAACCGAGTACGACTTTACTGAAGATGTTGACGCTCTTGTCGCTGGTGAAGAACTCTCAGAAGAGTTCCGTTTAAAAGCAGCAACTATTTTTGAAGCGGCAGTAACCTCTAAGGTTAATGCTGAAGTTGCAGCGTTACAAGAAGCATTTGAATCTACACTGACTGAAGAAGTCGAAAAGATTCAAACAGAATTGGCCGAGAAGGTAGACGATTACCTCACTTATGCCGCTGAATCATGGATGAAAGAAAATTCTCTCCAGATTGAGCATGGCATTAAGACTGAGATGGCAGAGTCTTTCTTCAACGGCCTAAAAGGTCTTTTCTTAGAGCACAACTTTACGGTGCCCGAAGAAAAGTTCAACCTGCTTGACGGCATGGTTGAAGAGATTGATGATATGGAAGCTAAACTCAACGAGCAAATCGACGCTAACGTCTCCTTGAATAAGAGAATTGGCGAGTTTGTCAAAATGGAAATTGTGAACGAATGCGCTACTGGTCTTGCCGAAACCCAAAAGGAAAGGCTTCACCAACTAGCAGAGGGTGTTGAGTTTGAAACTGAAGAAGACTTTCAAAAGAAGGTCGAAACGATTAAGGAATCCTACTTCACTAGAAAGGCTGAACTTGCAGAGTCTGTAAGCGACCCCAGTGTAGAAGCAGCGGAACCCCTTGTCGAAGAAACAACGAGCGGCTCGATGTCGAAATACGTCGATGCAATTGCCCGTTGGTCCAAATAATTGTAAACTCTATCTACTAAAACTGGAAATTAAAATGTCTATTAAACACCTCCAGGAGAAGTGGGCACCCGTTCTGAATCACGATGCTCTTCCTGAGATCACCGATTCCCACAAGCGCGGCGTTGTTGCACAACTCCTTGAAAACCAAGAAAGAGCACAAGTTGAAGAGTCCCAGATTCTTAACGAAACTCTCCAAACAACTGGCTACACTGGTGGCGCTACAGCAACTGGTCCTGTTGCAGGTTTCGACCCTGTACTGATCAGCCTCATCCGTCGCTCCATGCCTCAGCTTATCGCTTATGATATTGCTGGCGTTCAACCGATGACTGGTCCTACTGGACTTATCTTCGCAATGCGTACCAACTACGGTAGCGAGCGTGCTCCTGCTGCATCTGGTTACGACGAAGCATTCTTCAACGAGCCTAACGCTGGTTTCTCTGGCGGTCCTGGTGCATACGATCCTGGTGCGTCTGACGCAACCAACGACGCCCAAGGCAACAACCCTGCACTTCTCAACGATTCCCCTGCTGGAACCTACGAGCAAGCAGACGACGCCACTGGCATGACCACGGCAACTGTTGAAGCACTTGACGATGGTTCATCCAGCACGGCATTCCGTGAGATGGGTTTCTCCATCGAGAAGGTTACAGTAACTGCTCGTGCTCGCGCCCTGAAGGCTGAGTACAGTTTAGAACTGGCACAAGACCTCAAGGCAATTCATGGTTTGGATGCCGAGCAAGAGCTCAGCAACATCCTCTCCACTGAGATCCTTGCTGAAATCAACCGTGAGGTTGTTCGTACCGTCTACACAAACGCTGTTGCTGGTGCTCAGAACAATACCGCTAACGCTGGTATCTTTGACCTTGACGTTGACTCCAACGGTCGCTGGTCTGTTGAGAAGTTCAAAGGACTTCTGTTCCAAATCGAGCGCGATTCTAACGCTATCGGACAGCAAACTCGTCGTGGCAAGGGCAACATCCTGATCTGTTCTGCCGACGTTGCTTCTGCACTGGGCATGGCTGGTGTACTTGACTACACTCCTGCTCTTGCTGGTAACAACGGTCTTGCAGGTGTTGATGATACCTCCAGCACACTGGTTGGTACTCTCAACGGCAAGATCAAGGTCTATGTTGATCCTTACTCTGCTAACGTTGCTGACAAGCACTTCTACGTTGCTGGTTATAAGGGCACTTCACCTTATGACGCTGGTCTGTTCTATTGCCCATACGTTCCTCTTCAGCAGGTTCGTGCAATCAACCCTGACACCTTCCAACCAAAAATTGGATTCAAGACTCGCTACGGCATGGTCTCCAATCCTTTCTCTGGTGGTCTTACCCAAGGCAGTGGCGCTCTTACCGCCAACGCTAACAAGTACTACCGTCGTGTACAGGTTACGAACCTTATGTGATCCATCAGGATACACAACTACTGGACCCTTCGGGGTCCTTTTTTTATGCCTAGGTATAAGTTAGTAGGCAATAATATTCGTTGCATAAAGTCAGTAATTCCTGACATACTAACCTAGATAGTATAGAATTACGAGGTGAACAAATGACCCCAAATTTGAACTACATTATGAATCGCAGTTACACACAGAAAAACCATGAACAATCTCGCTTCTAGAAATCAATTATACGAATGGTCACACTTTGAGGATTCTACCGAATTAGAAAAAATAAACGATTACTACGAATGTCTAATTGAATGTACCGATACACACCAAGCATCATGTAAACGAATCTGTAAGGAAGTGCTTATGTAAATTGCATACATACTATACCGTGTGAAGGAAGTGAACGAGGTCTCTATTGGGACCTCTTTTTTTGCACCTAAATACTATTGTTGAATATCGGAATTGAATGGCCAATTGGTACGAAGACCAAATTACAAATAGAAATTTTCTTTCTCCTATTGGATTTTTGTTTATCCTTGATAAGGCACAGAAAGTTTCATTTTTATGCCAGAGAGCAGAGATTCCAACCATCCAACTAGGAGATGTTCAGATTCCAACTAGAGGATTGGTTCCTATTCCAGTAGAAGGGAACATGAGATATAGTGATTTCAGTATTGAATTTATTGTAGATGAAGACCTTGAAAACTATATGCAAATTCATAATTGGATGCGAGCATTAGGTACTCCCCAAGAACTTAAAGAAAGAAAAGTTTGGAGAGAGAAGCATGCACTTACCGCAACTCAAGATCCAAGATTTTCAGATGCAACACTTCAAGTTTTAAACAATAACAATATTGCAAACTTTGATGTTGTCTTTAAAGATTTATTCCCATCAGACTTATCTACATTAGCATTTGATGTTACTGGGAGTGATAATGATTACTTTACAGCAACGGCAACATTTAAGTATACTCTATATGAAATCAGAAACGTCAACAGTCAGACTAGAAGATGAATAGTTGGAAGACAAGAGCATTAGCAGACCCCAATTTAAAATACAAATATGCTAGACTAATAATGAACGGACCCAAGTCCTTATCACAGGCTTGGATTTTACAAGGACTTAAATTTAAATATTGTCATGAATTTGGAAACACTACAGGAACAGTGGAGAACGGATTGTAAACTAGATGATGATTTGCATGACAATGACTCTATAGCAATTCCACAACTTCATATGAAATATATGGAGTTTCATAATATGTTTTCTCTTATGAAAAAGGAGAGGGCGATTGAAATGAAACGTCTCATTAAAGATAAATGGTTGTATTACAAAGGTAAAGCACCCTCAACCATATACAAAGAGATGCCGTTTGATCTCAAACTTACAACTAAAGAAGAAATCTCAATGTTCATCGAAGCAGATGAAGAGATTGGAAAACTACAATTTAAAATAGACTATATAGAGCAAGTCCTCTTCTTTCTAGATGGTGTGCTGCGGATGATTAACAACCGTACATATCATATTAAAAATGCTATTGAATGGAAAAGGTTTCAATCTGGTATGTAATGAATTACGGTCTATATTATAAAGAAGTTTCTTTTAATCGCCAGTCGATGCAGGTAGTCAATACTGCATTAACTGGCAGTTCTTTTAAGTGGGAAGATGGTCGGTTGTACGACCAAAGAAATGAAACAAAACGAAAATCTAAAATAGCATGGGTAAAAGACGAGCAGTTATATATCATGCTACTGAAGATGGTCAAGCAGGTTAATAGAAACGCTGGATGGAACTTTAATATTACTGGAGTTGAACCTATTCAATATGGATTATATGAACCAGGAGGTACATATAATTGGCACGTAGATCAACACCCAAGACCTGTTAGAGGTAACGTAAGAAAGATTAGTATGTCACTCTTCCTAAACGATGACTACGAGGGAGGGGAGTTTGATTTGGAGATATATAGTCCAGGGGTAGAACCTAGGTATAAATCGTTTAAAACAAAACCAGGAACTGCCGTCTTTTTTCAAGGTGATCAATGGCACAGGGTTAGACCTGTATCATCAGGATTGCGTAAATCTCTTGTAGCATGGTTTTATGGACCTCCGTATTCGTAAAAAGAATGAAGTTTATCTTAAGATTGAGGCAGAACCTCACATTAATTATGAACTAGCAGATTATTTTTGTTTTGAAGTTGAGTCTGCAAAGTATATGCAGAAGCAACGCCGTTGGAAAGGGTGGGACGGAAAGATTCGTTTATACTCACCTGCAACAGGAGAAATCTATTGTGGTCTCTTAGACTATCTTTTAGAGTGGGCAGATGAAAAGAAGTACAAATATAAATTTGATGACTGTAAGTTCTTTGGTCACCCATTAGAACAGAATGAGATGATCACTCCTCGGGGCGTTGCAGGTTTTGTAAAATCTCTTCGCTTACCATATCCCGTTCGGGATTATCAATATAAAGCAATATACGAGGCACTAAAATATAATAGGCGACTTTTATTGTCACCAACAGCTTCTGGAAAGTCTCTGATGATTTATGCATTAGTACGCTTTCATGCAAATGCAGACAGAAATATTTTAATTGTTGTTCCAACTACATCTCTAGTAGAGCAGATGTACAAGGACTTTCATGAATACGGATGGATGTGTGCCGAAAACTGCCACAAAATATATGCGGGGGCAGAAAAATATACGGACCATCAGGTGGTAATTACCACTTGGCAATCTATCTATAAGGAACCTCGTAAGTGGTTTGACAGGTTCGATGTAGTCATCGGTGACGAGGCACACCTTTTCAAAGCTAAATCTCTTACGTCTCTGATGGGTAAGTTGCATGAATGTAAATATCGTATTGGATTTACAGGAACTCTTGACGGTGCAAATGTCAATCAGTTAGTTCTGGAAGGTGTATTCGGTAGATGCTCACAAGTGACACGAACTGCACAACTAATGCAAGAAGGGCATGTTGCTAAGTTGAAGGTAAAGATTGTTCTATTGAAGCATGAAGAGAAACTGTTTGAAGGTTATCAAGATGAGATCGGATATCTTGTAGAACATGAAGGTAGAAATAAATTTATTCGCAATCTTGCCTGTGATTTAAAGGGAAACACTCTAGTCCTTTTCAACTATGTAGAACGCCATGGAGTGCCTCTTTACGAGATGATAAATAGTTACACCGAAAGACCAGTACATTTCGTACATGGTGGAGTAGATGTTAATGACCGTGAAGACATCAGACTATTAACCGAACAATCTGATAATGCCATCATCGTTGCTTCATATGGTACGTTTTCTACAGGAATCAACATCAAAAGATTACACAACGTTATCTTCGCAAGTCCTTCAAAGTCCAGAGTTCGCAACCTACAATCTATTGGTCGTGTTCTAAGGAAAGGCGAAAATAAATCTCAAGCAACGTTATACGACCTTGCAGATGATATCTCTACTGACAGAGGTAACAACTATACACTCAACCATTTAATGGAAAGAGTTAAAGTCTATAACGAAGAAAAATTTAACTACGAAATCATAGATGTAAAAGTAAAAACTTATGATTAACTACGCAAAACATGATGAAGAATTCCATGCAGTGATCAAACTTCTTAATGGTGAAGAAGTTCTAGGTAAAGCAGTTCTCACTGAAGATGCAGGTGAAAGTCTGTGCTTCATTTCTAGACCTGTACAAATACAAAGTGTAACCAAAGAACTTCCTGATGGTAAAATTATCAAGGGAATGGGATTTGCTGAATGGATGCAACTTTCTGATGAAGACTTTTTTATTATTAGAGAGAAAGATATCGTTGCCGTTGCTTCTATGAGCAAAGCGGTTCAAATGATGTATCAATCTTATATTGATGATGAAGAAGATCTTACAGAGAGTGTCAGACAAAAAAACTTAAGAGAGAATAAACTTCATGTAGATCCTGATACCAAAATGGGTTATCTAGGAAAGATTAATGAAGCAAGAAAACTCTTTGAAAGAATCTATAAGAGCTAGATCAACCTCTGAACCCTTACAGTGTTATTCTACAGGCATTTGACAAACTTGTCAAGTGTGTTATAATGTATATAAAGTAAAGTACATATGAAACCTTCTAAAAAACAACACTACGTAAACAACCAAGATTTTTTGGAAGCAATCATAGTGTACAAATCAAAAGTAAAAATCGCTAAAGAGAAAGGTCTTCCTAAACCTAGAGTGAATAATTATATTGGTGGATGCTTTTTAAAGATCGCAACTCATCTCTCATATCGTCCTAACTTTATTAACTACATGTATAAAGATGATATGGTATGTGATGGTATTGAAAACTGTATTCAATACATAGATAACTTTGATCCAGAAAAATCAAGAAACCCCTTTGCATATTTTACTCAAATTGTATATTATGCTTTCTTAAGAAGAATTGCAAAAGAGAAAAAGCAACTAGAAATCAAGGATAAAATTCTTGAGAAGTCTGGATATGACCATGTATTTACTGTTGACGGCGACGTGGATTCAGGGTATAATCAAATCAAATCTCGTGTAGAAATGAATTCCAAACGATGACTAAGAAAAATGATCGGGAACGACTGCAAGATGCAGTTCAAAGAGATAGTCCCTGTAGAGATGACAATGAGCGCGGTTACTGGCGCAAGAGACTTCGTGATTTAGAACCTAAGAATGAAAATCCTTCTGATAACTGATCAACACTTTGGTGTTCGTAATGACAATCAAAATTTCATCGATCACTATAAAAGATTTTATGGTGAAGTAGTTCTCCCATACATTGATGCACATAACATTAAAGATGTTATTTGTCTGGGTGATACCTTTGACAAGAGACGATCCATTAACTTTATGTCTCTTGAGGCAGCAAAGGACATGTGGTTCACACCTCTCCAAGATAGGGGTGTTACGATGGACATGCTTGTAGGAAATCATGATATTTATTACAAGAATACTCTACGAGTTAACGCCCCAAGTGAGTTACTTGGAGAATACAACAACATCAACGTCATCACAGAACCTACCACTTCTGTTTACGATGGTCTTCCTATACTCCTTCTCCCTTGGATTTGCGATGAAAATCGTGCAGAGGTTCTGGAAAAAGTAGGAACTACTGAAGCAAAAGTATGCATGGGTCATCTTGAACTCAATGGATTTGAGGCACACCCTGGTCATATAATGAATTCGGGTATGGATGTGAATGTCTTTTCTAAATTTAAAAAGGTATTCTCTGGACACTACCATATGAAATCAACCAAGAAAAATGTTACGTATCTTGGTAATCCATATCAGTTGTACTGGAATGATTATGGATGTAAGAGAGGATTCCATGTCTTTGATACTGAAACTCTAAAGACATCTTTTTATCGTAATCCATTTGATATTTTTCATAAGTTGTACTATAATGGTGGAGTTACTTTACCCGATGAAAAAAATATTAAAGGAGCATATGTAAAACTTATCGTAGAACAAAAACAAGACTACGCTAAGTTTGATTATGTTGTGAATCAACTTCAAGATATGGGTATTGGTGATTTAAAAATCATCGAAGATCTTAGTATTGAACTTGAATCTGGTAAAGGAGTTCTGGAAACCGAAGATACTATGACTCTTCTAGATAACTACATAGATGAAATAGATTTAAAAGTTAGTAAAACTAATGTTAAATCTGTAATGAGGTCTTTGTATATGGAAGCTTCCGAACTCTAATGTACGTCCTAACAGAAAAAGAAAGCGGTGGAGTATATGCCGCACAAACTAAATCTGGTGTGCAAGCAGTACAAGTCTTTGAAAAGGAAGACGATGCTGTCAGATACCATGAGCAATTAAAAGCAGAGAGTTATTTTAAAGAATTGGAAATTCTTGAAGTAGATCCAAAAATAATTGCTTTAAATTGTGAGACCTATGGTTACGCTTTTTCTATCATTAGTTCTGATGAATTAATTATTCCACCTTCAATTTTATGATTACGTTTGAAACTATCCGCTGGAAAAACTTCCTTTCGACAGGAGACCAGTGGACTGAGATTAATTTTTGCGAATCATCCTCAACACTTATTATAGGTTCTAATGGCGCAGGGAAGTCTACTATGTTAGACGCCCTGTGTTTTGCTTTGTTTGGGAAAGCATTTCGTAAAATTAATAAACCCCAACTAGTAAACAGTATTAACGAAAAGGATGCCAAAGTAGAAGTTACCTTTACTATTGGTAAAGATTCTTATCGTGTATTCAGAGCGATTAAACCAAATGCATTTGAACTTTACAAAAATAATAAACTGGTTGACCAGGACGCAGCAACCAAAGACACCCAAAAATATCTTGAGCAATCCGTACTCAAACTTAACTATAAGTCATTTACCCAAGTCGTCATTCTTGGGTCCAGCACCTTTGTTCCCTTCATGCAACTCCCTGCCGCCCATAGACGGGAGGTAATAGAAGATTTGTTAGATATCAATATCTTCTCTAATATGAATAGTCTCTTGAAAGATCGTATTCGTACAGCTCAAAATCAGAGTACTGATTGTGGGCATATGCTTCGCCTAACAAAAGAAAAGGTTGATGGGCAACAGAAGTTAATTAATTCTTTAAAAGAAGTAAATCAAAATCGTCAAGAAGAAAAACGAGATACTTATAATGCAAATGTAGAACGTATTCAAGAACTGCATACACACCATAAATTAAAAAAAGATGAAGTTGTTATCCTAGAAGAGCAAATGGGTGACATTGAATCACAGAAAAAATTTGTTCGTAAACTTCGTCAAGGTCAATCAGATAGAAAGTCTGAACTAAAATTGATTGCAAGAAACATGAAGTTCTTTAAGGACCATGATGTTTGTCCTACTTGTAGTCAAGATATAAACACTGAGTTTAAGAAGGAGAAAGTTACTCTGATGTCTTCATCAGGTAAAATTCTTGCAAGTGAGATTGAAGGTTTTACTAAAGATATTACTGATGCAGTAGATGTTGTTACTAAGATGGAGGATACATCTGCTCAACTCTATGAAGTTCGTAGTGACGCATCCGCATTTGAACGAGAGATTGTTCGTGTTGAAATGGAGAATCTTCGTGTTTCAAATGAAATTCTTGAACTTCAAAAGAGTACGCCCAATATTGATCAAGAAGATAATATTTTACTTGAATATCAAAAGGAGCATAGTAAAACTGAGGAGGACTGTTCTGCAGTTAGTATGCAACTAGATGAGTTTCACATTGTTAGTTCTCTTCTTAAAGACTCTGGTATCAAGAGTCAAATTATTAAAAAATATATTCCAATCTTTAATCAACTAATTAACAAGTATCTCCAATCGATGGACTTCTTTGTTAACTTTACATTGGACGAAGAGTTTAATGAAGTTATTAAGAGTCGCTTTAGGGATGAGTTTTCCTATGCATCATTTTCTGAAGGTGAGAAACAGAAGATTGATCTAGCACTGCTCTTTACTTGGCGCGAAGTTGCTCGCATGAAAAATAGTGTTGCTACCAACCTACTCATTCTCGATGAAGTTTTTGATAGTTCTCTTGATTCTTCTGCTACAGCAGAACTCCTGAGTATTCTTAGAAGTCTCGGACACGAAACTAATGTCTTTGTTATCTCACATAAAGGAGACATTCTTGTCGATAAGTTCTTGCGAACACTGAAGTTTGAAAAGATTAATGATTTTTCCAAGATGTCTGATGAGTCATAAATAAACTTGATTGAGGAGAAAACTCTTGCTTTCTACACAGTACAGACTGCGCTTAGAATTTATTTGTAAACGTATCGCAAATAATGATGATGTGAAACTAGATGACATGATCTGGGCACAGAAACTTGCAAAGGCAAATACATCTGCTAACGAGATGTTAAAAATGGCAAGACGCCAAGCATCCCAGAACATTGAGGAGGGTAGCACAGACGATTTTCTGAATAGGATGGGTTTAGGCGATCCCGACCCATCCAATCATAAAAAGGGATTCACTGATGCTGACGATATCAAAAGTTGGTTTCAGCAAGACAAACCTGATGACTGGAGACAACGTGACTGATTATGTCTGTATCCCCATGTGGGATCCTATTTACGAGATGATGCGCTATCATTGGGTACATAAGTCAGAAAAGGACCCTGAGCAATTCGTGGAAAATCTTAACCCAGAGCAAGAACTGCTATGAGTACAAAGATGCTATTCCTAGTTGACATTGGTAATGGTAGATGTGTCAGTCACGATGGATACATTCAAATTGGTATTTTCTCTCATAGTGTAGAGAAGCATCTTGAGTTATGTCCTGAACAAGAATGGCAAGTAACATACTGGATGCCTGATCCATTTTGTATCCGATATCCTAGAGCAAACTATCAGCATACAATGAAGGCGAATGAAGGTTCTCCTAAGACTGATAATGCTACTGATAGCAGACCAAGAGACTTCCCAGACCAAGCAACAAATAGACTTGAGAGAACATTATGAAGATGTGGGAGACTGAGTGTATTGAGTGCGGTAAGATGGTGCCAGCAAATCAATGTCCTCAAGTCGGATGCTATGTTCCATCTGATAATAAATATAAAAATTCACTATGCAAACCCTGTTGGTTAAAACAAAAATGCAAGCAGTAATCTATTCTAACGGTAGTCAAGAGTGTGAGCGTATGGCAGCACTATTAGATTCTCTTGGTGGAGAGTTTTTAGAGTATAAACTCAATCATCACTTCACTCAAAGATCATTTGAAAATGAATTTGGCGAAGGGGCGACTTATCCTCAAGTATCTTTGGGTTACAAGCATGTTGGAAATATGCACGACACGCTACATTTCATGCAAGAGAAAGGGATGCTTGTAGGACAGTGACGAAAGTGTCCCATCGGTTGTCCAGCAGCAGGAATCTCTGCTATAATTACAGGGTAACCAAGAGAGACGGATGAACACTCAGGAAGTCAAAGGCACTCTCGCCAAACTGCTTGCTACGGAGAATCTCACTGTAGAGCATCGTAAGGTCAGTACTGCCTGCTTTGATGTTGATAGTAGGACTCTCATCCTTCCTATTTGGAAGACTGCCTCTAACACGGTGTATGACCTTCTGGTAGGGCATGAGGTAGGACATGCTCTCTACACACCTAATGTGGACTTCGGTAATGTATCAAAGGCGTTTGTGAATGTCTTAGAGGACGCTCGTATTGAGCGTATGATGAAAGTAACATATCCTGGTCTTCGACGTTCTTTCTTTGAAGGTTATAGACAACTATGGGATGCAGATTTCTTTGGAGTTAAAGGTGAAGATCCTGAAACTCTTGCACTAATTGACCGTATCAACCTTTACTTTAAGGGTAACCCCAACATTCCATTTAAACCTGAGGAGATGGTATGGGTTGAACGTACAGAAAATACTAAAACGTTTGAAGACGTTACTACTCTGGCTAAAGAACTGTTTGAATATTGCTCTGAAAAGCAAGAAGAAAAAGAAGAAGATATGATGATGCCATCATCATCTGATGGTAGTAACCAAGCAGACCGTCAAGAAACAGTTGATACATGTTCTGAAGACGGTGAGGAGAAAGATGAGTATATGACCCATGAAGAGATGCTTGAAGAAGCATCTAAACGGGAAAAGGATAATTCCGACCTTGAAACACCTTCTTATCAAGGTGGTGCTGATGAAACTAAATCCGTTACTGATGATGCATTGACAGAGGCACTAGAAACTCTTGTAGATGACAATTCTAAGGAGTGGGTATATCTTACAATTCCCGATCCTAAAGTAGAAGACTATATTGTTCCGTTCAAAACCATTCAAGAAAATCTTGAGGGTCATTTTTACAATCCTATTGTAGATAGTCAGTGGCAAGAGCATGTTCATTATTCTGTAGTTCACTATCAAGAATTTAAAAAATCTGCTCAGAAGACTGTTAACTATCTGTGCAAGCAATTTGAAATGAAGAAGTCTGCCGATGAATACAAACGTGCGGCAACTTCTAAGACAGGTGTTCTTGATACTAACAAACTACATACTTATAAATTTAATGATGATATCTTTAAAAAGATAACTACTGTCCCTGAAGGTAAGAGTCATGGTCTAGTAATGTATCTTGACTGGTCTGGTTCAATGCAGAATCAATTACTTGATACTCTAAAGCAAACTTATAATTTGATTTGGTTTTGTAAAAAATGTGGCATTCCTTTTAGAGTATATGCTTTCCAGTCTGGATTTGGATACAGTGATATCAATTCAGATCCCCCTTCAGAAGTAAAGAATGAACTGAGTCTTGCTTCGGACTTTCGTTTGTTTGAGTTCTTTTCTTCTCGTCAAAACAAACAGTCTCTAGACAAGTCTATGCAACTTGTATATACTCAAGTGTTTGCTATGCGTGGGTGGAGACTTACTCACTACAGTCCATATACTCTTGGTGGTACTCCTCTTGCTGAAGCGATCTACTGTACACGCAGTATCGTAGATAATATTAAACGTGTTGAGCGTATTAGTAAAGTAAATGTTATCTGTTTGACTGATGGTGAAGCAAATCCAATAAGTTATATCCAGAAGTTTCCTGAAGATCATTCATATTATCCTGGTCAATATCGATATCAGTATCTTTGTCATACTCGGGGACTTATATTTTTTCTCCGTGATCCTAAAACAGGTTACACTCGTAAACTCTCAAATGACCCTAGGATTACCACGAAAGAAATTGTGTCTTTCTATCGTGAGATTACAGATTATAATTGGATTGGTATTCGTATTTGTGCAAAAACTGACTTAACAATACTAGTGCGTCAGTTTGCTATTGATCAAGTTGATGAAATTGACAGGCAATGGAAGAAGGAAAGATTTGCTTCCATCAAAGGTAATATGGGATTTACTGAAGCATTCTTTATGCCTGATAAAAATATTGGTGATGGGACTCAAGATATTGAGGTTAAAAATAAAAAAGAAGTTGCAACTAAAGCAGAACTCACTCGTGCATTTAAAAAGCACATGGGTTCTAAAATGACAAACAAGACCATCCTTAACGCATTTATTGAGCAAATCGCATGAAGTGTAAAGTACAACTATTCAAGGCAGGAACAGTTTTTGACGAAATTGTTATTGCTACAGACTATGACGATGCTAGGAAAGTTGCCTTGGCACGAAACCCTGGAGCAACTATTATGGGAGTAACGGCAGTATTTGAATGAACATCTTTGTCACCGACGAATCTCCTTGGCGGTCTGCCTCTGTCCTACCAGACAAGCACATCGTCAAGATGCCCCTGGAGACCTGCCAGATGCTCGCTATAGTCGCCTCAGACAAGTGGGGACATGGTTATGGTACTTTGCCTAAGGCAGACGGTACACCTTATGCTACAGAGAAGGGAGCATTCCGTAATCACCCTTGCACCAAGTGGGCAAATGAGACTGTAGCAAACTCTAGATGGTTGCTTGAGCATGGTATGGCATTATGTGAAGAGTACTTTACTCGGTACGGTAAAATCCATACTTGCTTTAAGACTCTCCTTGCTGCTGATGAAATCATTCCTTATGTAAAATATAAAGATCATACTCCTTTTGTCTTTGCAGGACCTGACGAGTATAAGTATGATACCAGCATTGATATCTTCACTGCTTATAAGATGTATGTTGCATCTAAACCATGGGTGGCATCCAACTATCTGCGTGTGCCAGATAAAAAACCGTCCTGGGTTTGACCTAAAACGACCCCAAACCTGCTATAATTACAAAGTAAACAAAGGAACCCAATGCCTCGTAAGTCTGAAGTCACTACAGCAACCCTTGTCAATCATCTGACTGAACTGTATGGTTGTGAAGTTGATACTATGCAGGTTCGTAGTTCTGCAGAATCTCTTGGTGTATCATACGCTACTGCTGCTAAACGACTTGACTCTTATAAATCTGGTAGGGGCAAATGGAACCTGACGGTTCAAGAAATTGAGCAAGCATATGAAGCACCCTCTGCAATACCCGTAGATAATTACATTCCTGCAAAAGATGATTCCTATGTCCCTTTTGGTAACTATGCATCTGTTCGCAAAGTTATCACCTCTAATAAATTTTATCCTGTCTTTATCACAGGTCTTTCAGGTAATGGTAAGACCCTTTCTGTTGAGCAGGCATGTGCAACAGCAAAGCGAGAGTTGATTCGTGTCAACATCACAATCGAAACTGATGAAGACGATCTTATTGGTGGTTTTCGTCTTGTCAATGGTGACACTGTTTGGCATAATGGTCCAGTCATCGAAGCTCTGGAACGTGGAGCTGTACTTCTTCTAGATGAGATTGACCTAGCATCTAATAAAATCTTGTGCCTGCAATCTGTGCTGGAAGGTAAGGGTGTCTTCTTGAAGAAGACTGGTAAATATGTAACTCCTAAGGAAGGATTCAATGTTATTGCAACTGCAAATACTAAAGGTAAAGGCAGCGATGACGGTCGCTTTGTTGGAACCAATATTCTCAACGAAGCATTCCTCGAACGTTTTCCAATTACATTCGAGCAAGATTATCCAACTGCATCGGTAGAAGAAAAAATTCTACGAAATATGGGTTGTGATACTATTTTTGCAGAGAACCTTGTGAAGTGGGCAGGTGTCATTCGCAAGACTTTCTTTGACGGTGGTGTTGATGAAGTAATCACAACACGTCGTTTAGTGCATATTGCACAAGCGATGGAGATTTTTAGTGACCGTCTTACTGCTGTCAACATGTGTATCAATCGTTTTGATGACGACACTAAACAATCTTTCCTGGATCTCTATACAAAGGTTGACGCTGGAGAAGATTCAGAGTACAATGAAGACGAAGAAACCATTTGATTATGAAGTACAATGAAGATGCGCTTCTCAAGGAGTTGCGCGATTACATTTCTGGAACTTACGGTCAGCACTATTCTGCTGGCAACGATGAGATTCAAACGTTAGATTTGATTGAGTCCTGTGGTGATGCTGAAGCATTCTGTAGAAGTAACATCTTAAAGTATGCCTCACGATATGATCGCAAGGGCACTGCCCGTCGTGATATCATTAAGATCTTACACTACGGATTACTCCTCCTACATTTTTCCGATAAAACTAAAGTTACCGAAACCTACCCTCAATGACAGTAATTTCACGTCCAACAATTGAAGTCCTTAAGAACTTCTGTTCTATTAACAAGTCTATTGTCATCAAACCTGGCAACCAAGTTTCTACTCTGAGCATCAACAAGAACATTCTTGCTATTGCTGATGTTGAAGAATCGTTTGATTCTCAAATTTCTATTTACGATCTGGGTGTATTCTTAGGTGGTCTGTCTCTGTTCGACGCACCAAAAATTGATACTACTCAGTCTAATTACGTCACTGTGAGTGATCAGATTGGAAGGTCAAAGACTCGTTTCTTTTATGCAGACCCCGACATTATCACTCAACCTCCAGAGAAAGAGATTACACTTCCCTCTGTCGATTGTGATTTTGAACTGAGTGCAGATATTCTTCAGCAACTTCAACGTGCTGCTGCTGTGTATCAACTACCAGACTTGTGTCTTTTTGGGCATGAAGGTTCTGTTCAAATTATGGTTACTGATAAAAAGAACGATACCTCTAATAGTTACTCTGTCGAACTTCCTAGTGCTGTAATTGGTGATGAGGAATTCTGCTTCTGCTTTAAGGTTGAGAACTTGAAACTACTTCCTGGTTCTTATCATGTTATGATTAGTAAGAAGAATGTTGCTGAATTCCGAGGCAACGGCATCAAGTATTTTATTGCTCTCGAACCTAACAACTGATGAATGATTTTTTATGGGTAGAGAAGTATCGTCCTCAGACTGTTGAGGAATGTATTCTTCCTGCCAATGTGAAAGAAACCTTCCAGAGTTTCATTGACCAAGGTGAGATTCCTAATCTTCTCCTTTCTGGCACTGCTGGCGTTGGTAAGACTACCATTGCTAAAGCACTATGTAAAGAATTGGGTGCTGACTACTATGTTATCAATGGATCTGATGAAGGTAGATTCCTGGACACTGTACGCAATCAGGCAAAATCCTTTGCTTCTACTGTGTCTCTCACTGCTTCTGCTCGTCACAAAGTTCTTATCATTGATGAGGCAGATAACACAACCCCAGATGTCCAACTTCTACTTCGTGCAAGTATCGAAGAGTTCCAAAAAAACTGTAGGTTCATATTCACTTGTAACTTCAAAAACAAGATTATTGAACCACTACATAGTAGAACGACGGTTGTAGAGTTCAATGTCCGTGGACAAACAAAACAAGAACTTGCTGGTGCGTTTTTTAAAAGGTGTCAGGATATCCTCAGGCGCGAGGAGGTCTCCTTCGCTCCTAGAGTTCTTGCAGAAGTCGTCCAGAAATACTTCCCAGACTTCCGAAGAACTCTCAATGAGTTGCAGCGATATGCCAGCACAGGGTCTATCGACACTGGTATTCTGGCGGCGTTAGGTGATGCTAATCTAGATACTCTTGTAGCAGCATTGAAAGATAAAAAATTCAATGATGTTAAGAAGTGGGTAACACAAAATCTAGATGCTGACCCAACATCTATCATGCGTAAACTTTATGATAGTTTGTCCAATGTGATGGATGGTCCTAGTGTTGCTGCTGCTGTTTTAATTATTGCTGAGTATCAATATAAGTCTGCTTTTGTTGTAGATCAAGAAATCAATCTGCTCGCTTGTCTTACTCAACTAATGCTGGAGTGTAATTTTAAATGATTGATGTAAAACTGATTCGCCTTATCAGTGGTGAAGAAATTATTGCAGAAGTTACTGATTGGAGTAATGGTATTCTTACTGTAAAGAATGCCTTGGTAGTCATTCCCCAACAAGGTCAGGTTGGATTTGCTCCATGGGCAACCGTCATTGATCCTGAGCATCCTGAAATTGCTCTTGATATGAAGCATGTAATTTATTCTGTTGAAGTTGCACCCGATGTAATCAGACAGTATTCTAAACTATTTGGTGGTCCTGATATTATTACTCCTGATAAGAAACTGATTCTATGACATCGTTAAAGACACCTCTTCGTTATCCTGGTGGCAAGTCTCGTGCTACCAAAAAGATGGCAGAGTTCTTTCCACTATTCAAAGACTATACCGAGTTTCGGGAACCCTTTGTTGGTGGAGGTTCTGTTGCTCTTTATATCACTCAGATGTATCCTCACCTGGATATCTGGGTGAATGATTTGTATGAACCATTATATAATTTCTGGAAAGAACTTCAGTATGATGGGCGCAAACTTCGTGATGAGTTGGTTCAACTTAAGAATCGTCATCCAGAACCTGTATCAGCAAAACTATTATTTCTAGATGCCAAGGAGAAAATAAACGATGATTCGATATCCAACCTATCTCGTGCTGTTAGTTTTTACATTGTTAATAAGTGCTCTTTCTCTGGTCTCACTGAGTCCAGTTCCTTCAGCAAACAGGCGTCAGAGTCTAACTTTAGTATGCGAGGAATTGACAAACTCCCTTACTACGGAGAACTTATCCAAGACTGGAGAATTACTAATCTGTCATACGAAGAACTTCTAACTGACAAGAAGGAATCATTTGTATATCTTGATCCTCCTTATGAGATTAAGTCTAATCTCTATGGTAGGAAAGGTGGGATGCATAAAGGATTTGACCATGATGAGTTTTTCTTTGCATGCGATAGACATGTCTGTGACCAGATGGTATCATATAATTCTTCTAATCTAATCAAGTCTCGATTCATAGATTGGAAACCATATGAGTATGACCATACTTATACTATGCGTTCAGTTGGAGAATATATGAAGGACCAGCAACAACGTAAAGAACTACTTCTTTTAAATTATGTCGTATGATGAAAGGTATCCTCTTAAGGATTATCTAAACACTATCAATCTTACCAAAAAGAACTTGTTGCAAGGTGAGGATCCTGCATGGGAAAAAAATTATCCTCCATATATTATTAATAAATGTATGTCGCATCACATGGATACTGTGATGCTTTCTAATGAGATGAATCAATATTCAAACTTGGATAAAAAATTACAGTATGATTTCTTTATAAATACCGTCAGGTCCCGTAAGAGATTTTCTCCTTGGGGTAAAAAAGAAAAGGTGAAGGATATTGAACTTGTTAAAGAGTTCTATGGTTATTCAACCGAGAAAGCAATTCAAGCACTCAGGATTCTTACCGAAAACCAACTTATGGTTATTAAAGATAAATTGAATAAAGGTGGTAAGAAACGATGAATGAACCCAAAGAAGTTCAATGGACAAAAGCAGATATGGTAGAAGTGAATTTGAAGGAACCTGATGACTTCCTGAAAGTTCGTGAAACTCTTACTCGTATTGGTGTTGCTTCTAGAAAGGAGAGAAAATTATTTCAGTCCTGTCATATCTTACATAAGAAAGGTCAATATTATATTGTACACTTCAAAGAATTATTTGCACTTGATGGTAAGAAAGCAAATTTATCTGAGAACGATGTGCAAAGACGCAATCGTATTATTAAACTACTATCTGATTGGGGTCTAGTAGAGATTGTAAAAGAAGATGTTGTGACAGATGCAGCACCACTTAGTCAGATCAAAGTTATTGCATATAAAGAAAAGGGTGAATGGGCACTTGAGTCTAAGTATAATATTGGTAAGAAAAGACCACCTACAGAATCCTAAATAGAGCTGCCTAACTCTTTACTTATGGATAACCCAAAGAAAGAGGAAGCCAAAACGGAAAATAAATTTGAGTGGGCGGATGAGGGTGTATCAACTCTCGTCCGAGTTATTATTCTTGGTTGGTCAGCAGCAATTCTGACTCTTAATTATGTAACTGTTCCTGGCGTTCCTCAAAAAAACATCGATCCAACTTTTATTGCCAGTGTGTTCACTGGAACTTTAGCTACGTTCGGGGTCATGCCTTCTAAGAAAAAGAAGGATGATGAAGAACCAAAACAAGCACCTACAGTGGAGAAGAAAGATGCAAAAAATGATTAATGGTGTCGCATTATTATCTGGTCTAGTTTCTTTATCTATCGTAGGGGGTGGTGCTTATCTATACACACAAAAGGATGCACTCATTGAGAGTGCTACAGCAGCAGCAACAAAGGCAGCAACCGAAGCAGTAACTAGTGCCCTTCCTGGGATGCTAGACGCTGCAATGCCAGAAGTACCTGAACTGCCTGGTGCAACTGGTGGCGCATTGCCATTCTAATCATGGATATATTTAATCCTAAGAAAAAAGAGACCGAGCAAGTTACCGAGCAAGTCACCGTGCAAGTACCGAGCAAGTCGCCCGTCAAGGGTATTGCACTTGCACTAGGAGCATTGGTTGGTATTTCTCATATTGGACTTTTAGGATATGTGGTCAGGGACAATACTCCTAAACTGAGAGAAGTCCCTACTATCAATATTCCTAGAGGAGACTATTCATCCTATACTATCAAAGCAGGTAAGGATGGATATGAGATTGAATACCGAGCAAACGATCCTGCTATCTTAGAATCACAGAGGTCATTATCTTCTGATGTTAATAAGAAAGGATTCTTTGGTGGTGGCACTGAGTCTCGTCGTGAGTGGCGTGTTGACCAGTTCACTATGGACGGCACACGCAACCTAGGAGGTGCCGTAGAAGACGGCGAGGGAAAGTCTGCGAAAGACATAGAGTGCATCGTGGCGGACGCTGGAGCACGGTCTCAAGGTGCAATGGCAGGTAGTGCCCTTGCTGCTGGTGTTGCTGTTCCTGCCCTTGCTAGCATCCCCTACGTGGGTTGGTTAGCAGGTGGATGGGCATTGCTACTAGGACAGAAAGCAGGGTCGAGTCTTGGATCTCAAGTTGGTAGTGTATTTAATGACTGCTGATGGACATTCAGAGAATAGGGACGAGTAAAATTACAGTAGGTAAACTAAACATACCTGAGGTTAGGACATATCCAGAACCTGTAACCTCACAGTTTAGTGCTCCACCTGTCACTGTTAATATAGGACTCCCTATTGTCAATATACCAGGATGCGTTGAAGCAAACTCTGCTAATAATAAAAACGAAAGTTTATTAATAGATGATGATCCTGTAATTATTTGTGATGCTGGAACTCCTAGTTTCAATCCAATTAACTACGAACCAAATCAAATGGTTATGACTGGACCACCACCAGTGAATCCAGTTAAACCTAAGAAAGAAGCAACAGATACAAAAGCACCAGGTACACCACCACCGCCACCTACTCCACCACCACCAAACATTCAGTGTCCTACTCAAGAACAGTTATCTAAAGAACCCGTGGGGTTCCTGTTTGATGGTGGACGCAAAGAAGTATTAGGATACAAGTTGGTTGGAGACCAATGTATCCGAGAGGTAGGTGATGTACCTATCATTACACAAGTCATAAATGGATTACCCCCAACTGGTGTTGTGATCACCACTGGGGGTATTGCTGTAGTTGCTACTACATCAGCACTGCTTGCTAAACCATTTGCTGACATTCTTCTAAAGGTAATCAAACCTACAGTGAAGAAAGTTATTAAAAAGATTGCTGCTATCCGTGGTAAGGAAGTTAAGGTCTTGTCTCTAAGGGAGCGCCAAGTAGAGCAGCGTCATCGGAATCAGGCAATACGGGTATTGAAGTCGGCACTGAAACCGAAGGGATAGAGTGACGATGTTGCTTGACAGTAGTTACATTTTGCACCACAACGTCAGCACATATTTTATAGTAAGGACTTCTGGGGTGGAAACTGATTCCTTCTTTCATTAGATTTCCACAATTCTTAAGACGAGCAATCTCAAAATCCAATCTTTTATTGGCAGTCAGTTGTTTCATCATCTCAATGTTAGAAGTTGCTGCTTCTTTACAAAGGTCTTGCAGTTTCTTATCAGTGGGTGTGCTCCATGTCATAGAGAAACCTACACCCAGACTGTAGTTATCTTTCTGTCCTGTCCTAGTCTTTTTGTAGAAACTTATATCACCAGGATTATCTAAGATACCATCTCCCATTGGATTCCCGTCAGAATCGTAGGCACCAAAGTTATCGGTGACATCGTATACTGGATCGTCGTAATAGTCTTCGTATGGTTTAGAAGCAGAGACACTTCCTGTTACATACGGTGTGAAATTGCGAGTGGGACCTTGACATTGTATACCTCCACCGTAGGTATTTGTAATGTATGGTCCCTGTAAAACCTGAATAGCTTGGTTTGTAACGGAGCCTGAACTATTAGCGACAGGATTAGCAGTAGCAGACACACCACCAACAGTTTCAGCATAAGAAGGATTAGCGAATAATAAAGTTACTGCGAGAAGATACTTGTAGTGTCGGTTATGCTTGTAACCTCGGTTGTTCTCTGGATAATCGTTTGGTTGCTTAAACCAGGTCCGCTGTAAGTTTCTGTGAACTGAAACGCTCCCCCTGGTGTCGTCTGTGTGTATGTCGGTTTGCTTGTTACACCCGTCCATGATGATGTCACTCCGTCAATAGTTACATTAGTTGCACCAACACCTGGTGAGAGGTTGCCTGATGCATTGACACCAGAACCAGTAGCAGAATACTGATACCCAGTGTTATAGTCCATGCTATTTATTGTCTCAGTTATGGTCTGAGTTGTCTCCGTTCTTGATGTCATACTTCCCTGAGTGAAGTTTGGGACCACGGGGACCGCCAGGGCAGGAACAAGTGTGACACTTGCACCCACCACAGCGAGGGCAGACCAACGAATCATCTTGATCATTGCTCCTATCCTCAGTCAATTACAGTGATCTCAGCTACATATTGGCCAGTTGCAGTCGTGCCAGCACCACCAGCAGTCACGGTGAGAAGACCAGCAGAAGTGACTGTACCTGCTAATGTTCCAGCAGTACCAGCAGTATAAGAAGTTACATTACTGAAGTTAGGAACATCTCCTACAGTAGGAGCAGCAGTTGGGACTACATCGCCTTGAGTATAAGACTGAGAGAATGTGAAAGCAGATTCTGCAGTTCCTTGGACTGCTTCAATAGTACCAGGAGAATAAATTCCATTGGTAATAGTGCCAGTAGAAACAGCATCTGCTGTGGTGCCATCAGTAGTACCGATGTTTGTTCCTGAGATACTAAATGAGGATCCAATTCTCGTTGCCTGAGTTCTAGCAGCATCAACTGTCAGTTGGACACTAGCGGAATGTGAACTCACCAATCCACCTGCATTTGCTGCACTTGCAGTCACTAATAGCATAACGATAGGTAAAAATTTAGTCATTTTTTCCATCGAGTTTTGTCTAATACTATGTAGGTGAGGTATTCCTTACATAGAGGTTCGGGATATTACACAATGCATTAAACTATAGACTTGTTAAATAATATTGGTTGCCTTCGGGGACCACACAACAAACTCGCTTTAATTAGGAGCATAACAAATGACGGGACTTAGAAAGTTCACGACGAAAGATCTTAATGCAGTGGTAGATGCTGCAGAAAAATACTCAGTAGGATTCGATGATCTGTTTTACAGACTACATTCCTACGGGATGGGAAGTGTTAATGAAGCATATCCTCCATACAATATTGTACAAGAATCTAATATTAAATGGAGAATTGAATTAGCACTGGCAGGGTGGGCACCAGAGGAAGTTGAAGTTACTACTGAGAGTAATGTTCTTTTAATCAGATCGATTGCACCAAAGAATAAAGGTGAGGAGGAATATGTACATAGAGGCATCTCCACTCGCACTTTTGCTAGAGGGTTTAATCTTTCAGATGATGTAGAAATCGGCACAGTCAGTTTTAATAATGGGTTGCTTGTGGTAGAATTACGGAAGATCATTCCTGAGCATCAGCAATTAAAGGTTTATGAAATCCAAAGTTCTCAACTACCTGAAAGTGATAGTGTGCCATCCAGCGACACACTATAATCTGATTACTATTGGAATTCTGATTACAATAGGAGCATTACATAACCATGCTCACTTCACAATGACTAAGGATGCAGATGCTTATGTTAGACAGTGGTGTAGATCATCAGCAGAAAATAAAAAGACCTGTATCCGTTATGGTGGAAACATGGACTACTAATCAACCTATATAATTTACAACCAAAGAGACTACCTGATAGGGGGTCTCTTTTTTGTATGGGGAAATTATGAATTTTTTAGACTATGCACGTTTGTATGACATTGAAAATGAAGCACTATGTGATTCTTTAGTTAAAGAATATTCTTCTAACGATTGGGAAGACCATCGGTGGGGACATAATGATGGTGAAACTCATCACACAGAAGATGATAATACTGAAATTTTATTTCCTGAAAATCAAATTATATTTGATATTTGTGGTAAAGTATTTGCTGATTATTCTCGTCACTTCGACATTGGATTGGTTGACCATACTCATGCAAGATTGAGCAAGTATAGAGAAGGAGCATATCTTCGTCCTCACACAGATCATATTAAAGATATGTTTGATGGAGAACGTAAAGGTATTCCTATTTGTACAGTTGTTGGATTGTTGAATGGTGATTTTGAAGGCGGAGAGTTCTTTCTTTGTGGTGAAGATATGGAACTAGAAAGGGGACACGTTATTGTATTTCCTTCCATCTTCATGTATCCTCATGAAGTTAAAAGAGTGACAAAGGGCACTCGCTACTCATTTGTATCGTGGGCATGGTAACATGAATGTTTATCTAAATTTAAAACCAAATAATTATGACGGTGATTCGGATCTCTTGACAGTAGAGGTTCCTGCATCTTATACTGAAGAACTTCTGCGATATGTCAGACCTATTGCAGAACAAAAGAATACTACCGAAGATAAAATCCTTAAGGATATTATTAAAGAATCTATTTTAGAAATTGAAAGGAGGAATTATGAGCGTAAGAATCGTTCGACTAAAAAGCGGAGATGATATTATCTCTGACATTTATGAGGTGACATCCACTGAGGATAAAGGAGAAGAAAAAGATCCGATTGCATATCAATTAAGATTCCCATATGCTATTTGGATTAGTGAGGGGATGAATGCAGAAGTTGATGGAGATATCCAAAAAATTTCTGACCCAGAAGTTTCTATGGAACCATGGTTGCCGCTTTGTAAACATGAACATATTTTTCTGAAACTTGATGAAGTATCCGCTGCATATGAAACGCATGATACAGTTATCGAACAATACACAAAACTAATTGAGGCACAAATGAATGGAAAACGTGAAACTGATTCTCCTCAGGGAGAGGAATGAAGTTCTACTGGGTTCAGTAACTGAACTAGATGAAGAACCAAGTTTATTAGTTACAAATTGCATGGAGATACTCAAGGATGGAACACTAGAACCGTTCCCTCGCTTTGCTGCACAACGTGACTTGTTCTTGACATCTGAGGCAGTTTTGACTATAGTGGATCCAAGTCCTGAAATTGTGGAGACATACTCTAAAGAATGAGTTCTTTCTATACCAACATTCAACTTGCTGGTGACACCATCCTTTACCGAGGATACGAAGATGGGCAACCTGTTTCCTATCGTGCAAATTTTTCTCCAACTTTATATGTTCTCTCTCGTAAGAATGAGGACTTCAAGACCCTAGATGGGAAGAATGTATCACCTGTCAAGTTTCAAACTGCTCGCGAAGCAAGAAACTTTATTAAGCAGTATGATAGTGTTGAGGGGTTTGAAGTACATGGATACGAGAGATTTGTATATCAATACATTCGTCAAGAGTTTCCTGGTGAGGTTGATTATAATATCAATCAAATGAAAATCTTTGCACTGGATATTGAGGTTCAGTGTGAGAACGGATTTCCTAATGTTGAAGAAGCAGCAGAAGAGATGTTGTCTATCACCATTAAGGATATGGTGACCAAGCAGTATTATTGTTGGGCGACTCGTGAGTTTGAAGCACCCGAGGGTGTAGAGACTCACATCTTTTGGACAGAACATGAAATGCTAAACCATTTCTTACAATGGTGGGTGCAAAATACTCCAGATATCCTTACGGGTTGGAATGTCAATTTGTATGACGTTCCATACATTGCCCGTAGGGTTAGTCGTGTGCTTGGTGAAAAATGGATGAAGAGTTTGTCGCCTTGGAATCGTGCTAATGAGAGAGAAGTCTACGTTATGGGACGTAAGAATTATGCTTACGATATCTCTGGTGTCAATATTCTTGACTATCTCGATCTTTATCGGAAGTTTACTTATAGTAACCAAGAATCATATCGATTGGACCATATTGCTTTCGTCGAACTGGGTCAAAGAAAAGTTGACCATAGTGAGTATGAAAACTTCAAAGACTTCTACACTAGTGATTGGCAGAAGTTTATGGAGTACAACATCCAAGACGTTGAGTTGATTGACCGACTGGAAGATAAGATGAAGTTGCTTGAACTTGCCATCACTATGTCTTATGATGCAAAGGTAAACTTTGAAGATGTTTATAGTCAAGTCCGTATGTGGGACACTATGATCTATAATTATCTTACGGATAGAAACACAGTTGTTCCTCAGAAAAAAGGTGAAAAGAAAGATGAGAAGTATGCGGGGGCCTATGTTAAGGAACCGATTCCAGGAAAGTATGATTGGGTTGTGTCTTTTGACCTTAACTCTCTCTACCCTCATCTTATTATGCAGTACAACATCTCACCCGAGACATTACTCGATGCGAGACACCCAACAGCAACTGTTGATAAGATACTTAATCAGGAACTAGATATTGATGGGAAGTATTGTGTATGTGCTAACGGTGCTCAGTATCGTAAGGACATACTTGGGTTCCTACCAGAAATGATGCAGAAGATCTACGATGAACGGACCATATACAAGAAGAGAATGCTTAAGTCTAAGCAAGCTCTTGAACATGCCACCACACCTACAGAGACCACATCACTACAAAAGGATATTTCAAAATTCAACAATATCCAAATGGCAAGAAAAATCCAACTTAACAGCGCCTATGGTGCCATCGGTAACCAATACTTCCGATACTACAATCTGGCAAATGCTGAAGCGATTACCCTCTCAGGTCAAGTCTCGATTAGGTGGATTGAGAGCAAGGTAAATACTTACCTAAACAAATTACTCAACACAGAGGACCACGATTATGTCATCGCTTCTGATACTGATAGCATCTACATCTGTCTTGATCTACTTGTCCGTTCTGTATTTCCTTCACAAGATGTTCGTACAGAGAGGATTGTCAACTTCCTCGACACTGCTTGCAAAGAACGAATCGAACCATTCATTGAAAGATCATACCAAGAACTAGCAGATTACGTTGGTGCTTATGACCAGAAGATGGTTATGAAGCGAGAGAATATTGCTAACACAGGTATCTGGACTGCTAAGAAAAGGTACATCTTAAATGTATGGGATAGTGAGGGTGTTCGCTATGAGAAACCTAAACTAAAAATCATGGGGTTAGAGGCAGTTAAGTCATCTACTCCTGGTGCATGTCGTGCTGCTATTAAGGAATGTATGACGGTTATTGTAAATGAAGATGAAGTGTCAGCGCAGGCATTTATCACCAAATTTAGAAATAAATTTTCATCGTTACCAGTCGAAGATATTTCATTCCCTCGTGGTTGTAATAATCTAAATAAGTGGTCCCATCCAGCAACAATCTATAGTAAAGGAACACCTATTCATGTTCGTGGTGCGTTGCTGTATAACTTCTATAATAAGAAGAATAAACTTACCCATAAGTATCCGTTGATTCAAAACGGAGAAAAGGTTAAGTTTGTTTATTTGAAGACTCCTAACAAAATTAATGAGAATGTCATCAGTTATCTGGGAACATTCCCAAAAGAGTTTGGACTTGACAAACAGGTAGACTATGACTTACAATTCTCGAAGAGTTTCCTAGAACCTATCAAAGTTATTATGGACACGATTGGATGGCAAGCAGAAAAAGTACCGTCACTGGAGTTCCTATTCGGATGAAAACAAAATTTATGGTTACATATCAAAAAGCATTCGGTGCTGGTGCAGCAAGAGAAGAAAAGACTTTTAATGATCTACAAGATGCACAATGGTTTGAACGTGCCATGAAACGTTCGCAACATATCACAACATTATTAGAGGTCAAAGAGTGAATTTTCTACAAGACGTAGCAAAGGAGATCAAAAATGAATACGCAGGATTGGTCAGCGATGGTGTTGCTGCAGGAGATACCAGTGGTTTCATTGATACTGGCAGTTATATCTTTAACGCTCTGGTATCTGGCTCAATCTACGGTGGTGTCCCTGGAAATAAGATTACCGCTATTGCAGGAGAGTCTTCTACTGGCAAAACTTTCTTTTGTCTTGGGATTGTACAGCATTTTCTCGACAGTAATCCTGACTCAGGTATAATTTATTTTGAATCTGAGTCTGCTATCTCTAGGCAGATGATTGAAGACAGGGGTATTGCATCTGACCGTATGATGATTGTTCCTGTTGCAACCATTGAGCAGTTTCGTACTCAGTCTTGTAAGATTCTTGACAAGTACATGGAGCAGAAAGAGGAAGATCGCAAACCTCTGATGTTTGTACTGGACTCTTTGGGTATGCTTTCTACAGAGAAAGAGATTGCTGATGTGGCAGCAGATAAGCAGGTTCGTGACATGACTAAGAGTCAATTGATTAAGGGTGCCTTCAGGGTGCTCACACTCAAACTAGGGAAGGCAAACGTGCCTATGCTGGTCACCAACCATACCTATGATGTGATTGGGTCTTATGTTCCCATGAAAGAAATGGGTGGTGGTAGTGGACTGAAGTATGCATCTTCTACTATCATCTATCTGTCTAAGAAGAAAGAGAAGGATGGCACTGAGGTTGTTGGTAATATCATCAAATGTAAGGCACAGAAGTCACGTCTGACCAAAGAGAATAGTCAGATTGAAACTCGTTTGTATTATGATCGTGGTCTTGACAGATACTATGGACTACTAGAACTCGGTGAGAAGTATGGGATGTGGAAAAACGTTGCTGGTCGCTACGAAATTAATGGTAAGAAAGTCTATGCTAAGGCAATCTTAAAAGAACCTGAGGAATACTTTACTGATGATGTGATGCAAGCACTCGATGAAGCAGCAGCACAGGAGTTCCGTTATGGCAGTTGAACTTAAGGACTATATCAGAACGTATGATGATGTAGTTGACTATGACTTCTGCCAAAAAGTTATTGAAGCATTTAATACTTCTGAATTTAAATATCTTGATAGAGAGCAGAGACCTTCATTCAATGAGTTGAATATTTCTCAAAAGTATCTTGCTAACGATCCTAAATGGATGAACCTACAGAATGATTTGCAGAATAGTTTTATAGATGCTATTGAACTTTACATGAAAGAGTTGGATTTAGGTCCAGACTTTCCATCAAACTATGCTTTTGAAGAGTATCGTATCAAAATGTACAATGCAAATCAATATGATCAATTTAAAGACCATGTTGATGTAGGTAATTACAACTCTGCTCGTAGATTCTTAGTCTGTTTTCTTTATCTTAATACTGTTGTTGCTGGTGGAGAAACAAATTTTCCTAAAATTTCTCATGCAGTTTCCCCAAAGTGTGGTAGAATACTTCTGTTCCCTTCCACTTGGCAGTACCGTCATGCAGGACTAATCCCTCTCTCGGATAAAAAGTATATTGTCGGAACTTATCTACACTACGTATGAATCTAGAAGTAACTATTATCAGCAATCTCATTTATAATGAGAAGTATGCTAGAAAAGTTTTGCCTTTTCTAAAGTCCGATTACTTCACTGCTCGTGAGCATAAGATTATCTTTTTGGAAATTCATGAATACATTAGTCAATATGATGCCTGCCCCAGTCTCAATGCAATTGGTATAGAATGTCAGGAACGAACTGACCTTACTGAAGACCAGTTCAAAGAAATTATTCATGTATTAAATGTCCTTTCCGATGATCCCGCAGACTACGATTGGCTCGTTGATACTACAGAAAAGTGGTGTCAAGAGCGTGCGATCTACTTATCTCTTATGGAGAGTGTCAAGATTGCTGACGGGCAAGATACCAAGAGAGACAAAGGCGCTATTCCTTCGATTCTTTCGGAAGCACTTGGAGTATCCTTCGACCAACATGTAGGACATGATTATGTTTCAGATGCACAGGAACGCTACGACTTCTATCACCGCAAAGAAGATAAGATACCTTTCGACTTATCGTTATTCAATAAGATTACGAAGGGTGGTCTTCCTAATAAAACTCTTAACATCGCACTCGCTGGCACTGGTGTGGGCAAATCTTTGTTTATGTGCCATTGCGCTGCAGCGGCACTTCTACAAGGTAAAAATGTCCTCTATATCACGATGGAGATGGCAGAGGAAAAAATCGCTGAACGTATTGATGCAAACCTTTTAAACGTTCCGATTCAACAACTTGGAGATCTTCCACAAGTAATGTTTGAAAAGAAGATTGCAAATCTTGCTAAGAAAACTCAAGGCAAATTAATCATCAAAGAATATCCTACGGCATCTGCTCATGTTGGACATTTTAAGTCTCTTGTTTCTGATCTTGCTCTTAAGCGGAGCATTAAACCCGATATTATCTTTGTGGATTACCTTAATATCTGTGCTTCCGAGAGATATAAAGGGAGCATTGTCAACTCCTACACATACGTCAAAGCAATCGCAGAAGAACTTAGGGGTTTTGCTGTGGAGTGTAACGTTCCTATTATCAGTGCTACGCAGACCACTCGTTCAGGTTATGGTAGCACTGATGTTGACCTTACTGATACTAGTGAATCCTTCGGCCTCCCTGCTACTGCTGATCTTATGTTTGCCCTTATTAGCACGGAGGAGCTTGAGGGAATGAATCAAATCATGGTCAAGCAATTGAAGAATAGATATAACGACACTACTTCCTTCAAAAGATTCTGTGTAGGTATTGACAGAGCGAAGATGAGGTTGTATGATGTTGAGGAATCTGCACAAGACGATCTCGTTGATTCGGGTCAACCTGAGCAGCAGATTGATTTAGTTCAAAAGTTCACCGCAAAGAAAACATTTCAAGATTTAAAGTATGACTAAAAGAGTAAACACTGATGCCTATTTGGAGTTCGTTAATGCAGTCACATCGAACGAAAGTAAAGATTATGGTTTCTTTAACTGTCGCCTCCTTGAGTTACAAGAACAGGGTTTTGAAACACAAAGACTTCTAACTGCTGCTGTAGGAATGTCTGCTGAAGCAGGTGAGTTTACTGAGATTGTAAAGAAGATTATCTTCCAAGGTAAACCTGTTAATGAAGAAAATCTATTTCACATGAAGCGTGAACTTGGAGACATCATGTGGTATGTTGCACAAGCATGTATGGGACTCAATATTTCTCTCGATGAAGTCATTGAGATGAATGTGGACAAACTCAAGGCACGTTATCCTGGTGGAGAGTTTGATGTCCATTATTCCGAAAACCGTGTTGAGGGAGACTTATGAAAACGGATTTTACACAAGATGCACTTTGGGATCAAATTGCAACCCTTGGGTGGGATGTAAGACATGATGATATTGTACTTGAGGTTGGTGGCACAGTAGTCTCTGGTATCCATCAAGGTAAAGAGTATAATAAGAAGTGGGCAACACCTTACGGTGTTCGTAAGTATAACAACGATGCATTCATTGTTATTAAGAACCTTTCGCGTACTCCATTTGAATCATCTAAACCTATGGATAGAGAACATAACCCTCCTCATTCAAATGAAACTGTCGAACCTAAAACTGTCGAACCTCAAGATATTACAGTCAATATGGATGGTGGTGTAGGTGGATCATGGGAAGTCAAGAAAGAAGCATAACTTATCGTGTTTAGTCTTTGGATTCACATAAGAGCATTCTTTTCTGTTGTAGTGGTGAGTTGTGCTCACCCTGTCAACTGGGAGCATTGTGTTCGTGTGGACCAATGGTTATTACCTGAGGTTGTCCAGGGGTATAAACTCTGGACAGGACAGGAAAAAATATATGAAAAAGAAAAGGATTATCTAAATAGTTTGGATGATTCCATAGAGTAAGATGGCAAGTAAGAATCCTGATGTTCAGGAAGTCACTAAACTTATTAATACTCTTAAGAAAGATAAGATCTTTTTGAGAAAGACTGAGGGTGTTTCTAAGATCAAATTATTTGTTGAAGCAGAAGGAGATAGAGATTCGGCAAAGGAAAAGATGGATAAACTCTTAAAGTCTAAAGGATATCCTACAGAAACTACAAGAGTGTCTGGACACTCTGCAGACGCATCTGCTATTAAAGGAAAAAATATTACCATCATCTATAAGAATAAGAAAGGTGGTATGGCAGAGACTACTATTAACTCTACTATTACAGAGTTGTTTCCTTGTATTGCATTCTTAGGTAATATTACAGAAACTAACAAACAAAAGTTTTACGAAAAAATTAAGCAGAGTAACAATCCAAGTATTGGATGTTATGTGAATGCTAAAGATGCTGAGAAAGGTTCTGAGTTCATTAGTTCTGCAGCAGAGTCTAGTAAGTTTGATGAGAAAGTAAATAATGCTCTTGGTATTCTGAAGTTTTTAAAAGAACAAGATGCAGGTAAAAAAATTAGAGATGTGTATTGGGGATATCGTGCTAAACCTCAGGGTGTTATGAATAATCATCCTGGTGATATATTCATCAAGTATACTGATGGTAAAATGGTGGGTGTTTCTTTGAAGGCAGGTGGTGCTGGAACAATGGAACCAAAACTCAACACATATGTAAATCCTATTGTCGAATTTTTTGGTAAGCAGAGTGAGTATAAGAAGTGGCAGCAAGAATCTTATGACAAATACTATGCTGGTATTCCTGGTATTGCCGATTTTCAAGCATATGGAAAGTCTACTATGGTTCCTGCTATAGCAAAATTTGAAAAAGATAATAGCAAATTGTATGAGCAATATTATGATGAGCAACTAGAGTGGTTGCGTGATAAAATAATTGAAATGATGAATGCAGACCAAAACAAGGTCAAGAAATTCTTACTTGAGAAAGTTGCAGGTGAGCAAAAGGATGTGCCACTTGTTGTTATCAAAGCAGTGCAAGCAAACTATCAAGAATTGAATGATGATGATATTGTAAAAGAGTGTGTGCAGAGATCTAGAAAAACTAATGGTGTGAAGGTTACTAAGTCTCCAAGATCTAAACAAACTTTTTTTGTTGATTTGATTTGTAATAATAAAACTACCAGACTTAATTTTACAATTAGGACAAACAAGTCTGGTGCCGAGCATAAGTTGGGACAGTTTATCAACTTGGCAGTAAAGTTTAACGGTGTGCAGGACTAGAAACTGTCACACCCCTGGTTGCGACTGCCTTCTGCCATGCTATAATATGTGTATAGACAGAGGACGAATGCCAAACAAACACCTTGAGCACCTAGAGGATTCCATCTTTGATGGTCGTCGCGTTGCTCTTGCTGCTGTCAAGCAGGCACTGACTGTCAAGAAGGTCAGCGTCAAGTGGGACGGTGCTCCTGCTATCGTGTTTGGAACTAACCCTGCCAATGGTCAGTTCTTTGTGGGCACCAAGTCTGTATTCAACAAAAAGAAAGTTCTAATCAACTACACCTATGAGGACATTGAGACGAATCATAAAGGGAACGTTGCAGATATCCTTCGTTTATGTCTGCGCCATCTTCCTCGTATCAGTGGTATTGTCCAAGCTGATTGGATCGGTGTCGGTGGCGGGTCTGTTTATCGCCCTAATACTGTGGAGTATAAATTTTCCACTCCGATTGCTCAACAAATTATTCTAGCACCACACACTTCATACACTGAGGTATCACCTACAGCAGAGGCAAGCATTGGTGTTACCCTACAGTCTACTAACAGTGTTTGTTTCATTGATACTAATGATGCCATTGTTGGTAGGTGGTCTGCAGTAAAACTTGTTGCTGAGATTCTTGCTCTGATTCCTTTTTGTAAGGTTGCTAAGAGTGCAGAACTCAAGAAGCATGTCAATACATTCATTCGTATGGGTGAGATACCTAGTCCCGAATTATTGTTCAATGTCTTCAATGCTAAATATAAGGGTGAGGTTAATGTGACTACCTTTGTTGTGTGGCATAAAATCTTCCAACTGAAACAGCGTCTACTCGATGCGGTTGTACCTAATGGAAATGTTGAGTGTTTCATTGACGACAAACCTTCCCTTCATGAAGGATTTGTTATTCCTTCTAGCAACCCGTACAAACTTGTAGATAGACTGACTTTTAGTAAAGCAAACTTCAACTTAAATAAAAATTGGTAGAATGAAAAAGTTCAGTGCTTTCCTAAATGAAGCCGAAAGATCATTTGCATCAAAGAGTGCAGAGCAATTAAAACTTAAGCATATTGGGTATGGTAGATATGCGGACCCTTCGGGGAACATTACCCATATGTCTAAGGATGGAAAACTTGTAAGAATTAGTAAGAATGATGACACCACACCACAGCAATCAGCAGGCGGAGAAGAAACTGCAGATGGCGAAGGTAAGGTCGATCAAGGCACAATATCTATTACATTTGGAAGATTTAATCCACCGACAGTTGGCCATGAAAAACTTCTAGACAAAGTAGCTAGAGAGGCAAAATCCAGTGGAGGAGAGTATAGAATATACCCCTCAAGGTCGGAGGATCCTAAAAAGAATCCCCTTGACGCAGGGACTAAAGTTAAGTATATGCGGTTGGCGTATCCCGATCACTCGAACGCAATTGTTGATAATGCCGACATGCGTACTATTTTTGATGTTCTCACCGCTCTCGATGCTGACGGGTATAGTTCAGTTAATATTGTGGTGGGAGGTGACAGGGTTAGCGAGTTCAACAGTCTTGCTGCGAAATACAACGGAGACCTATACACATTCGACGAAATCAAAGTAGTTAGTGCAGGTGATAGAGACCCTGATGCTGAAGGTGTAGAAGGAATGTCTGCATCTAAGATGCGTAAGGCAGCAGTTGAAGGTGACTATGATACGTTTAATCAAGGAATTCCAGAATCTTTAAACAAAAAAGATAGGGAGACACTATACTTACTTTTACGTCAAGCGATGAAAGTAGAAGAGTCTTATGATGATTTTGCTGAGGCATCGTACCATTTACATGAAGTTGCTCCCAAGTTAGACCCTCAAGGTTTAAGAGAAGCATACTTCAGTGGCGGGTTGTTTGAAGTAGGAACCTTCGTTGAAAATGTTAACACAGGGATCATTAGTAAAGTCGTTAGTCGTGGTAGCAATTACCTCATCTCTATTGATGAGTCTGATCGTATTTTTCGCACCTGGTTGAAAGACTTGGTGGAGAGAAATGATATTAAATTGTTCGACTTCACACCTGCTGGTGAAATGGGTACAGACAAACTTGCCAACTATATGAAAAGACTTACCCCTGGTGAGTTTATTCGTAAGATAAATAAAAAGGACAAGGACGCAAAGTAACATGTATTCAAACGACCTTCCTGATATGTCTGAGGCACTCAGACAAGTATACGAAAAGAAAAATAACGATGGCAATCTTGCCAATAATGCTGTCCCCTACGATAAAGTAACCAAGGCAGACATCATCACTGGTGCCAAGGGGAAGGACGAGCAAGGCGGAAAGAAGAAACCCAAAGGGCACGACTGCGCCAAACAAGTCAAGTATGAAGGTAAAGAATATACTGTTATTCCTGAAGCACATACCTTGCTTGAAGATGGTACAGTAACTCATTATGATATTGAAGATGCTGAGTATATCTACGAGAACGTCCCTGTCGAAGATCTTGAGATTCTGATTTCTGAGAAGCACGAGCACTTCGCCAACTATGATAAGAACGCTGAGGTTCTTGGTGAAGCAATGTCATCATACGATAAGAATCGTAAGAGAGCAGCACAAAGAGCAGCAGACAGAAACGCAGCAAGAGCAGCAGGTAAAACTGGTGTAGTCCCTGGTGTTGGTTATGTAACTGCTAGAAAAGAGAAAGAAACATACACTGACGAGAAAGGAACTGTCCGTCATAAGTCTGGTGCTAAGAACGAAGCATTCGCATTCTCAGAAGCAGACTTTGCTGAGTTAGAAACTCTTGGAGAAGAGATTGATTCACTGACCGATGAGCAACTCATTGATGTCATGGAAGATATCATTCTTGAGATGGCACAAGATGACCAAGACCTGATTGAAATCTGTGAGCACCTTGAGGGTGTTGAGGTTCTGTCTGAAGAGAAGACTAAGCAACTTGAACTCAAGTTACAACCTTCCCGTATGGATCGTCTGAAGGGTGCTGCTAAGAAAGCAGGTGAAAATATTGGTGCTGCTGCTAAGAAAGCAGGTAGTGCAGTCAAGAAAGGTGTTAAGGCAGCAGGCAAGTCTGCTGCTAAGAATGCAGGTAAAGCAGTTGGTGAATTCCAAGCAGCACGTACCAAAGCAAAGCGTGCATCGATGGAAAAAACTCCTGCCAAGTCAAAGTCATCTGATGACGGCACTGGTGGTAAGTTGGATGGCGTTCTAGACAGCATCAGAAAGTCTAAAGGTACAAGTTCTAGCAGCAGTTCCGACAGCGGTTCTTCTTCTAGTGGTGGCGGGGAAAGAGATGCAGGTTCTGAGGCACGTCAACGTCTCACTGCTAAGAAGAAAGGTCCTGGTTTGCTTAGAAGAGCAGCGGGTGCGGTTGGTAGAGGTCTGAAGAAAGCAGTTGGTAAGACTGCTCGTGCAGTATCAAGTGGCAGCGGCAAACTTGCCAAGCGTCTTGGTGAAGACTACGATCGCATTGCACACTTGTATGAGTCTGGTTTGTTCTCTCTCGAAGAGATTGAGAGTGTAATCGAAGAAGGTTACAAGGAACTGCCCAAGAACAAGATGTTCCGTAAGGCAGGTAATTTAGGACGTGATGCAATCAGCACTCCTATCGATCCTGAAAAGCGTCAGAAAGCATATGATCGTTCTAAGAAAATCGTCAAGGTTATGAATAAGGAAACTCAAAAGCAAGAGAGAGGTGAGAAGTAATGCTAAGTTTTAAAGACTTATCTGAAAGAAAAACTAAGGTTAAGATTAATCCTAAGCAAGCAGAAATCACTGAGAAGTGTGCTAAAACTGGAGAGGATGACTGTAAATGTGATGACAAGACACCTGCACAAAAATCAGTTGCAGGTAAAGGTGGCAAGTGTCCTAAGTGCGAAGGCAAAGGATGTAAGGATTGTGGCGGCACAGGTTACCTGAATGGTGAATCTGAAGGTGCTGACATGAGCGAAGCGAAAAAGAAAGACGATTCTTATCTGGAGGTGGACCCCAAGAAGCGTCAAAAGAATAATGAGAAAGCTCGTAAAGAGATGGACAAAGTTCCATCCCAAAAAAATCCTCACTTTGAATCTACAGGAGACCAAGCGTATGGCAGTCAAGAAGAAGTTTCAGAAGAAAGCACAGAAGAAGTCGCAGAAACTGAAACCCTCTTGACATTTAAACAATTCGTTTCTGAAGAAGGTGCAGATTCACTGAAGGATCGTCGCATGGAGCGTGGTGGTGTTGGTGGAAACCAGCGTTACAACAAACCAGTTAGTAACACACCAAATACATTTGGTAAGAAAAAACCAAAGTATGATGGTATGTCTGCCGTCGAAAAAGTGAAGGCAAGTATCGAGAAGCAGTATGGTAAAGGTGCCATCATGGACACCAAAAAGAAGAAGTAAGCATATATAGATTAGCACCCACTAAGTACTAATCATGTTATCTTTTCTTCTACCACTAGCATCCAAAATTATTTCTGACGCTGTTGCTAAGCTTCCCGATGACGAGGAACTTGGTGAAAAATTAGTTGAAATTTGTCTGGTTATTCTTGGCAAAGCAGTTAAACTAACTAAGACTGATATGGATGACAAACTGCTTGCAGTTGTTGAGCAAGCAATCAACAAACGCGAAGCGTGATACAGAGGGGCGTAAGCCCCTCTTTTTATAAATAAGTATATTGGAATTTAATACGGAGTAACCCATGTCTCTTTACGGGAGAACTGACAGCAACGCAAATAAGACTCAAGCAGGACTCGCCCGTGGTAACGGCAGTGGATCTGTTTCTGAAACTATTGTTTTTATTGATGCTGCTGAAGCAGTATTAAACGAGAATGCTTCTCGTGGTATCACTGGTCCTGGTTGGTGGGCATATAAGACCTACACCGATGGCGCTGGTAATACTCGTCACAAGGCAGAATGTCTTGCCTTCATCAGCAATCCTGATGGCACCGAGACGCAATCAGATGATACTATCGGAGCAGACGTTGCATCGGCAGTAACCATCTCTGCACAACCTGCCGCTCATGTTTCTGGTGCTGGATCCGCTGCTGATGGCGCTGGTACATTCACCCTTAGCACTTCTACTACAGGAACACCTGGTGCTCTTGCTTATGTCTGGCAGCGTCAGACCGCAGCAGCAACAACTCGTTGGGTTAACATTGCCGCTGACACCGATACTGGTATCACCTACGCAGACTTCACGACGGCAACTCTTGCTTACAGTGGTCTTGCTGATGACTCACTTGACGGTTATAAGTATCGCGTCAAGATCACCTCTGCAGGTGGTACTGAGGAAGTCATCTCTGATGGCGCAGCAACACTGACCTTCGGCAGTTGATAAATGAAATTTGACGAACTGAATGAGTCTAACTACATTCTGTTCGCCATAAAGCATTATGAAAATCCTGCTTGTGTAACGCGAGAGGATTTTGATGAAGACCTAAAACGCTTCAAGTATCTGAAAAGACTCTTGAAGCGTTATGTACGTGGGGGTCAGTTAAGAACCCATTTGATTATCAATCATCTCATCATCCTTTATAATGTTTTTGGTGAAGCAGCAACACCCTTATTGTTTTTTAAGATGGAAAGGGAATATTGGAGTTTGCTAAAAACTATACTAATCTATTTGAATAAATATCCTATAGGTATGCTTCCTGATTTGGATGCAGACGAAGACGTAAATAAGGAACTGGAAAAACTATGACTGTAATGACTGCTGGTACTGGTGGATTTAGTGGAGACGCTGACGCGAAAGGTCCTAATGCAGGTTACGATCCTGTCATGAAATTTCGTGGTAAAGTAAAAAAGAGTAAGGATGATAAGAAATTGGTTGCTCCTGGTAATAAACTGGGTGAATCTAGAGAGAATCCTTCAATGCCATCCAGGTTGCTTCAATACAAAGTAACTATTCCTGAGGTTGGAGAGACTGTCATCTATGCATCATCTCCTGCTGAGTTGACACAGAAGATGCGTCTTCTAATCAACCCTCGTTATAGAGGTGATGTTAAGATTGAAAGGATTATGCCTGGTGAAGCAGCTAAGTTCTTTATGAACAAGCGTATGAATCACATGCGTAATGTTAAAGAGAATGCAGACAAGCAGATGCAGATGCAGATGACTCAACAGCAAGTTGGTCTTGAGCAAAAGAAATCTGCTCAAAAGATTTCCCAAATTAAAAAAGAATTACAAAAGAAAACTGCCGCATTAAAACTCAAATCACGAGTTGGTGGCGCACAAGCAACTGTAGATAGGTAGTCCCCCCTATGGAACAAAATCTTAACACAGCAATAATCGAAAGGTTGGAGAAAGTTGTTGATTCTCTTCAGGATAATTCTATCCAGATGGGTAAACTTCTTGCGGTTCATAATGAGAAACTCGATAATCAGGATCAAGTAGATAATATTCTCTTTGAAAAGTTAGATAGATTATCTGCAGATCTCAATAGAGAGACTGCTGCAATAAAGCAGGGATGTGAAAGAGATATTCGTCTTGTTGATGCTAGACTTAGAGCATTGGAAAAGAAGATGTGGAGTATTGCAGGAGCATTGACTATGATCAGTGTCTTCGTTTCCCCAATAGGACAGAAACTAGTTGTTGGTGCGTTGACATCGGCATCACCCCCACCAGTAGTACGTTGACATCCAGTTCAAATTCAAGTACAATAGATACTGAGGTTACTAGGTCTATTGGGTGATAGATGAGCAGTTTGCGCGATTGATTTCATCGCGTCTTGATAAATTCAAGCAAATTAAAAACGGAACATATACCTTTCGTTGCCCTTACTGTGGAGATTCCCAAAAGTATAGGAACAAGACGAGAGGTTATTTTTTCACTAAAAATAGTGGACTTGTTTTCAAGTGCCATAATTGTGGTGTGGGAAGATCTTTTGGTAATTTCATCAAAGACAATGCAAATGATGTCTATGATGAATACGTCATGGAACGTTATAAGAATGGACTTACTGGTAAAGGAAGAAATGTTGCTGACCCAACTTTCAAAACTGAAAAACCGAAGTTCAAGAAAAAGGGAGAACTGCATACCATCGAACAACTAAATAATCAACACCCAGCTGTTGGATATTTACAAGGTCGTCAAATTCCTGAGCAACATTTCTCAAATCTGTTCTATACAGATAAGTTCTGCACCTGGGTCAATACTCAAAAACCAACTTTCAAAGATGTCAAAAAGGATCACCCAAGAATTATTATTCCTTTCATTGACACAGATGGAACTTGGTTTGGATTTCAAGGGAGATCTTTAAACCCAACTGATAAGATGAGATATATCACTATCATGTTGGATGAATCCAAGACTAAAATTTTTGGTCTCAATAGAGTAAATTTTAATAAAACAATATACATTACCGAAGGACCATTCGATAGTTTCTATATTGACAATGCAATTGCTATGGCAGGAGCAGATGTTGATTGGGATGTTATTCGTAACAAAGAAGTTGTCTTCGTATATGATAATGAAAAACGTAACAAAGAAATTGTCGATAGAATGCATAACGCTATCGACAAAGGTTACGAGATTGTAATTTGGCCAGAGAATCTACAAGAGAAAGATTTAAACGACATGTTTATCGCTGGACATGATGTGCAATCTCTGGTAGAATTTAACACATACAGCGGTCTACAAGCACAGATTAAATTAAGCGAATGGAAAAAGGTATGAAGGAAGTTCATGTAGTCAAGCGTGACGGTCAGAGCGAGGTTCTGAACCTTGATAAGATTCATGTGATGGTAGAGCATGCATGCAAGGGTCTTGCAGGTGTCTCTGAGAGTCAAGTGGAGATGAATGCTGAATTGCAGTTTTTTGATGGCATTAAGACTGCTGATATTCAAGAGATTCTCATTCGGTCTGCTAATGATCTTATCTCTTTGGATGCTCCTAATTATCAATATGTTGCTGCCCGTCTTCTTTTGTTTAGTTTGAGGAAGGCAGTTTATAATGGGCATCCTGATGGGTATCCTCCTTTGAGAGAGCATGTAGAGCAATGTGTCTCTCGTAGGGTTTATGATTCTTCTATTCTGAAAAAGTATACGGACGAAGAGTGGGAAAAACTTTCTAGTTTTATGGACCATGAACGTGATATGCTGTTTACATATGCTGGCATTCGTCAGGTTGTAGATAAATACCTAGTGCAAGATCGCAGTTCTGGAGAGGTATACGAGACGCCGCAATTCATGTATATGATGATTGCTGCAACACTATTTCAGGATGACGATAAGTTTTATAGATTAGAATATATCAAGAAGTATTATGACGCAATCTCGAAGCACCGAATCAACATTCCCACACCTGTCATGGCAGGAGTACGAACTCCGCTTCGACAGTTTGCTAGCTGTGTTCTTGTTGATGTTGATGACACCCTCAATAGTATCTTTTCTAGTGACATGGCGATTGGCTACTATGTTGCTCAACGTGCAGGAATCGGTATCAACGCAGGCAGAGTCCGTGGCATCAACGCTAAAATCCGAGACGGAGAAGTGCAGCACACAGGTGTTATCCCGTTTCTCAAAAAATTTGAGAGCACTGTCCGATGCTGCACTCAGAATGGCATACGAGGTGGAAGCGCAACAGTACACTTCCCAATCTGGCACCAAGAAATCGAAGACATCCTAGTTCTTAAGAACAATAAGGGTACAGAAGACAACCGAGTGAGGAAACTTGACTACTCAATCCAGATTTCAAAACTTTTCTACGAACGTTTCATCCAGAATGGAGAGATTAGCCTCTTCTCACCGCATGACGTACCAGGTCTGTATGATGCTTTTGGTACTGATGACTTTGACACTCTATATCGGATGCATGAACTCAATGATGCTGTTCCAAGAAAGACTATCGGGGCGCAGGAACTCTTTCTAAGTATTCTCAAAGAGAGAGCAGAGACTGGTCGTTTGTATATCATGAACATCGACCACTGCAACAGTCACTCTTCTTTCAAGGATAAGGTGAACATGAGTAACCTCTGTCAGGAGATCACTCTACCTACTGACCCCATTCAGCATATTGATGGTAAAGGAGAAATTGCTTTGTGCATTCTCTCTGCTATTAATATTGGCAAACTTAATAAGTTGGAAGAACTTGATGAACTCTGTGACCTTGCTGTAAGGGGTCTGGATGCCTTGATTGACTATCAGGAGTATCCAGTTGAGGCAGCAAAGCAGAGCACTATTAACCGCCGTTCTCTGGGGGTTGGATATATTGGTCTGGCACACTACCTTGCTAAGAATGGTGCAAGTTATGAAAGTACTAAGGCACACGATCTAGTTCATAAATTGACTGAACGTTTTCAATACGCTCTCTTGAACGCTTCTAATCGTCTTGCGATGGAGAAAGGTCCTTGCGGTTACTTTGGTAGGACAAAGTATGCAGATGGAATTTTACCAATTGATACATATAAGAACGAAGTTGATGAGATTGTGCCAAATGAGCTTCAGTGTGATTGGGAGTATCTTAGAGAGCGAATTCAAAAATACGGACTTAGGAACTCAACACTGTCCGCACAGATGCCTTCAGAGAGTAGTTCCGTTGTGTCAAACGCAACCAATGGAATCGAGCCACCTAGAGCATACTTGTCCATTAAAAAGTCAAAGAAAGGACCCCTTAAGCAAATTGTACCATCTTATACAACGCTTAAAAACTCTTACACCCTTCTTTGGGATATGCCTAATAACGATGGTTACATCAAAGTTACTGCTGTAATTCAAAAGTTCTTTGACCAGGCAATTTCTGGCAACTGGAGTTATAATCCAGAGAACTACCCTGATAATGAAGTACCTGTTTCTGTTATGGCAAACGATCTTCTTACCACCTATAAGTATGGTTGGAAGACCTCTTACTATCAGAACACATACGACAATAAAAAAGATGGTGATGATGAACAATCATCACAAAATGTTGACGCACTAATCGACGACATACTACAATCCGAGGAAGAAGACTGTGAGTCCTGCAAAATCTGAACTACAAGGAATGACCGTATTTAACAAGAACAAAGTAGACACAAAGAAACAACCTATGTTCTTTGGTCAACCATTAGGAGTTCAGAGATATGACTCCTTCAAATATCCTGTGTTTGACAAACTAACTCAGCAACAACTGGGTTATTTTTGGAGACCAGAAGAAGTATCACTACAGAAAGACCGTGCAGATTACCAAACTTTATCGGAAGAGCAGAAGCATATCTTCACTAGTAATCTTAAATACCAGATCATGCTGGATTCTGTACAAGGGCGTGGTCCTGGGATGGCTTTTATCCCTTATTGTTCACTACCCGAACTTGAGTCAGCAATGACCGTATGGGAGTTCATGGAGATGATTCATAGTCGCTCCTATACTTACATCATTAAGAACGTATACTCTGACCCTACAGAGGTCTTTGATACCATCTTAGATGATGAAAAGATTCTGGATCGTGCTTCCTCTGTAACACAATCCTATGATGAGTTTATTAGTCATGCTCATGAGTATGATAATGGAACCATGTGGGAACTTGCCAAGGAGGGTCACTATTCAGGACAGTTTGATCGTCGTGAACTGAAGCGTAAACTTTATCGTGCAGTTGCTAACGTGAATATCCTGGAGGGTATTCGTTTCTATACATCCTTTGCATGTTCATTTGCTTTCGGTGAGAACAAACTCATGGAAGGTAGTGCAAAGATTCTTTCATTGATTGCTCGTGACGAGTCTCAGCATCTTGTACTCACTCAGAATATCATGAATAAGTGGAAAGAAGGTGACGATTCTGAGATGCAAGTCATTGCTAAAGAGGAACAATCTTGGGTAATGAGTATGTTCCAACGTGCTGTAGATGAAGAGAAGATGTGGGCAGAGTATCTGTTCAAGAATGGTTCTATGATTGGTTTGAATGAGCGTCTTCTTCATAACTATGTGGAGTGGATTGCTAATCGTAGAATGAAAGCAATTGGAATCAAACCTATGTTTGATATCCCTGCTAAAAATAATCCTTTGCCTTGGACCGAGCACTGGTTAAATAGTAAAGGTCAACAAAATGCACCTCAAGAAACGGAGATTGAAAGCTATGTCATCGGCGGAATCAAACAAGACATCACAGAAAACACCTTCGCAGGATTCTCTTTATGATCAAATGTTAACCGAGGCAGGACAAGAAGGTAATCCTCTTGCCGAAGTTATGTGGGATAACGAAAAGAGAAAACAGCGACAGCAAGAAGAACGTAACACTAGGCATAGTGTTGACAAAGGTCAGGACTTTGTTGATAGTGGTATGACCCTTATCACTGACATAGAAAGTGACAGATACTTAAACAAAAACAAAAATGTATCCAATTGAACTACCAAATAAAATGTTTTATGCTATAAATAGTATTGTGATGGATTCATCACATCTTACGTTCATCCCTTCGGGGACGCAAGTAAGTCGCGGAACGGAGCGTTCATCCCATGATTGAATTATTGTTCTATTCATCGCTCACATGTGCTCAAGCTGATGCAATTATGCTTCGGATGAAAACAAATGAGAATATTCCTGCCGAATATAAGGTGGAATTGATTGAGGTCATGAAGGAATCAACCCCTGATTGTTACCCCTGGGACGCACACGACTGAAGGAACGGGGTCTAACCACCTCACTTTCAGGAGTTAAAAATGACACAGATCACTTATCGTGGCGTCAAGTATGACGCAGAGAGCTACAAAGCAAAGGTTCTTTCAGAGCAAACTGCTCAACGTAATCACAATCTAATGTATCGTGGTATCAAAGTTGAGAAGAAGTTTGCTTCACAAAGTTGATTTCATTATTTTAAAATGAACACAAAGCACCTCTAGGGGTGCTTTTTTGCTATAATAAATACTGACAACCTATACAGGAGAGTCATGAAACTTTTTCTGGACTGTTCTGACCCAGAGCTAATTGCCTCTGCCTTTGAGACTGGATTAATAGACGGTGTTACAACAAACCCCAGTCTCATGTTAAAAGCAGGAGAGGACCCTAAGCATATTATCAAAGAAATCTCAGCAATCTTTCCATGGAATGCTTCAGTTTCTGCTGAAGTAGTTGGAGATACTGCTGAAGAGATGCTTGATATGGCACAGGAGTACCTGGAGATCGGACCAAACATTACTATCAAAGTTCCATGCACAGTCGAAGGACTGAAAGCATGTAGAGAACTAGCAGATGACGATGTACATGTAAACGTTACACTTATTTTTAGTACAGCACAGGCAATCCTTGCTGCAAAAGCAGGAGCAACATATGTTTCTCCATTCGTTGGTAGAGTATATGACCAGCATTGGAATGGAATCTATTTGATTGAACAGATTGCAGATGTATTTGCAACTCATCAGGTCAAAACTGAAATCCTTGCAGCATCTATCAGAGACCCTATTCAAGTATCAGATGCCTTTAGAGTAGGTGCTGATATTTGTACAATCCCATTGCCTATGTTCTATCAACTCTACAAACATATTCTTACCGACAAAGGTCTAGAACAGTTTGATAAAGATTGGACATCACTACAAGAGAAAATCTAATGCCTAGATCGCAAATGCTTAAGATTGATATGGAAGCCCGTCTTTACAAATTAAAGACTGAGTTATATGAAATGGAAAACCATAAAGGTAAAACGGGGCAATGGTGTGATGGTGCTCATCATGCCTACAATGAGGTTCTAAAAGTCCTACAAGAATATCGAGTATGAATAAAAACAATTTAAAAGTCTTGATACACGACCTTGAAGTTGCTCTCACCTACCTCAAGGCAGAAGTTTATTCGGATACAGATTCTTACCTAGATAGTGAGAATGTGAGACGAGTACACACATACGATGACGACGGAGAAACCGACTAATGAAAATGAAATTGAGTATGAAAACCCCTGGATTTATGATGGACAACCTTTTCTATCTAAGGACATTAACGATCATTATGGGTTTGTCTATTGCATTACAAATAGTCTCACTGGCAAGAGATACATCGGAAGAAAATATTTTCAGCAGTTACGAAAGCCTAGAACTGGAGGTAGGAGAGTTAAATCTGAAAGTGACTGGAAACGATACTACGGAAGCAGTGCTGAACTTACTGAAGAACGCAAGCGGTTCGGGAATCTTGCCTATAAGCGGGATATAATCAGCCTACATAAGACCAAGGGACTCACAAACTTTGAAGAGACCCGACAACTATTTCTAAACAATGTACTTACGGAGGCATTTGACGATGGCACACCAGCGTTTTACAACTCAAACATCTTGGGTAGGTACATGCGAAAAGACTATTTCAAAACTGGCACAGAGGACGGTTGACGCTCGCTGAGTCGTCTGCTATAATTACAGAGTAGTCAAAAGGAGTTCCAATGAACACAGAGTTCTACGAGACTGATTGTATAGAAGATGTATTGATGGATTTGTTCATCGATCATTTGCATGAATCTGCTGCAATCTTACAAGACTCCGAAGAGATTACCACTGGGTCAGTAGCTCAGCGGATAGAGCATCGCACTTCTAATGCGTTGGTCGCAGGTTCGATCCCTGCCTGACCCGTTGCCCTAAGGGGCATATGGTCCATTGCTAGTAAAAGTATGACTACAGCACAGAAGTTTTCTTCCTGTCTCGACATCCTTTCGGAAGCCATTGACAGGCAAGTGACACTTGACATCGAGTATCCTATTCTCTATAATGAAGTTGTGAAATTCTATGAGGAGAAAGGTGTTAATTTCTATGGTGATGTAGACGAGGATTATGATATCCTCCTTACCAAACTTGAACAAGACCTATTTTATTATGAATCCAGTGAAAACTCTGCCTCAAGTTCTTCTTGAACGCTCACCTTATCGGTATGTCTCTGTTGGGGAACTCGACAACGGGTTCCCTGACTACCGAATCCAAAAGTTTGATGAGTGGACCAGACGTTACAAAGACATGTATCTCTGTGACAATGGTATGCAAATCACTCTTGCTATGGAAGACTTTGAATACACCAAATGGTTAGACCCAGATGGTGTCCCATGTTACATTCGCGACTCAGTAAAACCATGACATCTTATCAAAAAGCAATTAAAGCCCTCGAAGAATGCGTCAAAGACGCTATGGAAAATGATGTTGACCCTGGTCTCCAAATGGAAATCTGGCGTCACTATCAAGGTGTGAAAGCAATCGAACGCCAACTTCCCAAAGAGCAAAACCTCTCATTTAAGTTGGATGGTCTTGATCGTGTGATGGAAATGTATGACTCTCCTTATACTACTCAAGCAGCACAACCTGTTGACGTAGGACTTGGAGTGATTGGTGGACAGGATGTGATTACATTCTCCTAGTCTTTGCCAATAGACTCTAAACTAGATGGTTTTTTGACTGGATGACAGTCGCACATAGGACAAAAGGTTTCTTGCTTTACCTAAGAGCAAGTGGCGTGCATGTTAGACCAAACCAAGGACCCATTAGCGGTCCTTTTTTATGGCATTCCAAATCTTAATATTTCAAAACGCTTGACAAACCTTTACATTTGCTATATACTATGTAAAGATTCATTACGAAACGTATCATGACTGTTACAACTGAAGACGGTGGACGCACAAACATGTGGGCTACTGAACCTAGAATGTATATCTCACAAACCGATGCAGAACGTTACGGTTATGAGTCATATGCCGAGCGAGCTGAGAAATTGAATGGAAGGACTGCTATGGTTGGATTTGTTGCTGCTGTTGTCTCTTATGCTTTCAGTGGCAGCGTATTTTTCTTTGGAGCGTTCGGATTCTAATGATTGAACTATTGACTTATTATGTGATTGGAGGTGCCCTTATCATTGGACCACCTGCAATCTTCCTTATCATTGCTATGATGGGAGCGATCCAAAATACGAAAGGTCGTATGGTTGGATACAAAGACCACAAAACTTATGGTGACAGTTCCATCTACGATCCGTCACCAAAATTACCAGTAGACCAAACAAAATTTTATCTTACACTAGGAGAAAACTCATGAACGAAAACGCAGAACGCATCAACGGTTGGGCAGCAATGCTTGGAGTCGTCGCAGCACTCGGTGCATATGCACTCACAGGACAAGTCATTCCAGGTATTTGGTAATGGATACACCTAACTTCCTAGCACTAGTAGTCGGATTTATGATAGCAAATTTTATGCTGTTGATTATAAAAAAGTCAGATGATGATAATGGTGGTGGGGGTGATGGTGGAATGTTACAACCAATACCATCTGCCTAATATTGGATAATCTAAATACATTTTTGAGTACAATAAATGCCTACTGATCTCTATCAAGATATGGAAACACTCAATGCTCTTTACGAAGAACTGTGTTGGGACCCAGAAAAACCCTTAGAGTTTAAGGCAGATTATGAAAATGATCGAATCATTATCAAACTCAAAAAAGACTAAATAAAAGCATATCGTCGTCGCTTAGACAAAGGGGTAACTGGCACAATCCAGTTGACACCCCTTTTTTTATATGCTATTATAGTGAGGTTCACATGAGAAAAATGATTCTTCCAACGCTAGCACTAACTGCTGCTGCTGTGTCAGCGCCATTTCTGATGACGCTTCCAGAGGCACCACCTCTTCCTGATGGAGTTGCTGAGGTAGTAGTAGAACCAGACCCTTCATGGCAGTGCCCTGAATGCTCTACTGAAGAGCAGTATGTTCTAAAAGAACTTCAGGAGAATACTAAGATCACTGATAAGAATGCTCTTGCTACACTGATGGGCAACATCAAGCAAGAGAGTAAGTTCATCCCAAACATCTGTGAAGGTGGCGCTCGTGTCTCCTATCAGAACTGTTTACGTGGTGGATATGGTTTGATTCAATGGACTAGTATCGGTCGCTACAAAGGTCTTGGAACTTTTTGTGGAAAATTCTCATGTGATCCATCTTCACTCGAAGGTCAGACTCGCTGGATGATTAACGAACCAATCTTCCAACGTGTCCTTCCTGAGTTTGAAGGTCGTGGTCAGTCCATCTCTCAGTATATGGTTCCTGCCTACTACTGGTTGGGATGGGGCATCAAAGGTAATCGCGAGGTTTATGCTTGGGATTACCACGACAAATTCGTATGGGCATAAATGCTCATCTTTTAGGGGTTGACGAATCTGCCCCTTGCTGCTATACTAAATAGGTAAGCAAGTTAAGGAATCAACATATTTCTTAACGCTTCTTTACACGCCTTACCAAGACTAAACAGCGTGTCTAAACAACAGTCTTTCATACCTGCCTCTGAGGGTGAGACAGGAATATCTTACTAGTGTTTCCCTGCACTTATATCTAACCCTTTTCAATTCAATGGCTTCAACACTTTCAAGGCAACAATCAACCTCATCGTGGGAATCTTTCTGCGAGTGGGTAACTTCTACCAATAACCGCCTCTATGTCGGTTGGTTCGGCGTACTGATGATTCCAACTCTGTTGGCAGCAACCATCTGTTTCATCGTCGCCTTCGTCGCTGCTCCCCCTGTGGACATCGACGGCATCCGTGAACCCGTCGCTGGTTCACTCATGTATGGTAACAACATCATCTCTGGTGCAGTTGTACCATCTTCCAACGCAATTGGTCTTCACTTCTATCCCATCTGGGAAGCCGCATCACTTGATGAGTGGCTGTATAACGGTGGTCCTTTCCAACTCGTAGTCTTTCACTTCCTTATCGGCATCTATGCATATATGGGACGTGAATGGGAACTTTCATACCGCTTAGGTATGCGCCCCTGGATCTGTGTAGCATATTCTGCACCAGTCGCTGCAGCATCTGCTGTATTCCTCGTCTATCCTTTCGGTCAAGGTTCTTTCTCCGATGCTATGCCTCTTGGTATCTCTGGTACTTTTAACTACATGCTTGTATTCCAAGCAGAACACAACATCCTTATGCACCCGTTCCATATGCTCGGTGTTGCTGGGGTATTCGGTGGATCTCTTTTCTCTGCTATGCATGGAAGTCTCGTTACTTCCTCACTCGTTCGTGAAACGACTGAAACAGAGTCACAGAACTATGGTTACAAGTTCGGACAAGAAGAAGAAACATATAATATCGTCGCAGCCCATGGTTACTTCGGTCGTTTGATCTTCCAATACGCTTCATTCAACAACTCCCGTTCCTTGCACTTCTTCCTTGCTGCATGGCCTGTTGTCGGCATCTGGTTCACCGCCCTTGGCGTGTCAACCATGGCATTCAACCTGAACGGTTTCAACTTCAACCAGTCCATCCTTGATGGTCAGGGTCGTGTGTTGAACACCTGGGCAGATGTACTGAACCGTGCAGGTCTGGGTATGGAAGTTATGCATGAGCGTAACGCACACAACTTCCCACTCGACCTTGCTGCTGCTGAGTCAACTCCTGTTGCACTTTCAGCACCTATTGTCGGTTGATACAATCTGTGGTATAATTAGTAGGACCCTTAGGGGTCCTATTTTTTTCACCATTGTATATTAAGTTTTATGTCTTACACTATTACTCTCAAAACTTCCGAAGGCGAATACACCATCCCTTGTGAAGCGGACCAATACATTTTAGACGCTGCTGAGGAAGCAGGTGTAGATGCTCCGTATTCATGTCGTGCTGGTGCTTGTAGCACATGTGCTGGTAAGATTGAGAGCGGGACAGTTGACCAAAGTGACCAATCTTTCTTGGACGATGATCAACTCGCTGAAGGATTTCTTCTCACTTGTGTCTCCTACCCTACATCAGACGTAACTATCTTAACCGAACAGGAGGAGTCACTTTATTAAAGTGATTGACAAAAACACTCCTTCTAAACTTGCCGAGATTATACGTAACACTTGGCCGCAACTGTACTACTTAAAAGGAATGAAAAAACATGACGACAACAACACTAAGTCCTCCGACAAGGGGGTGGTTTGACATACTCGACGACTGGCTTAAACGGGATCGTTTCGTTTTTGTTGGCTGGTCTGGACTTCTTCTTCTTCCCACTGCTTATCTTGCTATTGGCGGTTGGCTTACTGGAACAACTTTCGCAACGAGCTGGTATACCCATGGACTCGCTAGTTCCTATCTTGAGGGTGCAAACTTTCTTACAGCGTCAGTTAGCACTCCAGCTGACGCTATGGGTCATTCTCTTCTTCTTCTCTGGGGTCCTGAGGCTCAAGGGGATTTCGTCAGGTGGATCCAACTTGGGGGACTCTGGAATTTTGTGGCACTCCATGGTGCCTTCGCCCTAATTGGATTCATGCTCCGTCAGTTTGAACTGGCACGTCTCATCGGTATCCGTCCTTACAATGCTATTGCGTTCTCTGGTCCTATTGCTGTCTTTGTCAGCGTATTCCTCATCTACCCATTGGGTCAGTCCAGTTGGTTTTTCGCTCCGTCCTTTGGGGTGGCAGCAATCTTTAGATTCCTGTTGTTCCTTCAAGGATTTCACAACTGGACGCTTAACCCCTTCCATATGATGGGAGTTGCTGGTATACTAGGAGGAGCACTGCTCAGTGCCATCCATGGCGTTACTGTAGAGAACACACTGTATGAAGATGGAGAACAAGCAAATACCTTTAAGGCGTTTGATTCGACACAGGAAGAAGAGACTTATTCTATGGTCACTGCAAACCGCTTCTGGTCGCAGATCTTCGGTATTGCGTTTTCTAACAAGCGGTGGCTTCATTTTTTCATGTTGTTTGTGCCTGTTATGGGTCTTTGGACATCCAGTATTGGCATTATTGGTCTTGCTCTCAATCTTCGTGCTTACGATTTCGTGAGTCAAGAGATTAGAGCAGCAGAAGATCCAGAATTTGAGACCTTCTACACCAAGAACATCCTACTGAATGAAGGACTACGTGCATGGTTAGCACCTGCCGACCAACCCCATGAGAACTTTATCTTCCCAGAAGAAGTTCTTCCTAGAGGCAACGCCCTTTAATAACGATTCTTCTAATTAAAACTTAGACCCATAACCTTTAATAAGACATGATCAAATCACTGTTTAGTATTATGTTTGCTGCTCTAATGTGGGTTCAAGTCCCACAGTGGAGTGACGATTGGTCTAAGTGTGCTGTTGATGTACCAGACACAGCATGTCATTGGTACATCACTGCACCCGATAGCACCATGGGTGAAGGATTTAGTTGGGCAAATGCCCCATGGTTCAGCGTTGAAGGTCTTCGAGACATCGGAGAACTTCACAACACAGTTCAATCTCTACAGGAAGCATGATGAATAGTTTTGAAGTCACACTATACTTTATATGCTTCGCTCTCATTGCTGGTGGTGCCTTCGCTATGATGTGGGCTAACATTCAATCTATTAACATAGAAATGAATAGACCTAAACCAAAGCATCCAGAAGCACCAAAGGAAGGTGATGAGTTGATGTATGTAGATTTATCCAGAGAAAAACTGGAAGATCTCTACAATAAATAAAACAAATCTAAAATTATTATGTCTGTTACTCTCCGTTTTAAAATCATTGATGCACTTCGTTCTGATGCTGAAGGTAATATTGCCAAGGCAAAAGCAAACATTGAAGTTTATCTAGAGAACCCTGTAGGTATTGGTGAGCACCCTGATGTGCTTGCTGCTATTCAGAGTCAATTAGATATCATCGCTCATGAAGAAGAACGTATCGAAGTTATTGGTAAGTATTTTGCCGAACCTTTCTAGAGGATGTTGTGGTGCTGGATGTCCAGACTGTCCATTCAGACCACCTCCCAGACCGTCCAGCACTCCTTGACAAGGGTGCTTTTTTATTGTATGATGCCTTCAGGTAAAACAAACTAATGAAATTCAAAGCACTAGTATTTGTCCGACTACGATCACAGGTGGATGACTCTCCTGGTAATGCTGTGAGAGATGGTAGTAAGCGATTGTCTGAGTTAGATATCAAGAAACTTAGATTAGGTAAGGTCATCGACATTTGGTTAGAAGCACCTACTAGAGAGTATGCCGAGAAAGAAATCGAAATGCTTTCTGATCGTTTCTATGCTAATACAGTCATGGAAGACTGGGATTATGAATTGACTGAGATTGACGCTTTCCCTAAAGGTATTGAATAATGGATGATTTTAACACACCAGGTTCTAATAAGACTTGGATGGATGATGGATTCAAGAAGTATGCTGCTGAATGGCAACTCAATAATATTGAGAAACTATTGGATGCTAAGGTAGAACGATGTCGTGTATATAATAGCGACAACCGAGATGAAGTATATAATCAGATTACTATTACATACAAACAGGAGGACTAATGGAAGTAATTGTAGAAGGAAAGGTAAAGACAGTGTATCAAGGTGACGACGCTGATCGTGTCATCATTGAGTACCATGATAAGGTAACTGCTGGTAATGGTGAGATGGTTGACCATCCCTTAGGAAAGGGATCCCTCTGCTGTAGTATCTCATCTATCATCTTTGAGAAACTTTCCAAAGAACTTATCCCCAATCACTACATCAATATGGTTGGTGCGAACAAGATGATTTGTAAGAAGGTAGACATCGTTCCACTAGAAGTTATTTGTAGGAACCGTGCTGCTGGATCTATTGTTCGTGAGACAACTCTGGCAGAAGGCACGCCACTGCCACAACCTATTGTTGAGTTTTTTCTGAAGGATGATAGCAAGCATGACCCTCTCCTGACACCAGACCGTGTGCGTCTGATGGGATATGACCCTGACCCTTTTATTGAGATGACATTACGAGTTAATGATTATCTCCGTCAGATGTTTTATATCATGGGCATTGACCTTGTAGATTTTAAAGTTGAGTATGGATATGATGCTCATGGTGATTTGTATCTTGCCGATGAGATTAGTCCTGACAGCATGAGACTATGGAAGATTGGTGGTGATGAAAGATTCGATAAAGACCTATTCAGAAAAGATGAAGGTGATATTGTACCTGCCTATCGTGAGATTCTAGATAGACTACAACCCCTTGCTATTCAATGAAACACCACGTACCTGATGAGATTAGAAAGCTTTGTTTTACTTGCTTCACTAGTTTGAATGAAGCAGAACGTGCTGTTGTTATGTTTGGTGAGGATGAGTATCGTAAGTCATTAGATCTTGAGAATGATGATGCTCCCTGTTGGAAGATACCTAGTGGAGAATCAACTACCTTTGTTGGTTGGAATCCTATGTGTATCCCTACAATGGATTACATCGTATGGAAACTAAAACGTCGTGAACAAATTGCTAAAGGAGAAATCATTGGATAAGTTGACAAAAGAAGAGATGAGGTCTAAAATTAAGGAGTTTTCCACACTTCTTAAAAGTCAAAGAGAACACTGGGACAAAGAAGACCAAATTGGATTCACATATTCTTGTGATCTAATCTCACAATCACTCATTACATTATACATTCGCTTAGGAAGAGACTAATGGCACTATCTAATTCTGTTCAAGAATCACTTGATGAAGCAACAGCATCATTACGTAATGCCCTAGCATATGCTGCTAGACAAGAACGTCCCATTGTTTGTACACAGATTGCTAAGTTGATTAGTGATGTTGAAAGTATAAATTCTTTTGATAGTCTTCTTGATACCCTTGACAACACAATTTCAGAGATGGAGAATTGATGGATTACAAAACTTCTGGCGTTGACATTCAAAAGGGTCGTTCCTTTGTAGAGTATCTTAAGGTAATGGCACCTAGGATTGGTGGATTCAATGGAATGATTCATGTCCCACCAGGATATGAACAACCCGTACTTGTATCTGGTGCTGATGGTGTCGGAACTAAAATTAATATCTGTAGGATTGCTGGTGATTACTCCACTATTGGTCAGGATCTCGTTGCTATGTGTGTCAATGATGTTATATGTTCTGGCGCTAAACCATTATATTTTCTAGACTATATCTCAACCAAATCAATAGATGCTAATGTCAGTGACATTGTGTATGGAGTTGTTACTGGGTGTGGTCTTTCTGGAATGGATCTCCTGGGTGGAGAAACTGCCGAGCATTTTAGAGCACATGATTATGACCTTGCTGGTTTCTGTACTGGTGTTGTAGAGAAGAATGATATTGTTGATGGTCAGAATATTAGAGCAGGTGATGTAGTCATAGGTATTGAGAGTAGTGGTCTTCATAGTAATGGATACACTCTTGTCAATGATATGCTGTGGAGAAATTATATTTTCTATAAGGAGATGCCTGAGTTGCTAATACCAACTACCATCTATGCTGGTTTGATTCAACACCTGTTGGATGAAGTTCCTATCCTAGGCATGGCACACATCACTGGTGGTGGTATCCCTGAGAACCTTCCTAGGTGCCTTCCAGCAGGTCTTACAGTTGATGTTGATTGGTCTGCTTGGGAACGACCAGAACTCTTCAATAAACTTCAGAAGGCAGGAGATATTGCTGAGGAAGAGATGCGTAATGTATTCAACTGTGGTATTGGATTCTGTTTAGTTGTGCCACCAGATGTAGCAGAACTAACTCAGAACTTAATTTCTGATACTCCACATGGCATGAGGTCTTGGATTATTGGAGAGGTTCGGTAATTAAAATAAATAGAGGGTGTAACAACCCTCTTTTTTAATGGCGTATTATTATCCCGAAGGATATTTTGGTCCTATTTGTGATGATGGGATTAGTGAATTAGACTTGGGCAATTTACAGAGATCTGCTACCTCTGTAGTTGATGAGAGAGTAATAGTTTTTGATGACCCAAATGCAGATGATTACAACTATTATCTTGGTGAACCTATTCTAAGAAGTAGAAAATGTAAGGTTCGTGATGATGGAACATACTATGATTGTATAGACGATTGGATTAATCCTCCAGATGCATGGGACGATTTTGGTAGATGTTTAGATCCTTATGGCGTTTGTTACCCATGGGCGTCTTCCTCAGTAGCCAATTTAAGATTGGATGAAGATTTATTTATTCCCAACCTAACACCAGAAACTTGTTCACCGTTTGATACGGATATCAATATTAGAACAGTACAATTTTTTCGTGCTAATGGAGAACTTGCTACTTATCAAAGAACAGAAAGATCTAAACCTGTAACTTTTCCTGTCACCTCTAATCTAGAAGCAGTAGTATCAACGTCAACAATTAGTGCTAGATGGAGTGGTAGTGACTTAGTAGTGGATGGTACTGGTTCTGGTAGAGTTAGATTAGATTTTGAATGGGATGACAATCCAAGCACTGCTGGAACCGCTTTAAGTTCTTTCCGTATTGGTGGGTATACTTTTGTTCAAACAGGTGGTGAGGAAGAAGGTAATGATAGTACTTGGATATCTGTTGAAGCTGGTCAAGTATATTCGGGTATTATTAGTGGTGGTACTGGATATGGCGGATTTGAAAACAAAGGAGATGATGAACTTTGCTTTTTTGACAGCGATGATGATGATTGTAATGCACAATTAAAGATCAAAGATGTAGCAGCAATTAGTACTATTTCTAACGTTGGTTTTTGGAGTGAAGATGGGAATAAGTATGCTGTTTGGGTGAACCCTGCAGTCTGCACACTCCCACTTGACGAGCAATCAGTTACCTATACAATTCCTATTGCACATACTGATGACTATACATTTGAAGTTGGTTGTGATGATAGTATGCAAATCTTTATTAATGATGAGCAGACACCGTTCATGGATGTTTCTGGAGGAATTTTTCGTGAAGGTCCGTTGAGCACTCCATATACTGCTACAAGAAATTTAATTGGAAATAGAAATTTAAGTTTAACTGTTAGGTGTACTAACTCTGCGGCAGGATTTGTTGATGCTGAAGGTAAACCGTATGGTCTTGCATATGATTGGTCAAGAAATCCTGGTGGTTGGTACATTAAAATTTGTAGAGGTGGAGGTTGTGTGCAAGGGAATGATATTCCTTGGGTAAGATCTGGTCCTGATGCTGGCGGTAGTTGGGGGACCTTTATGGAGACCTATGCAGTCTTCCCATCAAACAGCGAAATGCTAATTGACCAGGTTCATACAGCAACATGGAATATTAATGTTCCCTATACAGGAAATTATGTGCTAGAATACGGTGTTGATGACGATGGTACATGGGATTTAGATGGGACTCGAATTATTACATCCCCATATGTTCCTACATCTAACACATATGCCCTCAACAACTTGTCTTCTGGAGCTCACACCATAACATGTACAGTTGTTAACACTGATAATGCTGACAATTGGAATGACAATCCTGGTGGTATTGCTTGGACAATACGACCTGCTGCAACAACACCAGGTGTTGTTAAAGTAACGTTTGATAATAATGGCAATATCGTAACTTCAGGTGATGGTTTTGCTAGAGTCGTATTCTTATTTGAATATGATGACAATCCAAATACTTATGGTAAGGCGATGGATTCTGTAAGCTGGGGAGGATTCCCTCCAAATCATGAAGGTCTTAGGTTTACACAACATAATGATAGTGATGGTTCTGTTCAAAGTACAATTACTATGGAAGCTGGTAAGACTCATCCGATGTCGTTATTTGGAAATGATGGTGGTTTTGTTATTGAAAACAACGGAAAGAAAATTTGCTATCGAGATGCAGATGGCAATGATTGTAATGCGTATGTTAAAATTACTAATATCACACAAATTGCTGGTGCTCTAGATGACGCAAATATTATTGCAAGATCAACCGACCTCCTTCAATCGGGCGCTGGTAATTTAATTTGGACAACAAGAGACGCTATAGGTTACGAGTATTATGAAGTTACCTAAAATTAAAAACGAAAATCTACCTGAAGAATTGAAACAGATTCTAGGAGATGCTGATTTGGAGTTTGATGCTATCGTCAATCCAGAGGATATTATTGATGTCCAAATTGATCCTGATAGTTTTTATGAATCACGATTACAGACAGCAGAATCTCTGATTAAAGCAAGACAAGAACTAGAAGACCGAAGACTCAAAGAGAAACGCTCAAAGTCTAACAATTAAAACTGTATAAATACCTAACCGTACATTGTTACGGTTTACAACAAATGAAGGTGCCTCAATTAATCGCATCTCTTTGTTGACAGCACCACCCAAAGGTGCTATACTTATCACAACGAGAGACAGTCGATCTCTCTTTCATCCGTGGGTTCAACTCCACGAGTCACATACTTAAAGGTAATTTTTCAAATGATCAAAACTGTATTTGCAGCAACCGCTGCTCTGTTCGCTTCTGCTGGTGCTGCTTTCGCAGGACCCTACGTCAACGTCGAAACCAACGCTGGTTGGACTGGATCCGAGTACAATGGTGCTGGAACAGACCTGCACGTAGGGTACGAAGGTGCTCTTGGCGAGAGTGCTTCATACTACGTCCAGGGCGGCGCTACTGTAATCACCCCTGATGGTGGCGAGAGCGACACCGTTCCTTCTGGTAAGGCAGGTGTTGGTGTAAGTCTGACCGAAGCACTCGGTGCATATGGTGAGGTATCCTTCGTAGGTTCAGGCGACGAAGATCTTGACCGCGGCTACGGTGCTAAATTGGGTGTGAAGTACTCCTTCTGATTGACTAAATAATGTGGAGACCTTTCGTGCGGTCTCTACAAAAGTCGGAACACCCATGGGACTCTTAGGAGTCCCTTTTTTATTCTAGAGGTATTATGAATTTTAAAATTTATTCAAGAACTGGTTGTCCGTACTGCACCAAAGTAAAGCAGGTACTTCAAGGAAAGAATCTTTCTTTTACAGAGATGCAGTTGAATCGTGATTTCACACGACAGGACTTTTATTCTCAATTTGGTGCTGGTAGTACATTCCCTCAAGTTTTACTAGACTCTCAGAGACTGGGAGGTTGCACAGAAACTGTAAAATATCTCAGAGAAAACAATCTAATTTAAGACTAAATAATCAAAGAGTTCAAACATAGGAGGTTGGTTTCCAGATCATTGTAAAAGGTTTTAAGGGAGGAAACCATGTTAATTGCACTAGTTGTTTTAGTTGTCATTGGAGCATTCGTTTTAGGAATTTCTGTTTCTTGGTTGGCAAAGGGATACGTTGAAGATTTTATCGAAAACGCTGCCTATGCTAAATCTGTTACACACCCAGAAATGTTTGATGAAAATGGTAATATGATTCACGATGAACTTATCTACCTCAGACCAGACACACAATACTGGCATGAATTTGAGGAAGAAGACGAAGACTAATTTAAGGAGTTAATTATGCCAAGTAGTATGGACAACAGCAACCCTCGGTTGCTGATTAGTGAGATTTTGAGAAAGGTCTCCAATGCAAAAACGAAGCAAGAAAAAGTTTCTCTGCTCCGTAAACATAACAGCAATGCACTTCGCCAATTGATGATTATCAATTTTGATGATAGTGTTATTTGCGAATTGCCTGAAGGAGATGTACCTTACACTCCCAATGATGCACCACCAGGTACAGACCATACTCGACTTGAAACTGAGTATCGTGGTCTGTATCGCTTTTTTAAAGGAGGCGCTAAACTACCTTCCCTCAAGAGGGAATCAATGTTTGTCCAACTTTTAGAAGGACTTAGTGCCGAAGAAGCAGAACTATTAATCCTGCTAAAGGATGGTAGGTTGAGCGAAAAGTATAAGCGTATCACCAAATCAGTAGTATCAGAAGCGTACCCATCTATTGAATGGGGAGGTCGTTCTTGAAGTTTATTGCTAAAGATTGTGATCCAACCAGTGCAAAAGATAAGTCACTTCCATATACCGCATATCTTGTAGAGTATTTACAAGATGGTATTACAAAGTTTGATATAGTGACTGCCGATAAAAAGGTTGATATCTTTGACCACTACTGGGATAACTATAGGAGCGATCTTATTAACATGTCACAATCCTCTGGAACAATCAACCCTAGGATGTGGAACCCTCCATCGGAGAAAAAATGACTCTATACACTTTCAAAAAAACTGTTGAGGAAGTTGAAGAGGCAGGAGTAGAGGAACTAGAGAAAGAAAAAAATAAACAAGAAGCAGTGACTGTTATTGTTGCACTTATATCTTTCTTTGGTAAACCTCTGTTTCTTATGCTATTATGGAACTGGTTGATGCCAAGTATCTTTGGACTTGCCGCTATCGGTTATCTAAAGTCATTTGGTTTGTACTTGATTGCCCGCATTATTATCGATAAGAATGACTAAAGTATGTTTGATCTCTGTTACTCCTGATGCAGAGAAGACCATTGGATATATTGCTCGTGTGAGCAATCCTGCTAATCAGGAGAACCCTAAAATTTCTGGACTGCTAAAGTATTGTATCAAGCATGGACATTGGTCTGTGTTTGAGCAAGCATCTATGACTCTTGAAATCAGTACCACTAGAGCAATCGCAGCTCAGGTGTTACGTCATAGGAGTTTCACATTCCAAGAGTTTTCTCAGCGGTATGCTGACAGTTCTATGTTGGCAGATAAAATTGCTATCCCAGAACTTCGTCGTCAAGATACTAAGAATCGTCAGAATAGTATTGATGATATCGATCCTTTCAAGAGACAGAAGTATGAAATCTTGATGCAACATCACTTTGAAGAAGGGATGAAATTGTATAAGGATATGCTGGAAGATGGTATTGCAAAGGAATGTGCAAGAAATGTGCTACCATTATGCGTAGGGACAAAAATGTACATGACGGGAAATCTCAGAAATTGGATCCATTATATCCAACTGCGTTCTGCCAATGGCACCCAGAAGGAGCACCAAGAGATTGCACTTGCTGCTCAACAGCATTTCATCTGTCAGTTCCCAGTAATCTCTGAGGCGCTTGAGTGGTGCTCTGAGGGTGATTGCGGATGCTCTGAGAAACTAGATGATTGCAACTGTATTCAACCTGCTTTGAGGATAGACTAATGCCTTTATACAACGTACTAAATAAGGTCACTGGCGAAAAACAAGAGTTTCGCTGCACCGTTGCTGAGTACCAGCAATGGCGTGAAGATAACCCTGATTGGGATAAGGATTGGCACGCTGGTGTTGCAGGTACAACTTACGGCAACCCCAAACAATCTGATGGATTTAAGGAAGTAATGTCCAAAGTCCAAGCAGCACATCCCCGCTCAAACCTAAGTCGCTTTACTTGATATGCCAAGAGCACGTAAAAGGAATACCACTAGTAATCCTGTTTCTAACATGACCGCAAAACAGATTAGAAGAAAGAAACCGATTGATAACTCTTACATGATAGAGATCAATCCTCTTACTCCTAATCAGGAGACTGTGTTTGAGCAGTATGCTGAAGGGCAGAACATTCTTCTGCATGGTGCTGCTGGTACAGGTAAAACATTTATTACTTTATATCTTGCTCTGAAAGAAGTGCTTGACGAGTACACACCGTATGATAAGATATACATTGTAAGGTCTCTCGTACCTACTCGTGAAATTGGTTTCCTTCCTGGAGACCATGAAGATAAGTCAGCACTGTATCAAATTCCATACAAAAATATGGTAAGATATATGTTCAGCATGCCTGATGACAATTCCTTTGACATGCTATATGATAATCTCCGAGCGCAAGAGACTATCTCATTTTGGTCTACTTCTTTTATCCGTGGAGTTACTCTTGACAATGCTATTGTTATTGTCGATGAGTTCTCGAATCTAAATTTCCATGAATTGGATTCTATGATTACTCGTATTGGTAAAGATTCCAAGATTATGTTGTGTGGTGACATCACTCAAACTGATCTTGTGAAAGAAAATGAAAAGTCTGGTATTGCAGACTTCATTAAGATTCTTCAGAACATGCAGGAGTTTAGTTGCGTTGAGTTCAGCATCGAAGATATCGTTCGTTCAGGACTAGTTAAATCTTATCTCCTTTCAAAATATAATCTTGGTTTCTAATGCCCTTTAATTTTATTGATGTCGATCTCCATGAACATGTGGAGGTTGAACCTGTGACTCAAGACGGTACTCGTTTCTACCCTATTCCTGGGGCAGATAAATATTATCCGAGTGTAACCTCCATCACATCGTTTAAGAACGCTCAGTTCTTCCAGAAATGGAGAGCTAGAATTGGTGAAAATGAGGCGAATCGCATTACTGCTAGAGCAACACAGAGAGGCACTGCTTTTCATGGACTTGCAGAAGATTATTTCAAAGGAGAACTAAACATCGACAAATACTTGGAAAATAATCCATTATCTGTTAGAATGTTTCAGTCAGCAAAGTCTACACTAAACAGGATCAATAACATCCATTGTTTAGAGACTTTTTTATATTCCCATTATCTTGGTTTGGCTGGTCGTGTTGACTGTATCGCTGAATTTGATGGTGAGTTGGCAGTAATCGATTTTAAAACTTCAACCAAAGAAAAAAAGGAATCATACATCGAGAACTATTTTGTTCAAGAGACTGCATATGCAGCAATGTTCCTTGAACGTTCAGGTTTAAAGGTAAAGAAAATTGTCACACTTATCGCAACCGAAGAGGGAACTATTCAAATATTTGAGAAGTACAATCTTGATGACTATCTACAATTACTCAAGTCCTATATTGACGAATTTGTTAGGGGAAAACATGCCTAAAGAAAAAACGGATGACAAGTTTTTAACTGCTACCAAATTCTCTCAAGAGATTGAGCGACTAGTAAAGATGAGTAACGGTTTGATTACGTATGTCGAAGCAGTAGTAACTTACTGTCAAGAGAACGAAATTGAATTAGAAACTGTTCCAAAACTAATTTCCAAGCCACTTAAAGAACGTTTACGCCATGAAGCAGAACGTTTAAACTACATGAAGAAAAGATCGAAAGGAGTATTGCCACTGTGACAGGATTTGAAGTGTACAAAATGTATCTCGCATTAAAGATGCACTTCACTAAAGACTCTTACGATTATATAAAATATAGAGGCAAGGTATCTGCCTCTGAAAAATCTTTTGAAGAGCGACGTGATCGTTACTTCTTTAAGAAACTAGCGACGAAGTATGAGGAGCAGAAAATGCTTCATTACTTTGTCGCTAATTTTATGGATAATCCTAAGGGGTATATAAAATCATTTAGTGATGGCAATTATGAGAAGTGGAAAGTAAATCAAGAATCTTTCTCTTATAAATTTAGACAGGATGTACATCTTCTGTTAGAAGATTTTGAAGCACCTTATCAAGATAAGTTCGATAAAATTTTTAAAGTAGAAGAAGGTTCCCACCCATTACTCATCAGGAATTATCTTTCTGGAGAGATATCATTAGAAACTCTCGTTGTATTTGAAACTTGTCTAGGATATGTTGAACGGTTTGATAAAAAATTAAGTGATCCTATATGGAAAGAGATTAAAAATAGGGTAGTGAAATATAAACCATTTTTAAATATCAATTGCCAACAATACAAAGAGACAATACTCACAGTTATAAGGACTAAGTTATGAGTTTTTTTAAGTCAGAACAAGTACAAGAAAATCTACAAGATATCTTTAACACATATCAAGAAGTCGCATCTATGACTTCTCAACTAGGGAAGATGAATACGAAAGAAAAATTAAGTCATATAGAAGACTGTAAAGTTCTTATCGATAAGCAGAAAACATTCTATGGTCGATTGTGTCTTGCTTCATCAGAAGATCCTGAGGCAGCAGACATGAAAACCCGCATCAATGCCTTGTCACAGGCGTTTGGGTATCTTGACCTTGCTGAGTGCATGGATGCGATGGTAGAGACACTTGAACAAGCGGCACAGAGGGAGGTTGACGCTGACTAAATACTATGCTATCCTTATAGGGTAGCAAACAATCCAACTACACACACTCAATACGGAGAATACTAAA